TAAAATATTATCCATTAAAGAAAAATAAAATTCTTTATTTGAAAGATTTAAATAAGAAGAATATTGATTTTTTTCTCTAAATAAATAATCTTCATTTAGTTGTTTAACTTTTACTTGTTTATCAATAAGAAATATTGCATCTTTTTTAATAGATAAAACATCTGAATCATTAATATCATTTTCATTGAAGAATAATTCTCTAGCTTCTTTAAACCCTTCCATTAAACCTATAGAAACTTCTTTATTATTCTTTAACCATTTACCTATTTCAATATTTCTTTCTAATTTATTTAAATTATTCATTAAATAATCATATTCATCTTTTGTTAAAAAACCTTTATGATATAAAATTGATATTCCTCCATTCTTCATATCATATTCAGTAATAATTGCATTTTTAATATATTTAATATTTTTATTAATATAATTATGCTTTGAGCTTAAAGACATTTTATTTTTTCCTCCTTTTATATAATATTATATTTTATTTAAAATTTAAAAATTAAATTTAAAAAATTAAATTATTTTAATCACAAAAATAATATATATTTATATATATTTATATTTAATTTAATAATTTAACAACAAATTAAATTATTTTACAAAAGAGGTGTTATTTATGGATACATTGAGCCGTAGAGAATTATTTAAAAAATATTCATATGGTTTAGTCAATACAGAGGATATAGATGAACTCCAGAATCTTTTTGATTATACTTCTGGTGTAGTTGTTAAAGATTCTGATATGGCAGATAAATATGAAACTGATACTTCCGCAAGAAATGCTAATGTATATATTAAAGCTTGTTACAAGCAAGATGATTATACTGAAACTCAAAGAGAAAAATTAAAAGGAATGTATGAGGAAACTAATAAATACTATGCTTGGTTATTAAGCGATTATAATATTGATCCATTAGATTCAAGAATGGCTGAAGATTATAGTATACTAACTTGTATTAATACAACAGATAATGATGGTAATGTATTATTAGAAGAATGGCAAGAACAGTTATTCTTAAAATGTTATAATGAATCATTATTTTATTGGAATAATGTAACTAGAACAAAATCTTTTAAGAATGAAGATTTATATAGAGGATTTTCTGAAGTATATCTTTTATTCATGGCAATTCAAAGATATATTACTTATAGAATGAAAAATCAATTTGATGTAGATACTTTTAATAAATTCCAGTGTAAGAACTATTTTATTTCAAATGGTGTTGATTATTTTGATAGTCTCCCAATTACTTATCAGAGAAGATTAATTAAATTATTAAATGATTTACAAAGAGATAAAGGTGACGATACAGCATTTGAATATATTAAAGAAGTCTTAATGGTAAATAATCTTAATATTTACAAATATGTATTAGCAAAGTATCAACCAACTAAAGAAAATCCAAAGGGTGATTTAATTTTTTATCAAGTACCTTATGATGAAGAATTAAATACTGATACTAATGAAACTTATACTTTTGAAGAAATTACTGGTGATGATCCATATTGGAGAGCTAGTAAAGATGAAGTACTTTATCAGTCTTTCAATACTTTAGATACTAAGTATATTTCTATTGAATATGTTGTAGATATGATTAAAAATGGTAAAGCACTTTCTTATTTTATGTATCTTTTAAATGATGCTATGTTACAAGATAGAGAAAATGGAGTAAATACTTCTTTATCATTTAAAAATACTGATATTAGTTCAAATACTATTAAACTATATGATGCTATGTTAGCTTTATATTCTTTATTCTATACATATATCAAAAATGATCAATTTGATGGAGAACCTGCAGATGCAATTGATCAAGATGGTGATGGATTTGTATATGATGAAGATTCAGAAAATAATCGTAATATTTATTCAGAAGATAATAGTGATAATCCTTTAATTATTAATATCTATGGTTATTCAAGTTATATTAATGATGAAACAGTTAAAGATCAAATTATTAAAATAGTTAATATAATTGATGAAATTTCCGAGAAATATGAAAATAATGAAATAGTAATTTCCTCTTCAATAATTTCATGGAATAATAATTTAAGAGATTTCTTATTAAATGATTTTAATTTAAGAGATTTTCATTATAGTGAAAATTATTCATTTGAAACAATTGAAAATCTTTATAATAACCCATATAAATTATTATCACTAAGTTCTACAGATAATGCTACTGTAGGTAATATGACTATAAAGAGTGAATTCTTAGAATTAGCCAATTTTATAAAAGCTAATGAAATTTATGATACTGTTAATTATAATTCTTATAATCAATCAATTAATGGTTATACAGATTTAGATGATGTTTATCATAAAGGATTTAACCTTTATACTGAAGTTAAAAATGATAATTTACAAGAAGCTCTTTCTTATTTAAAGACTCTTATATTTAATGGAGATCTAAATGTAGAATTCTTATCAATTCATAGTAATTTTAAGATTTTATTTAAAAAGTATTTAGCTTATTGTATTATTAATAATGATATTGTAACTTCTGAAGACTTAGGTGATGAAGATAATTTCTATACTTATTATAATCCTAAATATGATTTATTTTATACATTTATGATTCATAATGATGTAATTTATAATGAATTAGTAGATTATTGTCATGAAATGTATGGTTATAAAGTTGCTTATTTTAATAATTTTTTAGATAATAGATATAATGAAGATGGTCTTAATTATTTTATGAAGTTTATTAATTTAGTTAAAAATAATTTCTTTACTAGTGATATACTTTATAAATACAGAAATCTATTAACATTCCTTGAAGTATTTTCAGTACTTTCAAAGGAAATTAATTCTAAGAATTCTTCTTCAAGTCTTGAAGTAACTGGATTAACTAATTTGTCATCTAACTATTCAGATATTAATATATCTACTTTAATGCAAGTTCTTAATAAAAATGAACAAATAAGATCAGAACTTGAAAGATATATAACTGAATGTGAAGAACGTGAAATTTATCTTGAGTTAAAGAAATTATTAAATATTAAATTTAAATCTGATTTTAATTTTGATATTTATCATGAATTTGAAAGCTTTAAGGAATATTTATTAAATAATGATGAAGAATTATATAACTTTGTAACAGAATTTGGAACATTTAATACAGATAATGAAAGAAGAGAAGAAATTGAAGAAAGAATTCTTGAATTATCTACTGCTATTGAAACATATATTGCTTCTAATGGTAATATAGTTTATAATAGTACATTTAATGTAATATTTTCTAATATGAAAGAATTTGCTTCATTACTAATTGAAGTATTTAAAGCTTATACATTAGATACTCTTTATTCTAATAATGTTTTAGATTTTGATGATCCAGTTGGAGAACAAATTAAAATATTTGATGAAATGGATGATATTGATTTTGAGCATTTTCAATTAGATGCTGAACCAGAATATTTAGATATTCAAGATGATATTAGAAAAGATAATGGCGATATAGATTCTAGTTATAATTTATTTATAAGAAATCTTATATTAAATACATTTGAAAGTGATGAAGAATTATCATTAAAAGATGAATATTTGCAATATATTAAAGCTTATGTAAATATTTATGAAGGTTCAGAAAATCTTCCTTATGCAGTTACTAATTTATCTCCTTCTGAGTTTAAGATAAAATATGGTGATGTAATTTTATCAAGTCCTTTAGGTCTTAGCAATGAAACCTATAAGTATAATTATATAGAAGATTCTTACTGGTATTTACAAAATAGTTATACTGGTGAATGTGATATTAATTCTATAAAAAGTTTTAATTATTATGATAAAAATCAAAATAAAACAATAAGCTACAATATATGCATTAATAAAGAAAATGATTTAGATGAAAGTAATGATAGAGATAGCAGAGGTTATATTGTTTATAAAAATTCTACTTATTATATTTATAAACCATCATCAAATAATACTTATAAGATAGAAGAAATAGGAGAAAATGATAATATTGCATATATTAGCAATATCTCTAATGTTGATATTTCAGATGGAAATGTAACTAGAAGTAAATATAAATTTACTTTAAATATTTATAATCATGAAACTAATAAATTTGAACCAGCAGAAAAATCTGGATTTTTATCTGTTTCATTTTTTAATAATAATTTTATTAATTATTTAGTTGAGCATGATATGTCTGAAGGAGATTTTAATGTTTATTATGACCCATATCTTGAATGTGGTTATTATTCCAACGTTTATTATTACAATCCTTTAACAAATATAAATAGTGAAGATAACGATTTAATGTTTTTATCATTAAATACTGATTATTATTTAAATAATTATAATGATACAAGCAGAAAGACTGATAATAGACGTGAAACTTTATTTTATATGAGAGATAATAGAGGATATAATTTTACTGAAACTGGTAGAATTTATTATAATGAAAAAATACACAAAGAAATTGTTACTGTTCCAGATATTGATTATATTAATTATTTAAATGAAAATGATATGGTAAATGGTGATTATATTTATAAATTAAAAGATAGTGCTGATTATACATATTATTCAACTACGGAAATTGATAATACTAATAAATATAAAATTAATGATAACGCTGAAAGTTTGACAAATATATATACTACTTCCATTAAAGGAAATGAAGTTAAATCTATTGAATTGGAGCTTGGTAAAAAATATTATTTAAATGTACATTATTCATATTCAGATTTAATAAAAATGTATGAAGATATGAATTACTCAGATATATTTAAAGAAAAAACAATTTATATTAAAATGAATGGAACAGGTGTTGATAGTTTTATAGATAAAATTAATATCGATACAGCACTTAAATTTGATTTTGATTTAATTTCAATAATAGATATAGAAGATTCTGAAAAGAAAAATATTATCGAAAATATAGATACTACAGATACAGAATATAAAACTTATGCAGTAACTTTTAAAACTAAAAAAGGCGTTAAAAAAAGCATGACTGATTTATTGGATGAAAATTCTTTAAGTGAATTATTAAATTTTATTGATAAAGTTGGTAGTTCTAGAGATAGTGATTTAGGATATAATAAAGATAATCCTTTTATGTTTTCAAATATTTCTAATCAAACTGAAGGTATTAAAGTTATATATGATCCTTTAGATGAAATGTTAAAATATAAAATTTATTTTGTAGTAGATAATAGTACTGGTTCTACAACTATTTATAAATATGATCACGAGTGCAGTACTACTGATAAATTATATAAAATAGGTTATGGTTATACTCTTAATAAAAGTGATAAATTTTCAATTAATATTCTTTATGAAGCATTAAGATATTATAATTATGAAGATTTTCATAATCAGATAGAATATACAGATGAAATTATTAATGGAAAAACTAGTGTATTACCATTAGCTGTTTCTATTAATTCTGGTGAAGAATTACTTCCAGAACCTATATTAACTGAAGAAGATGGTATTTTAAAAGTATTCCATACAGATTATACTGAAGAACAACTTAAAAAGTTTTCAATTATGAATGATAGCGCATTTAATTATTACACTGGTAATATATTTGACTTTTTCTATACAATTAAAAATTATTCAGCTAATAATTATACTGATAATAATAATAAAAATCATTATTATATTGATTATATTAATAGTAATAAAAGTGAAACTAATTTTGATATTATAATAACAAAAGATCTTTTAACTTCTGATTTAATGATGAATGCTGGAACAAGCTTTAATGCTTTAGATGATAATTTTAAATTAAGTATTCCAAGCACTATTAATAATAATGCTTATTTAGTAACATTATACCAAAATATTGAAAAACCAGATACTTCTACTAATATTACAATTGAAATTACTGACACGACTGATTCAGATGATGAATCTTCTATCACACAAAATTTTGCATATATTGCAGTTGAAAATAAAGGTATTACCGACTATAATACTGAAAGTTATACATATAAAACTAGACCTTTATTATATGAAATTAGTAAATTTGCTAGTAGTTTAGGATTAAAAAATATTAGTACTAATAAAAAGATTTCTAAGAGTGCTAAAGATGCTGCAGCAGCTATTAATGAAATGTCTAAAGTTGGTAGATTTACAGTTGAAAGTTATTTAAATAATATATCTGATAAAAATATTTTAACACTTGAAGGTCAACATGATGAAAGTAATATAGTATATGATGAAAATTATAACTATGTAAGACTAAAGACTTTTAATAAATTTAATGATTATAGTGATTTTGGTTCAGATATACTTGGTGGTAATGAAAAAGATAAAGAATTCTTTTATGATTATGATTATGCTAAAGAAATTGGTGCAACTGAAAAAATTATTGATTCTGGTATTTGTGATGGTCCATTATCAAATGATTTAGTAGAAACTCATATTATTATTAAAAATTTAGATGAAAATGAAATAATTTATGACTCATATAGTAGTAAAGATAATAATTGCTTTAATGAATCATTAAAATTAAATAACGATAGTGAAACTATTAAACGTAATAGTACTTATAAAGTATATGTAGAAACTTTAATACAAAATACTGGAGCTAATAATGGTAATTTCTTATTTAATTTAGATATAGATGATGATAAAACTGTTGGTTGTGATGTTTCAAATAAAAAAGTAACTTATGATTCTGATATATATGGAAATTCTATAGCTATTTTAAATTTTGATTTTACTCCTACTAAAAAGGAATGTAATCTTAAATTTAAAATGTCAGGTATTATTATATTTGAAACTATTTTAGATTATGATTTTACAGATGAGAATTCTGATACACATAAATTATTATTAATTTCTCCTAGTAAAAATCGTAATTTACAAAGTGATGCTACTAAAAACCAAAAAGATGTCCATACACATTGCGGTTCAATTGTTTATTATGGTGATGGAAGTGGATTACAATCAATGCCATTTACTTATACTACACATGAATTTGATACTAGTGATGATGACAAAAAACAAAGAAGAGTAATGATATCTACTGGCTTACCAATGTCAGCACATAATAATAGAGCTACAAATGAGTATTCAAATTATAATCCTATAACTAACTATTGTTTTGCTATTGATAATTATTGGCTTACTACAGATAATTATACTATAACGATGCCATTTTTATTATATAAAGAAGAAATAGAAAATACAACAACAAATAAAATTATTATTGGTTATGATGAAAATGATAATGCTATTTATAATGGTGATGATGGTAAAGGTGAAGATGTAGCAACATTTAATACTAAAATTAATTATGATATAAATGGAACTAAATATTGGAGTAAAACTAATAATAATTATATTCTAAAATATGGTAATAATAAATTAGAAACTTCATATTCATATTTATTTAATGATGATGGAATATTTAAAGATATTAACAATAGAGCGCCATCAGTTACAGTTACAAATACTTCTAATAAATATATTACTAACGCAAGAATACCTTCAACCATAGTTTATTTTGGAGAAGGCGTATTTAAAAATAATAAAAATTTTGATTCATTTACATTTGGTCCTTTAGCTACTTATTATGGAGAATCTTTATTTGAAAATTCATTATTGAAAGAAGTTTATTTTTTAAATAATGCTTTAACATGCTCAAATTATAGAAGAACTATAGATAAAAAAACTCCTCCTGTATATTCTGATTCATCATTTAATATAAATTATATACCTTATAATAGTAATGATAATATTTATGGATTTGCTACTTTCGGGAGTAAATCATTTAAAAATATTAGTACTTTTAAAGATAATCATTTTAGTATTAAACTTCCTTATAATCTTGGATTTATTGAAAGTGAAGCATTTTATCTTTCTACATTAAATCAAATTATATTTGATAATTGTAATTATATTTATACTACTAGTATTAATGCTTTTTCTGAAAATGAATATTTAAATAGACGTTATATAGTAGATTTTAAAGGTAATGATTATAGAGATGAAGATGATAATTTAGTATATGAAGGACAAGCTAAAATGGATGATTCAAAGTATTCTTATGATTCAGAAGGAAACTTCCAAGAATATAATACTACAGTATTTGATGAAAAATTACAACCTACTAATGGTTATAAATTTTCAGATCAACTTAGCATTAAATTTAAACATGGTGATAATGTATTTATAAATAGATTTCATTCTAATGTATTTATAGATGATATATATGCTAAAACTATAGATACTGGCAATGCTTATGCAATAGGTTATAGCTGTTTTTCCGGTTGTAGTAGATTAATGAATTTATTATTACCAGAAGTTATATATTTTGGTAACTTTTTTGTAGAAAACGTTCAAAGTTCTATGGATGTTGATCCTAGAGTTAAATCTTTTATAATAAATTATAATAATAAAAAATATCTTGCTTATTATTATAAAGATTCTGATATTGAAAGTGGTTATCGTGTTAATATTGATGGAAAAGCTTATGAAATTATGACTAGCTGCTTTAATGGTACTTATATAGGAAACCATGCAATTTATGTTAATTGTAAAACTGGTTGGTTATATTATAATCATGATGATAAAAATTTTCATGGTAAAATGGTTGATATTTATGAAGAAAATAAAGATGAAGTAGATGGTGAAGATTATTATATTGATCCTAAATATATATACTATGAAAGAGATGGTTATACAGACTATGATGAATATATAGATTACATTGAAAGTGTTATAGAAGAAAAACCTGAAATATATAACAATGGAGAAGATAGTACATTATTGGTAACTAAATTTAAAGATTATTATTTAGAATATGTTAACTCTGGTTATAATGCTGAAAAAGTAATGGTAACAACTGCTTCTAATGTTTCTAAAGTTTGTGAAAATTGTATATCTTTAGTAAATGTTGAGTTTGGTAATAAATTATATATTATTTCAGATAATAACTTTATAAATTGTGGTAAATTAAGAATTAATAATAATCATTTATACTCAATAGATAGTGACTATACAGAAGATAATATTATTGATTTAGGTGAATTAATAAAAGATGATAGTGATTTTTCAATTGAAGATAATAATGTAAAATATATTGAAAAATTCTATGATGTAAATAAACCATATGTAAATTGGAACAGTCTTATTGCAGTTGAAATTAATGATATTATTTATAATGATGCATTTAATATAATATATCATGGAACAAATGATGAATTTAAAGAAGTTAGAAAGAAAATTAACTGGAATGCAAGAGGTAATAAACAAAAATATAAAAATATCTCAACTGTTTCAAATAAACGTATAGAAAGTCCATATAGTAAAGTTGGTGATTTACCATATTTACATGAAAAAGATGATAACTTTACTGGTAATAACTATTTTACTCTAACAATGAATGATTCTGAACTTTATTTTGATTCTTTAGAAACATATAAAAAGAATGACAACACTTATGAAAAAGATAATAATTATACATTTACTATTTATAGTTTAAAAGATTTTAATCCAGACAATAATTTTACTTATGATGGTGACCCTTTAAATTCTCTTTATTTAAGAGCTAAAAATACTTATAATAATATTGATAGCGTATTAGCTACTATACATGAAAATAAAATAGCTGGTAGCACTTATAGCGATGAAAGAAAAAGATCTAATGAATATTGGTATATAGATCCTTTAAAAGTTGAAAAATATTTGCCAAGTAGTACTGAAAATGTACCAAAATTTTCTACGAATGAATATCATAGAACTAAAACTGAAAGCTTAGATGCATTTCCTGATAGATACTATACAGATGATGATGATATTAAAAAAGAAATATTTAAAAATTATATTAAAGATTTAAATATTATTAAATTTAATCAGAATAAATTTAGTGATAATGAATCAGAATATGCAAATAAAAATTTATATCTATTTAAAGCTACTGTAAAAAGTAAAATGAGAAATATAAATATAGATAATATTGATTACGAAATTCCTTCTAGAAATTTTATTGATGGTTATCAATATTTTAATTTAGATTTTGATAATGATGATTACACAGGTTATTATGTGTCTAATTATGAAAGATCTGGTAAGAAAATTGCTTTATTTAATGAAACTATTCAAGAATTAATTTCAGATGTAGTAGATAATTCAATTAATAATCCAATATTTAAAGATAATATTTCATATATGTATCGATATGGATATAATGGAGCTAGTAGAATATTATTAGATACTACACTTGAAGATTTAGCAAACTCAAAGTATAAAAGCAATTATAAAAATTTCTGTCATTTCTATGAAGGTAGAAAATTTGAAAAGAATCCAGATGATCCAGATGATGTTTGTGGTACTTTAAGTTTAAATGAAAGTGATTTTAATGAATTAGTAAATAAAGATAATACTTCAAAGCCTTTAACGCCTTCAGTTTTAAATTATGCTACTTCCTATCAATTAGACGGATTTGGTTGTATTGCTTATGGAATGTTAGGTATGGAAAATCCTAGAGGTAGATTTAATGCAGAGAATTATAATGGTATAACATTATATGATATTTCCGCAAATTATCCTATAAAAGATTTTACAGATAGCGAAGATAACTATTTATTAAAAGACACTAATACTATATTCTTAAAAGATTGTGATATAACTAATAAAGATAGTAATTATTATATTAATATTAGAAATGTATATGACTATAATGAAAAATATACTAATACAAATCAATTTAGAACAATCCCTAATGCTACAACTAATATAATAATTAGTAAAGAAAATGATGATAAACTTAAAACGTCTAGCTTAAATAGATTCTCATTTATTTATAGATTATTTGGCGTTATTTATGATAGTACTGCCAATAAAATTGTAGGTTATAGAGTTAATGGTTGGATGAAAGAAAATGAAAAGAAAGGTTATCGTTCATTCTCAGATACAGTAACTATTTTAGCTGAAGATTATTATGATACTTTAAATGTTGAAGATAAAGAATTTACATTTAATAATACAATATATAATTTACATGATATTTATAATGACTTATTAAAAAATACTGTAATTTCAAATAACTTAGTTAGAATTTCATTTGCTGGCGGTATTAGAGAAATTGATTTAAGCTCAACAACAAAAGAAAATATTTCAACTAATATAGATTTTATTAAGTAATAAATTAATCCTAAAGAGTTTTAAAACTCTTTAGGATTTTATTTGCACGTCAACAATATTTTATATTTTTTAAAAGAGGTGAATATAACTATGGGATACTTATATTGTAAATGTAATACGTGTAATTCTATATTTGATGGTTCATTATTGGAAACACCTTGTCCTATTTGCAATGACCATTTAAATTATGCTGAATCAAATCGTATTAAAAATTATTTTGATATTCCTAAATTAAATGATCCTGATGATTTTATTCATTATGATTCATTTATATCAGTACAAGATAAATTACCATTCTCTCAAAGTTATAATAGAAATTATCTTATTAGGAATAATAATAGATCTTATCATGTATTAAGTGTAGTTCCTATATTTAAAAATGTTAATAATATGAATATACTTACTAATCTTTGTATTACATGGGATAATGATTATATTAATAATACTTTTGGTATAGTTCCTGATGTTAAAGATTGTTTAAAGTTTAAATTAACTGAAATTTCTTATAAAAACATCTTACAGGATTTTGATAAAGATAATAATTCAGTATTAAAAGATTATAGAATAAAAGTATGTAACAAAATTGTTCCTGATGAAACTTATGAAAGATTCTTAAGAAATCTTGAAGAGTTTAGTAGTTCATATGATATTTCTGATTTATTTTCATTATATAATTCTATTAATTGGAATTTATTAGATGATATTAAAGTTAAAAAGACTTATTATGAATATGCAGCTATAAATTATTTATTACATATCTTTGAATTAATTCATGTTCCTAATATTGATATAATTGATTATGATACTAGATTATTAAATTTCCAATCAATTGAAATGGATTTAAATTTTGAAAGGTATGGAGAGGATAGAATAGATATTTATTTAACTTCTAAAGAGTTCTTAGATAAATATATTAATAATGATGAAAGTCCTTTATTAGAAAATTTTGATTTTAATAATTATGAAGATGTCTATGATTATTTTTCAATTATTAAAGAAGGTGCAATAGCTCCAAATGCTGTTGGATTAAATATAGCTGCACAAAGATCTAGTTCAGTATTTAATAAGCTATATGAATTAGGATATAATCCTAAAATGAATGTATATTCATTAGGTGAAACCACTTCATTAATTCCTACATTCCAAATAGAAGATTCTATATATTATATTGAATGTAATGATAATATAATGAAAGGTATTAATGAATTTGATTCTATTGAAGATATGTATAGTGTATTAAATGAAGTTTATAATGAAGATAATTATGATAATCTATTTATTACTATTGAGGGTTTAACTGACAGTGTTTTAAAGTTTATTTTGAATAATTCTAAAGATAATAAAGAATTCTTAACTAGATTAATAGATTTAAATAATAAACAAAAAGAAAACTTTATTTATACTAATACAGTTCAAGATGAGCAAGATTTCAAAGATAGTATTATATCTGAATTTGACATTAAAGAAATGACACCACAGAATTTATTTAAATATGGTAAAACACATTATAAATTAAGAAATTGTCAAAAACTTCCTGGAAATCAACATGGTTTTATGTTTATTGATAGTAACGAAAATATAGCAGGATATATTATAATTGAAGATAAAATTTATAATTTACAAACTGCTTTAAATAGAACCATTAAAACAGTTGTAGCTTTAGAAGCTAGTTCTGATTATAAGCTTCAAGGAATTGAAATGGCTATGATTAATTATGTTAAAAGAAAATTAAATATAACTGATTTAAGAATAGAATGTAGAAATTTCTTATTAGCTGATAAAATAGAAGCAACTGATGAATATAGAAAAATTGATAATCCTGATTTACCTTTTACTTTATTTGAAAGTATTAATGAATCTAATAAGGATCAATTAGTATTAAATGAAGCTATTAATGCTAATAAAAGAAAACAAATTGAAGAAAAAGTTTATAAAGTCTTTGATATTTTAGATAAAACAGGTGCTAACACTCAAAAATATAAAAACTTATTTAAATCAATGTCAGATGAGAAATTTGATAAATATATTAAAGATCTTATTTTAGATGATAAGAAGAATTTTTATCTTGAAGTATTGCCTAATAAAAATTGTCCTAGAATTAAAGATTGTAAAGAAGCTTTAGATTATCTTAAAGTTCCTACTGAAGAATATCTTTATTATAGACATGATGGTCATGAAGAAAATCCAATAAGAACTAGATATAAAGTTCCTATTTTATATATAAACTTAAGAAGACTACAGCAGATGCTTAGCAAAAAGAATACTTATAGTTTAGATATAAATAAACGTAATATGAAAACGGGTTAACTTTGGCTCAGCCATTATAGTGATATAGTGGTTTTATCTCCTTAATTGCTGGAAGTTCCTAAAGCTTAACTAGCTACAACATAAGAGGTAACTCTAAGTGTGAATGCAGTCGAAAGACAGAAAAAATAGTTAAGATAGTATATGGTGAAATAAAAGTCTTAAATGAAAGTTTAAGATCCTAAGTACTTTGAAATAATGGTTAATCAGCAGCGAAGTATCTTAAGAAGTCTTAAGATAAACGTTCAACGACTATCTGAAAGCAAATAAATAATAATTTTATTTGTGAGTAGCTTTGAAATAAGCAATAAGAGTACGGCTTTTATAGTGGGTGAAAATCCCTTAAATGGAAACAGGAGACAACTGTTATTACAGTTGAAGATATAGTCTAAATAAAAAAGCAGGTTACATCAGATGATAAAATCGCTCGAATCAGCGATTCAGAGTCCTATTCTTTATTATCATATAAAGAAGATCCTATTTGTTTAAAAGAATTTTTAGGTCCAAGAGCAGATAGTGCCGATGCTAAAGCTTATATGTATAAAGAAATATCTAAGCAAGGTTATGTATATATGAAAGATCTTCCAAATGATATTTCTAAGAAACAAACTTTAAATACAGTTAGTACTTTATTATTATCAGCAGGTATTGATAATGATATGACTGTTCCAGATTCTACAATTGAAGCTTTAAAGAATCTTAATAAATAATAAAATTAGAGTAAACAGAATATTCTGTTTACTCTAATTATTTTAATAATCTAAATTATTTAAATATTCAATAGCATCATTATAACCTTGAATGTAATCTTCATTTAATGGCTTTCCTAAATCTTTCCATTGTTTAAATGTAACTAATTCTCTCTTAGATTTATGTTTAGCCTTCCATTCATTATATCTCTGTCTATCTTTTTTATCTAAAATAATTTTAGTAGCAATTGCTGCACTACCAACAGCAGCACCACCTATTGCTACTTTTTTACCATTTTTCTTAATATTTTGCTTAGTGTTGTCTATTTTCTTTGTAGCATTTTTATAACGTTTATTTACATCATTAGTTATTTCAGCAGCATCTCTAGTTACTTTCTTAACATCGGAAGAAGCATTCTGAACATTAATCATAGTATTATTAGCTTTATCAGTAACACCTTTTACATCATCCATAGCTCTATTTACTTTACCAGTAGCCGATCTAACATTAGAAGCTACACCTTTTACATCATCCATAGTACTATCAGCTTTATTAGCAACACTTTTAGCAGTATTTGTAACTTCTTCAATATTTGAAGCGGATTTACTAATTTTTTTACTAGTATTTTTTCTTTCTTCTTTTCTTTGTTTTCTTTCATTTTTCTTTTCTTCTTTTCTTTCTTTTCTTCCATTTTTCTTTTCTTCCATTTTTTCTTTTCTTTTTTGATTTACTTCACTAAATTTATTTTTAGTTTTTCCAGCCATATTTTTAGTTTTTTCAGCAATATTCCCAAAAAATCCTTCATTATAGTAAAAAAATTCATCAATATATTCTGCATTTTCATTAAGAAAATTATTATACATATCATCTATCATACAATCAAAATCTTCAGGACTAATATTTAAATTAGGATTTTCATTAATTAATCTTAAATATACTTTAGTTGAAAAATTAGGGTTACTATAACATTCTGAAAGGATTTTATATTGTTTAATTATATAATTCATATTAATCATCTCTTTCATAATTATTTAAATAAATCGTTTTTCTTTAACATATTCCATTCCACCACGCATAAAATCATCTTGAACTCTTATAGAACTTTCATAATAATACCAATTTGGACCGTGATTAAGTTCTCTAAGCCAAACATCCAATGGTGTACTAAAGAAAACTGCCATTCCTTCTTCATCTTCTCTACTAATAAATTTTCCTTTAACTTTTTCATTTAAATATATTTGAACATGTATACATTCATGTAATACTACATTATAATAGAGAGTACCTGGATAAATATTTGGTGCTTTCATATATACTTTATCACCATATGTAAATCCTGTTACCCATATAGGAGCTTCATAATTATAAAATACATTTAAATCATCAAAAGTATCACATAAAGTTAATTCATAAGGAAAAGCTATCCATCCAGCCATTTTACAAATTTCTTCTATACGTTCTTTAACCCATTTCATATTCTCTAAAAATTTTGGATCGTTTCTTAAAGAAAAATTAGTAGTATAAATATGAAATAAACCATATAAAGTAAAGTTATCATAATTAGAACGATCAACAGTTTCTGGATGGATGCTTTCTTCTAAAACTATTTTATCTTGATTATATAATCTAGATTTAGAAGAGTTTTTTAATTTTTCTATTTTTAATGTAATATCATCTGTATTTAAATCTAATATTGGACCATCAAAAATTTCATAGATATATTTATTATTGTTAATTACTGTTTTTGCTATATCAGAAGGTTTTACACATTTTATATTATCTGGAGCTAATTGTACACCTGCATTTTTCAATATAGAGTATACAAATGAAGAACATACTTGTTCATAAGGATTTTTTTCTTTTCCTTTATTAAAAGCTGCTTCAAATAATCTCTTAAAACTATATTTAGTTTTATCCTTATTATCACTAAAAAATTTAAGATTTCTATTAATATTTTTATATATTACTTTATTAACAAAAAATACTGAAATATTAGTTGAATTTGTATTTTTTGTTAAGCTTTGTCTAGTTTCCTTTACAAAACCTCGATTAAATTTATCTAAAAAATTAAAGCTATAGAAATATCTAAGTTTAGGATCTAAACTTATTGAACAATGTGTAAAAGGAGATTTAGTTATTTTACTAATTGGTCCACTAATAATACTTTTTCCTCTTGTTAGTAAAATAAATATAGGATATATTTCTTCAGTTAAAGAAATATTTTCATTCATATAAGTGGTAAACAATTTAATTACCTCCTTATTAGAATCTATTCTTTCTCATATAATTTCTATAACTTCTTTCAGCAATATAATCATATGCTTCTTGCATAGCTTGTTGTGCGTTAGGATCTTCTGCTTGTTGCTGATCCTGTGCCATACCTGCTTGCATAGCTTGATTTAATTGATCTATACCATTCTTAATCATTAATAAAATATCTTTTTCAGTAGTTTTTCCTGGGTTATATCCATACATCTCTTTACAATCATCTTCAAGTTCTTGCTTTAAAGAATCTTCAAGATTTTTTCTAAATATTTCCCAACTATCTTTACCACCATTTAATTTATATCTTTGATATCTTTTTCTACCTGTTGTAGCAATCGTATTTTGAATTTCTTTTAAACCTGCTTCATAAGCATCTTCTGGTGTTTGGGCATTTTCAATACCTGATGGCTGAGTTGCACCTGCTCCTTGTGTACCATCATCCATTGGTTGTTGAGCATTAGGATCTTCTGCTTGTTGCTGGGCATTAGGATCATCCATTGGTTGTTGAGCATTAGGATCTTGAGTTGCATTAGGATCTTCTGCTTGTTGTTCATCTTCTAATAATCTCATATATTTTTCGTACTGTAAAGCACTACTAGGAATTCTAAACATAATTTAAATTCACACCTTTCTTTTTTATTAATAATTAAAAGTTGATAATTTTTAATATTATTTAAAAACCCATAAATGAACTACCTGTAAATCTACGGAATGCTGCATTCATATAAGAATGAATTGTTCCACCTATTGTTCCGCCATATTTAGCTAAATTTTGTTTTATATAAATACCCATTGCTTCATCACCTAAGAAGGATGAGCATTCACTTGTAGTTAATCCTGCTAAATTTTCTAGAAATGATAATAAACCATAATTATAAGCAATAACAGTCATATTTTTTGAAGATAATTCAATAGGATATAAATCTTCAATAGCCATTGTTACACTTAATTCTAATGGTAATCCATCACTATTCCATAGTTGATTATCTCCACCTTTGACCCATGATAAATTAGTAATTACACCACAATTTACTCTAAACCATCCTGGAAAATCTACTTGTATCATAAAAGGTTCTTGATAACTATATCTACCATCTTGTTTAGGGATTGAAGCTGTGTGTAATAATAAAAATGGAAATAATACATTTCTAAATATATCATATTTATTACCATATGGTGTTCTAAATTTAAATGACATTGATATTGATCTATCTGATTTAGAATCAGACCATATTTTTCCATAATATGACATAGAACCTTTATTGGTTGTCATGAATACAGATGCTACAGAACCAACAATTGGAAGACTTGCAATAGCATTTGTAATATTTTCAACTAAACCTGTAGCAATATTATTTAACCAACTTGTAGCTGAGCCACCAGTATTTACATTTCCATAAGTACCATATAACTGATAATTTTCTCTCATTTCAGCAGCTTTACCATTCATACTTGAAATAATAGATGGTTCAGTATAAGTATTTGAAACACCTTCTTGAAAGGAACCAGTTTTTACACAATAAAAAGCAAAACCATTATCATTAAAAACATCCCAAGAATCATCTGCTGAGAAATAACCTGGAAGGTCTAATAATGTATAAACTTGTGATAATGAAGATGAAGCATATTTCATAAATTCAGACATATCTTCATGAAAAGAAATTAAATTTTGATCCGTGGCTTTATGCTCAGGGTCTACTGCAGATCTAAGTCCTAGCATGATACTAGAGCCAATACCAAATGATGAATTTTCAGCATCAGTAGTATCGGCTGACATTTTTTGATATAAAAGTCTATTAATATTAGGTGTTCCAAATTTAATAAATGCTATACAAGTATTATCTGATTCAAAAGTAGATTGATAAACTCTAGCTAAAGGATCTGCTAAAGTTGTATATTTATAAGGCATTCCAAATACTTTATTATCATAACCATATACCATACCCTTAAATGTTGAACCTGTTAAAGTTGTTACCATATGAGAAGACATAGCTTGTCCAGTTGTCGTAAGACCTTCTGAATCTTGAGTATCAGTAGTGTCAATAACATTAGAATGTTCACTATCTTCTGAATAAAAAGTTTCATAACCTTCAGTTTCTAAGTCAGTACCTTCAAAAGCTGAAGAAGTATCAGTAAAACTATCTGGCATATTAATTACTCCCTTCAATTTAAATTTAATTATAAGCTTAAAGGAAATGGATTCCTTTAAGCTTATTTTTATTATAATCCTTTTAATATATAATCTAATCCATCATTATCTAATCTTAATTTAGTTATTCCATCTTCGCTAGTATTTTCTTCTTTAATTAAATCTGAAATAGCGTTTAATACTTTTAATGCATTGTTTTGTGTTCCATTTAAACGTTTAAAATTAGTTAATATATTACTTAAATCAGTTGTTGATTTTTCAGCAAAATTATTACAAATTACTATAGTAGTTTTACCATTAGTTGTTAAAGTAGTTTTATTATCACTAGTATATATATTAGTAGTTGAAGATTTATTACCATTACTATCTACATCAGTTAGTGTCATTTTATTTTTAATATAAGAATCTATTGTTGCACTTAATGAAGAACTATTAGATGAATTTGTAGAAGGAGTACTACTACTTGAAGAACTACTACTATTATTATTAGATGAATTTGTACTACTGCTTGATGTATTATTTAATGATGAGCTACTACTGCTTGAAGAAGAACTACTTGAAGGAGATGCTGATGAAGAACTATCACTAGAAGAACTACTTGAAGAAGTTGTGCTATCTGTTGAAGAATCATCATCACTACCTGCTGCAACGAAGTGTGTATTAGCAAATCCTACTGAATCTTCACTTGTAATACCAAAACCATATTTACCTTTTCCATTTCTTTTATGACTTCTAGCAAATCTTCGTTTTCCTCTACCAGACCCTGAAGATGAATTACTATCAGTTGAAGTTGTACTACTATCTGTACTACCATCACTACTATCTGAAGATGAACTTGAAGATGTATCCCAGATATTAGAACCAGATAAATAGCTAGATAATGAAGAACCATCAACTGCGCTATCTGTAATTAAATTAATATAACCAGTTAAACCAAGATTTCCTGAAACAGCAGAAGTAGAACCTGATGTTGTACCGCCTTTATATGTACCACAGAGTAAATTATAGAAACATATAGCGTGATATACTCTAGGTCTATCATACATTTCCCAATCTTCAAGAGCATGTGCATTTTCGCTAGTTTTACCATTCCAGTTATATGATACTTCGTAAATTCTTTCATAGTTAACTGCTGCATCTTCTACACTAGTTAAAGCTTTAAATTCTTCATAAGAACTTACAGGATTATAACCTTGTGAAGCTAAAGAAGGATCAGCACTTGCTGGATTTGAGAAGTTACCTTCATTTTGTAAAGCATAAACGACATGAGCTATATTTGCTTCCATTGTAGTATCTTTACCACTATAACCATTTGAAGTACACCAATTTTGGTGCTTAGTATAAGGAGTCCATTGCATAAGACCACCGCCATAACCTGTTTTACCTTTAGCAACTTCTTCGTTCCAGTCACCGCTACCACATTCTGATAGAAAGTTACCTAAAACACCACAAGCAGCTTCGTCAGTAAGTCCTGCAGCTTTTATTCCATTCCATACATCTATATGACATTGTTGTAAAGTTAATTCATAAGTATGATTAAATTTCTCATCAACAACTGTTACTGATTCACCAACAGTTGCAGTTTTTTGTGTTGTAGATGCATCTGCTGTACTATCTGTTGCAGTATTTGTATCAGTTGTATCTTCAGAAGCAGTTGCTGTTGTTGTATCAGTTGTAGTTGTATCATCTTCTTTATCTCCACCATACTTCTTAAGACCTCTTCCGACATAATATCTTTTAACAGCAGTTGCTGCAGCAGGTCCACAACCAGAGTCACCTAATGTTTGTAATTCAGAGTCTTTATCGGTATTATAAATATAATTAGAATAATCTCTTTGATAAATATGATTATTACTTGATCTACCTTTACCAGTTAAAGTATACTTTTGTACATCCATCATATTATTATTCTTGCCATCAACTGTGCTTGATGATGATAAGTCTACGTGAAGATGTGCTCCAGTAGAATCACCTCTATAAGGGTCACTAGTATCTCCACCTGAATAACCAATAAGTTGACCAGGTGTTAAACTATCTCCAGTAGCAACAGAAGGTATAGCGCTAAAATGCATATATCTCCAATAGTTACCATCATTATCTTTAATTATTACATATCTACCCATAGATGATGAAATAGATGCTTGATCCTTAGTAGCTTTAACAACAGTACCACCTGTTGGTGTATGAACTGCTGTACCAGAAGCTGCTCTATAGTCAGTACCTTTATGTGCAGAGAATCCTCTAGATGTTGGATTAGAAGAATCTAATCCTAAATCATTAATAAAGAATGTATCAGCTGACATACCTGCTGATACAGAAGCAGAAGAAGATGAATTAGAGTTAGTAGTTGTAGCAACATTATATCTAATAATACGGTCATAATATTTATGTCCATTAATTGTAGAACTATTGTTAATACAAGCAGTTAAATAATCAGTGCCTGCTAAAGCTTCTGCTGCAGCAGCATTTGATCTTTTCATACCTGTTTCCCAACCATAGTTAAATCCATATAATGTACCACTATCATCAATAGGACCAGCAGCAATTTCACCATGGTGATTACCATTACTATTTACGATACAAATATCGCCTGCTTGAATATCAGTTAATTCAGGGCTATCAATAAGAGTCCAGTCTGTAGAAATATTACCAGAAGAGTCTTTAATACCTGAGCATTCTTTAAATTTAAGAGAATTCATTTTTTCAGAATCATAACCCATATATTCAAGTACAGCATCAATCAAACCAGTACAGTCAGGTCTAGTATTAATAGTTTGCCCACCAACATTAATATCAAGGGTTAAGCCATCTTGATTATAGTCACCTTCTTTACCAGTAATACCTGCGTTGTTATAAGCTACACAGACTTGAGCTGTTGCAGCTAAGACACCTGCACCACCATTACCGCTAGAAGCTGTTGCTGAACTTCCTGCCACACCATCTACTACACCAATTTTTACAGCATTATTTTTTCTTTCTGAATTAACTAATTTAGAAGTAGTCATTGCATTACCATTATCACTAGCAGTAGAAGCTGTTCCGACTATACTTTTAGCAAAAGAGTTTAATACTTCATTATTATTATTACGTTCATTCATCTGTGCATAAGCAACTGTAGCACTTTCACTGAAAGAGCCATCCGATAAGTCTGAAGAATATGCAGACTTAGCTTTAGTTTCTTCATCATCACCAGTAACCTTATCGACTAAGCTACTTACAACAGACGATAAATCACTTGTAACATCTGATACACCACTAATTATACTATTAAGACTACTTGCAGCAGTACTAAATAATAAGCTAGAAGCTTGTTGTGGATTTTCATTTATTAATTTACCAAAATCACTATTTTCAATATTTTCTAATTGTTCTTGAAGTTTAGAATCCATGAATAAATAAGCAGAAGATGACATTAATAATAATTGATTTAATTTATCGGCTTTTTCATTTTTCTTTTTAGTTAATCCACCAATAGCTTTTTTAGCTAAACCACCTGCAATTAAAGCACCTGGACCACCTATTAATCCAAGACCTATTTTTCCTGCAATTCCAAGACCTTTTTTTAAAGAAGATTTAGCATTTTCTTTACCTTCAGATATTTTTTCTTTAGCAGCTTCTATTTTTTCTTTAGCTTTATTTTTAATTTTATTTAAAGCTTGTTTAAGAGCTTTACCTTTATCTATTTTAAATTCTCTTTTCATTAATCTTTTAAGAAACTGCTTTTTACCATCACTATCTTTAACATTTAAAGTTTGGTCTGTTTCATCGCCATTATCATCTAACATCATGATTGGTTCGTCACCTTTAGATTTTAAAACATCACCATTTTCATCTACATAAACTTTTGCAGCAGTTAATCCACCAGTTAATCTATTAAGAAAAGATCTTGCACCTCTTTTTATTTTCTTTTTAGCTTTTTCTCTTTTTTCTTTTCTTTCTTGTTTCTTTTGTTCTTTTTCTTGTTTCTTTTGTTCTTTTTTAGCAGCTTTTGTAGCATCTTTACTAACTGAAGCTTTTGCTTCACTGCCACCAGAATCTCCAGAACCTTTTCCACCTTTGCCTGATGCCATTTTTTTAATTTTCTTAATTAACTTTGCTCCTAAAGCACCTACTGCAGCAACACCAGCAGCACCTAATGCTATTTTAGCAGGCAATGGCAAACCAGAAACTTTTGTTATAGCATTTTTAATAGCACCAGTAATACTAAAACCAGATTCACCAGTAGCAGCAGCTTCTTGAACTGCTCCTTCAGTTTCAGCAGTTGTTGTTTTAACTGCTAGTTCAGCATCTGCAGCAGCTTGTTCATGTTCTATTTCTTGTTTCTGTGCTTGTTCTCTTTTTTCTTTAAGCTTTTCTTCATTTTCTTTTCTAGTTTTTTCTCTTTCTTCTGCAGCCTTCTTTTCTTCATCCGATATTTCCTGTGCTGTTTCTTTTTCTTTAGCTGCTGCATCTTCTGCAGCTTCCTTTTCTTTAGCTACTGCATATTCTGCAGCTTCCTTTTCTTTTTCACCAACATCTTGTTTAGCTTTTAATTGGTCTTCATACATTTTCTCAAGTTCGGCATTTGGGTCTTTTTTCTTTTTCATTTTATTAGCCATTTTTTTACCAAGACCTACTAAAGCACCACCAACTTTTTTAGCACCTTTTGCAGCTAAATCCATACCTTTATCAAGAGCAGCATCTACTTTTTTATCTACTTTATCCTCAAAATTTTTTTTCATATCTTTCATAGATTTAATTTTTTTACCTACAGATCCTGCTGCCATTCCAAACTTATTCTCAACTTTATTTAATACTTTTTTTCCTAATTCTTTAGCTTTAGGCATAACTTTATCTTTTAATTTACCTGTAACTTTATCCTTTAATTTATCAGTAATATCTTTTTTCTTGTCATTAATTTTATTCATAAGTTTTTCGAGTGGAGTTTCTTTCTTTTCTTCTCCTTCTTTTTCATTATTTTCTTCTTCTAATTCTTCAGGAGTTTTGCCATAAAAATATTCAGAAGTTGTCATAGTTTTATTTTTAGGTTTTTTAATAACTTTAGTTAAATCAGAAACTTTTTTAAATTGACTAATAGCTTTTAAACCTGCTTTATCTATTTTTAAAGAAGAAGCTAATTTTATTAAACTATCAAAAGAACTTGGATATTTTTTAACTTTAGTTGGATCAACTTTGCCATCATTTACAGCTTGACTTAAATAAATATTTTCTTGTGTGCTCATATCTACTAAAGCATTAATAGCACCTGCTACAGTAATTTGTCCTGTTAAAATATCTCTATTAGTTTTAGCTTCTTTAGTATCTTTTTCATTTAAAATAGTAGTTTCTGCAGTAATAGGAGTTACTTCATGCTCATTAGTAGTTTCATCTCTATTTTCATAAGAGTTTTTATCATTTTTTTTACGTGGATCTACACCTTTACCTTTTTTACCACCTTTATGTGAACCTTTAATGCCACCAAAAGCAGCTTTTCCCATTTTAAATAAACCTTTACCGTAACCAAAAGCACCAGAGATACCATCACCACTCATTATACTTTGTAATGCTACATTCAAAGCTCCTTCAGTATCGCCACTTAATAAACTACCAGCTGCACCTAAAATACCAGAATTGCCTGCTGCACCATTAATACCGCTAAATTCTTCAGTTGCTTGTTTAAAATCTCCTCCACCTTTTTGTATTTTACCATTTTCATCAACCCAACTAGAGTCTTCATGATTTCTATCATAAACTTTTTTATTAGCAGCATTTCTTTTATCATTTAATTCATTTCTAGCATTAACAGCTTTTTTACCCTTACTATATTTATCAGCTAATACGCCAGAGTATGTTGTACCATTATCACCTTGGTTAATGGATAATAAATCATTACCAAATTTATCTTTAGTATTATTAGCAACACCTTGGAATATTTCATCAATTCTTTTATTAAGTAAATCTTTTTCATTAGTTCCTTTAGAATGATCTACATAATTATTTTGATCTTTACTATTAACCACCCATACAGGTGTAGCATATATAGGAATAGCTTTAGGTCTTTTTTTAACTCCTTCATAAGACATTTCAACCATATCTTTAATATCATCTGCAAAAGGAGCTAAAGCCGACCAAACTAGATTAGGATCTTTTTCTTTTTCTTTTTTATCTTTTGATAATCCATTTTTATCCATAAAAGAAGCAAGCATTTGGCTTAAAGGATCATTTTTACCTTTTAAGTCCATTCCTAAACTTTTTAAAGGATCTAAAATTTGTGCTTTTTGTTTATCAGACATTAATGATTCAAGTAATCCACCTATACTAGATGTATCAGCTTGTGCAAAATTAGCAGCTTTACCACCTATTTTATTTAAAGCTTTACCAACCTTTCCTTTTCCTGGAGCTAATTGTAGAAATGCTCCTAAACCTGCAAGACCTTTTGCTTGTGTTAAACCACCTAATAATTTATCTATAGCACCTGTTGGTTCATCACCATCTTTAGCCATATTTTTATTACCAAGCTTACTTCTAACGGAATTAGAAGCCATATTAGCATAATTAGCAGCTTTAATAATTGAACTAATTTGTCTTTGTAATTCAGCACTTTTAACACCTCTTAAAGAACTGCCAATTTCTTTTAAGAGGTTCATATCATAATAACCTGTACCATCTGCTTTATTACCACTACTTACTAATAAATAATCTGATCTAAAAGCTGCTAATACGCTTGTAATTTGTACTAAACTTGTTTGAATAGAACCTAACAATGATACTGTAGCACTACTATTCATTGTCATATTAGATACAACACTTGACATAGAGCTTATTGTTTGATTCATATTTTTTAAATTAGTATTAATAGAAAGTATATATTTATCAGAATTTTGTAATGATGAAGTAATTTGTTTATTAGATTTTTCATCACTAGCTTCTTTTCTAGATATAGAATCTTTTAAAGCTTGAATCGAACTACTTTGTTGAGATAAGCTTGATGCTATAGCACTTGTTTGCTCAGCTATTTTACTCATATTTGGATCAAGATTGTTAGTAGCTTGATTAGCTGTCTGTTTTGAAGATTTCATATTTGCCATATCTTATCACTCCTATCTCAATAATTATACGAATCTTCTATACTTTAAAGAATAGTCATAACCATCAATTTTTGTATTTTTACTTTTTCCATTACGTTTTAATAATTTTTGATATATTACATTTAATATATCTAAGCTATCATCTTGTATGTCATTTAATTCATTAAATTCTTTTAGAATATCTGCTATATTAGCTTTAATTCCATATTCAATATTATTTACTACATATAATGTACCATTACTTTGATATATTTCTGTAGATGTATTGCTATCAGTTGGCGTAGATACTGTTGGAGTTGTAGTAGTGGTTGTTGTAGTAGGATTATTAGTAGAACCAGAAGTACTACCGCTAGAAGAAGGTGTACTACTAGATGATGGAGTACTACTACTAGTAGAACTAGAAGTGCTATCACTAGAAGAAGGTGTACTACTAGATGTTGGTGTAGATGAAGAACTGCTAGAAGCTGTTGGAGTTGCAGTAGATGTTTCGTCATCTTCACTACTACTTGTTGGATCATAATTTGCAGCAGCGGTAGATGTATAATCCGAGCTATCCGCATAATTATAAGATGAAACGCCATCCCATATATCATCTCCAGAAGCATATTGTGATAAAACATCTTTAGCATCAACATAACCTTCTAATGTTACATATAAATCACCAATAGCAACACCTGCATCTGAAGTAGCCGTAGTTGCAGTTGCTGAAGCTGCTTGAATTTGTTGATTTACATATTCTCTAATTTTTTGACTACATTCTTTAGTATAATGTAAGTTATCTGTAGTCATAGCTTCTGCACCCATACTATCTTCAAGACTTTTAATATAAGTATAAGTATCAATAACTATAATATCACTTGAAAGATTCTGTAATAATTCAGTATTGAATGTAACAACACCTTCATTTTGTGTTTCAATAGATTGCCCTGCACCGCCTTCTACTTTACCACTTCCTGTACCATTGGGACAATGACCGATTGTACCAGCGAATACTTGTGACTTACCTTTTAAGTCAGTAGCTAATTTATTATAAGCTTCTGCTGTCTTTTGTGCTCCAGATGCTGTTGCACCATTTACACCATACCAACAGAAAATATTATAGCCTTCTTTATCAGAAATTTCTGAATAGTGTTGATTAAAGTAATCAATAGTTTGTCCACCTTTTGTAGCATATACTTCTAAATCACTAAAGTAATTAGCCATTTGTTCTGTACGTGAGTCACCAGTCCAACAAGTCTTAGAATAAACTACTGCTCCACTGCCTGCTGCAACACCATTATACTCGCCTACATCAAATTGAGTTAAATTATAACTATCAATAATATTCATTACTTTATCAATATAAGAATTTGGATCACCTTCGCAATAACCACCATTTTCAATTGCTGTAATAGAAGCTCTAGGATCTGCTTCGCCTACTGCAGCCATGTATCTAGTATTACCTGATTGACCAGATAATACATAAGCATGGTCTCTAAAGCAGTCGCCATCAGAAGCATATACAGCCCATTCATGTGATCCTTGATATGTACCAGTCATATATTTATCACTAGCAAATCCAGCAGTATGTCCAAACCAGTTATGATAATTCTTTGCTAAATTAGAAGTACCAAAACCAGATTCAATAATAGACTGTGCTAATGTTACTGATGCTAAGATACCATACATAGTCCAACCATCTTGAGCACCTTTTAATAATTCTGGATTTGCATTAATTTGTTCAACATAACCTCTTCCATATTTTCCTTTTCCTGATTTTAAATAACTCTTTCTTCTATTATTACTAACTCTTCTAGAAGAATTATTTTGTTTTGAATAATTATTAGAAATTTTTGAAGAACTTGAAGTACCGTAATCAGAAGCAGATTTTATTATAGTTGTACTATATGTTCTAGAACCACCAACTGTTCTTTTATTATCATATTTTTTATTTTTTGAAGTTTTTCTAGCTCTTCCAGATTTACTTCTAACTTTTCTTCCTTTACCTTTTTTACTATTAGTAGTTCCTAATTTAATTGATGAATGACTTAATACTTTATCAGCATTATAAATATCATAATCATTAGTACTTTCAGAGTCAACTACTCTAATATTTTTACCATCATATCCAGTAGCTACTACATAGTGAGGTTCTGCTCCATAAGGAGTTGTACCGTTTTCTGATTCATCTTTACCCATAAGAATTACTGGACTACCACTAGCTAATCTATTTTTTATTTTATTAACACTTCCAGCATTTTCTACTTCGATATTATCTTTTTTAAGATAGTCAGTAAAAAATTGAGGATAAGTACCACCATCTTTTTCTTTGTAACCTTTAGAAAGAGCATATCCTGAAGCATCTAAGAAGTCTTCATCATTTTCATCACCTAATCCATATAACCCAGAAATACCTAAACCATATTTAGTATATTTAACTCCAGATTTTTTATTTATATAATCTCTTACAGCATTTTTTTCTGTATCTGAGTTTTTAATAGAATCTGGAACAGTCCAAGCATCTGATTCACTAATAGAACTTGCTAATTTAGAATGCATATAATTTTTAGAAGTTGTTCCACTAAAAGGAACACCACTAATAAATGCAGTATACATTTTATCATATTCAGAATTTAAAAATTTTCTAGGGTAAGAACTACCATTAGTTGTTGTACTATCAGTTATATTATTATCATTTTTATATTTAAGCCAGTTATTATTTAATATTTTTGTAACTAAAGTTTTTGACGATGAAGAATTACTTTTAGAAAAATAACCACTACTATCAATATCACTATTAGTAGTACTATTACTCCAAGTACCATCTTCATCATAGCCAATATATTTACTACCATTAAATCGATTGTCTGAAGAGCTACTATCATCATCAGTTGAAGTTGTAGAAGCAGCAGTAGTACCAGTTGAAGTTGTAGAAGCAGCAGTTGCTGTTCCTAAGTTTTTAGTTAAAGCTTCTTGCTGTGCTGTTTTTCTAATAGTTGTTGTAAATAGTGAAGTTCCTGAGTCATCTTCTAATTTTGCAAAACCTAATCCACTAGCAAAAGCAGAAATTATATTAGCACTATTTTTAGTTTGTTCATATTGTAAAGCAGCAGTATCAATATTCTCAGAATATCCTTCATCACTTAAATCATCAGAAAGTAATTTCTTTTGACTAAGTTTATTTTTTAATTTAGACCAAATAGTATTTTTACTACTAGAACTAGAGTTTGAATTAGAATTGGTAGCTGTAACACTCTCAAGATTATTTAAATCTTCTGTTTTAGTATCTTTAAACCCTAAAAGCATTGGTCCACCATTAAGCATAAATATAATATTTGCTGCTTTTTTAGGATCTTTTAGCATTAAATTAGCAAATTTGCTTTTAGAACCTGTTTCTAAAGCTTTTATTTGATTTTTATTTAAATAATGTAATAAATCATTTTTTGGTCCACCAAGCAAAGCACCTAATAAACCACCTTTTTTATGAGGTTTAGCTTTTCCATTTTTTTCATCATCAGTTTTAAATTTATCTAATTCATCTTTAGTTTTATCTATATCTTTATCATCTTTTTCTTTTTCTTGAGTTGTTGAAGCTTTAGCTTTAGAATTTTCTTCTTTTTCTTTTTCTTTATCTTTTTTCTCTTGTTCTTTTTCTGCTTTCTTTTTTTCTTTATCTGCTGTCTTTTCAAATTTTTTAGTTTCTTTATCTGCATTTACATTAGCTTCTTTACCTTTATCAATAGCTTTTTTAATTGCTAAACCAATTCCTGCAACTGCTGTACCTGCGGCAATACCTGCTGCTAATTTTAAGGCTGGACCTGCTATAGGAACTGCTTCTAAAGCATCTACTGCTGCACCCATACCAGTACCAATAGTTTCTATAATATCGGATGCATTATGAGCCATACCTTTAATACGTTCAAGTAAATTAGTCTTTTCAGTTTTTAAAGTTTCTATAAGATTTTTCTTTGTTAAACTTTTAAGAATAATTTTAGCTTTTGCTTTTAATTTATTTATTAAACTTCTTTTAATATCATTTATTTTATCTTTTATTATTTCTTTTATACCATCAATACTAAGATTACTTAAATCAATATTAGCTAACATCGAAAGATCAAAAGCTTCTTTAACACCTTTCATTTTTTCTTTTAATGCTTTTTTAGTTCCTTTAATTTTTATTTTTAAAGCTTTCATTTTACTTTTTTTCTCAACTTCATTAATTTTATTTTCATATTTATCAATTATTTTCTTTTTTTCTTCAGCATTTTCATTATCTTCTTCAATTTTTTGCTTAACTTCTTGATTTATTCTTTCTTGGTTTGCAGCAACTTGTGCTTGTCCTTCTTGTTCTTGTGCTTTTTCTTGATCTTCTACTTGTTGATCTATTTTTTCTTGATTTGCAGCAACTTGTGCTTGTGCATTTTTTTCAGCTTCTTCTTTTTGATCTTCTACTTCTTGTGCTTTTTCTTCTTGATATTCAGAGACTTCTGCATCAGATTGTTGGTCTATTTCATCTTTTTTCTCATCTACTTTTTTCTCTTTATCTTCTTTATCTTTTTTCTCCTCTTCCTCTTTTAGACCTAAGAAGTCTTGAACTTTATCTTTTAATTTTTTTTCAGCATCTTTTAATTTTTCTTTAACTATATCTTTTAAAGATTTCTTTTTTTCTTGTTTTCCATCATCTAGTCTTTCTGCAAGCTGTCTATCTTGTTTCTTACCAGATAATTTTTGTTTTAAATCTGAAATAGTTCTTAAATATTCAGAAGCATCAGATACTTTACCTATTTGTGCAATAGCATCTGCACCTAATAATTCATTATTAGTTTGTAATTCTTCAGGAGAAAATTTCTCTTTATTGACATATTTAATAAATAACTGATTTTTCATTTGTGTTAATGAAATACCATAGTTTAACATACCAATTGTCATACCGAGTATTTTAGATGTATCATTTATTGCTGTTTGTTCAGCTACATTATCTGGTCCAAGAATTCTTTCATTATCATGAACTTGTACTAAATATGGTTTACTACCAGTTCCTTTCTTTTTACCACCTTTATGTGAACCTTTAATGCCACCAAAAGCAGATTTTCCTAAATTAAATAAACCTTTACCATATCCAAAAGCACCAGAGATACCATCACCGCTCATTATACTTTGTAATGCTACATTTAAAGCTCCTTCAGTATCACCGCTTAATAAACTACCTGCAGCTCCTAAAATACCAGAGTTATCAGCAGCACCTCTGCTTTTACTAAATTCTTCAGCTGCTTGTTTAAAATCTCCTCCACCTTTTTGTATTTTACCATTTTCATCAACCCAACTAGAATCTTCATGGTTTCTGTCATAAACTTTTTTCTGTGATGCTTTTTGTTTATCATTTAATTCATTTCTAGCATTAACAGCTTTTTTACCCTTACTATATTTATCAGCTAATACGCCAGAGTATGTAACACCATTTTCTCCATAGTTAGCAGTTAATAAATCATTACCAAATTTATCTTTAGTATTATTGGCGACACCTTGGAATATTTCATCAATTCTTTTATTAGTTAATTCTTTATCTTTAGTTTTATCTTTATTTTTTACATAGTCTGTTTGTTCTTCACTATTAACAACCCATACAGGAGTTGCATAATCAGGTATTGAAGTTGGTCTAGCATGCATAGCTTTTACTTTTACTTCAACCATATCTTTAATATCATCTGCAAAAGGAGCTAATGATGTCATTACTAATTTAGGGTCTTTTTCTTTTTCTTTTTTAGATTTAGAAAGACCATTCTTTTTCATAAAATCTCCGAGCATTTGGCTTAAAGGGTCATTTTTATTACCTAAATCCATACCAAGAGATTTTAAAGGATCTAAAATTTGTGCTTTTTGTTTATCAGACATTAATGATTCAAGTAATCCACCTATACTAGATGTATCAGCTTGTGCAAAATTAGCAGCTTTACCACCTATTTTATTTAAAGCTTTACCAACCTTTCCTTTTCCTGGAGCTAATTGTAGAAATGCTCCTAAACCTGCAAGACCTTTTGCTTGTGTTAAACCACCAAGTAGTTTATCCATAATACCATTTGATTCATCATCATCTTTAGCCATAGTATTATTACCAAGTTGGCTTCTAACAGTATTTGAAGATTTATTAGCATAATTAGCAGCTTTATTTACATACTTTAATATTGATAATACAGCCCTATCTTGTATTTTAATATCTCTTAAAGATTGTGTTAAAAGATTTTTATCATAATAACCTGTACCATCAGCTTTTCCGCCAGAGCTATTTATTAAGAAATCCGCTCTAAAAGCACTTAATACACTATTAATTTGAGTTAAGCTTACTAAGTTAGAAGCTAATAAACAATTTGTAGCTGTTGTAGCTTGTGACGCAACACCTTCTAAAGCACTTTTAAAACCAACTAAACTAGAATTAGTTTGTTCTATTAAAGATGAAGTTTCTTGTAATGAACTTATAAATTTTTCACTAACAGCTATTGCTTGCATTCTAGAACTTGTAGGAGCATTTAATCTTGTTTCCTCTTCAGAATAACTAGCGATAGTTTCATTTAAATCTTTATTTTGTCCAGACATTTCTTTTAAATTGTTTTTTCCTTTGTCTAACAATTCTTTACTAGATTTATAACCAGCCATTTAATTTCACTTCCTTTCTTAAAATAATTTATATAAAATAAGTATAAATGCTTGTTAAAAATTAGAAATTTCTCAAAACCAAAAAAAAAATATCCCATAAGGCTTTATTAATTTAAGCCTTATGGGATAATATATTAATTAAAGAGAACTAATAAAGTTCTGCTTTTTATTAATAATATCATTTAAAGTTGAAATTCTCTTTGGAATAGTTTTAATTCTTTCATCATCTGATTTACAGAATCCATTATCATAGCAGAAAAATAAATCTTGCATAAAAGGATTCATATTATCAACAAACTTTGGAATTTTATAAGCTAGATATTTATTATGGAATGAAGAATCACTATCTCCTATTCTAGGAAGTAATCCACCTACGATAATACTATCTATAATCTTTGTATCATAATTAACAGGAACTTGTCCAGCTTCTTTATGATATTTACGATCATAAATTTTTCTACGAATATGAGAAAGAAATTCATCATGTGGAATACATCTATCATTAAGATTATCTTTTACATAATTATTATAAATATTTACATAATTTAACTTTTCTTCAAGAAGTATTTCATTAATATCTACATTAAAATAATTAGCAGCTTCTACAAGTAAGCTACCAATATACATAAATGAATCAACAAATTCTTCCAATGATTCATTAGTCTGATAAGTAGAACTTTTAAACTTTACATTTTTGTGTAGAGCTTCTTTAGTTTCATAAATCTCTTCTTCAATTTGACCTACCATATTGTCAAAGACATTTACAAATTTACTTCCTCTATTTGGATTAGGAAATTTTTCATTAATTGGAATCTGTCCTTTAATGAACTCAACCATATTAATCTGAATTTGATTATTTGAAATAATATTAAAAATAGCCATTTATTTTTCCTCCTATGTAAAAAATAAAAAGGAGAGATTTTTAAATCTCTCCTTTCTATCTTATCACTTTTTGTTATTTATAAATTCTTACTTAGTTGTCTTCTTCTTAGTAACCTTAACAACCTTTCCTTTGTCATTAATAGTTACAACATCACCCTTCTTGAAGAAGAGATTGTCTTCAGCAATAGTAGCTGTTCCATCTTCATTATCATCAACTGGAATTGAAATATCATAAGAACCATTTGTCTTATAGCTATTTCCAAGACTAGTATTGTAATTGCAATTTACAGTATTAATCTTATAGTGATCAAGCTTCATTACGTCATGCTTCATAGGACCATCCTTAAATTTCTTAAAGAGCTTTGCATTAACATGTTCTACGTTAATATAACCACCAAGGAATACAAATCCATTATTATCAAGGAAACTTGAACGAAGGAAAGCTTCTTCAAAGCTCTCATAGATCTGAGAAGCAATTCTTCTCTTTCCAATGCCTGTAGAAACCTTTCCAAAGATATAGTCTAAACCATTGAGTTCAAGAGCTTCAACGAATCTATCAAGGTTTTCTTCCTTGCTTGATTTTCTTGTTGAAACAACTTTAGTATCTTCAAAATCTTCATCATAAAGACGACGACCTCTTTCAGGTCCAGCCATAGGAAGCTTACTGATTTCATTAATATTATCCATTAATCTGTTATAAGCATTAAGTTTATCTCTATTAATTTTATTAGCAGTATTTTTAGTCTTAGGCTTAGGCTTATTATCTACTTTATCAGTCTTATCTTCTTCCTTATTACTGATTTCTTTTTCAGATGTTTTCTTTGTTGTAGTCTTAGGCTTATTAATTACAACTTCTTCTTTAACTGAATCTTCATCTGAATCTTCGCTTTCATTGTTTCCTTCAGATTCTTCATTATCTTCTTCACCTTCTGGATCATAGGAATTTTCATCTCCTTCTTCATTATTAATAATATCATTATCTTCATCTTCTTCATTTTCTGAAGTATTATTTACTTCTACTTCATTATCATCTTCTTCATCAATTTCAATCTTCTTGCTGATTGTCTTAGGCTTCTTAGTAATTGTCTTAGCAGGCTTTGTTACTTCAATAACATCTTCTTCTGTTACATCGATTTCGTCTACTACAGGTTCAATTGTTCTAGTAACCTTCTTTGTGATTCTCTTTCCAGCCATTTTAGTTTCCTCCTTATTATTGTTTGTATCGGCTTCTGTAATCATTTCAGTGAATGTGCGTTTACTAGTTTTCTTAATCATTTTTAATTTCCTCCTTAAAATTCAACGATTAATTCTTCTACATATTCGTTAATTACATCATTAAATGAATAAACGACATAGTTTCCAGTTTCATTATCAATGAAATTAATTTCAACGAAATTCTTATTTTCATCTTCAATTAATGAAATTGAATGGGTTTCATCTGAGGTACTAATACTTGTTGCATAAATACCACTTTCATCTTCTTTTACATGACTCTTTAAGTAGTCATTGATACTGATTTCATCCAATGAAAGATAATAAGTTTCCTCATTATCCAATACATTAAGATTCATCTGCTCTGCGAATTTCTTTAACTTTGAGTTAATCATTTAATATGACCTCCGTTATAAAATAAAATTTTCTGTCAAATTATACTTTGACACAAAAATAATATATATTTATTTTTTGTATTTAAATTTTTTGTTTAACTTTTTATTATAAAACTAGATAAAATATAATTTAATTTATTTAATTTTTAAAATTTAAATTTATAAAATAAAAATAATTTTATTAAGGAGGTTAATAAATGATAGTTTTAGATAAATATAAAGATTATAAACTTATAAAGAAGCCTATTAAAAATTTATCAAGTGAGAATAAAGAATTAAGAAAGAATCAATTAATTCTACATATTGGTAAAACTAGTGAAAATTTTATAGAGACTATTAATTCAAATATATTTATGCCAGCTTATTATAAAAGCTATTATAGAGAAAGATTATTAGTTTCAGATAATAAAAAAATAAGAAAAATGGTTAATCAGTCAAATCATTATAAAGAGTTCTTAGAAAAAGTAAATTATAATTTACTTTGTAGACAAAATATAAGTAGTTATAAAAATCTTAATTTATTTTATGATATGACACCTTATTTATTAATTAATCAAGAATCTACTAAAAAGAGTCCTTTAGTAAAAATGAAAGATTTCTTTGATGAAATTAATGTTAAATATAATGAATTTAAATATGATTATAAAGCTATTGTATTTAATGTAGATGGAATGGATGCTACTGATAATACAAGTTTTCTTTATTACTTTGTAACTGCAATTAAGAAAAGAGTTGACTATTTCTTAGAGTATTTTAAAGGAGTACAATTTATATTCTTATCAGCTAAGAATAAAACATTCTTTAAATTTACAGTAGATGATGATTTTTATAAAAATAAACAAAAATTCAATATTAGAATTAATCATTTATTATTAAGCTCTGATGAATTAGAAGAAGTTATAAAATCTGAAGAAGGTATTGAAACAAATGAAGTATCTAATAATACTCCTTCAAGTAATTTTATAGAAAAAGTTAATTCAAAGAATGCTATAGCTGATGAAAAAGAAATTACTAAAAATAATATTAAAGAAAAAATGGCTGAAGAAATTGGTATTTCTGTTAATGAAGATGATGACAATATTTCTGAAGTAGATAAAAAGATTGAAGAAGTTGTTGATGAATATCAAGATACTGATATGACTGAAGAACAAATGATGGAATTAATGACTAATGATAAAGCTTTTAAAGATACTTTAATAAAAGTTCAGCAGGATAAATTAGATGGGGATCGTAGAAAAAATGCAGAACAATTAAAAATACAACAAGAAAAAATTATGTTTAATGATGTTTCTTTAAAAGATCTTAAAGAAAATTATGAAAATAAAAAAATAGATACTAAAGAAATATCTGATGGTAATATTAAAGACGTTACTAATAAAGAAATCCTTACAAGTACATTAAAAGATTATGATGATACTTATATGGAAAAAAAATTTAATAAAGATGTTGCAAAGGTTCTTAAATCATTTAATGATGATAATGATATTGGTGTATATGTTAATAAGATTAATTTAAAATCTAATAATACTGATATGAACAAGCAACAGCTCCTTGAAGTAGAATTTAAAGATGATACTAATGTTACGCATAAATTTAAAGTAAATATGCCAGAAATTAAAGAAGGTAAATTTATGTATGTAAATGGTTCTAAAAAGGTAATTATGAAACAGATAGTTTTCTTACCAATTGTTAAATTAGAACCAGATAGAGTTCAAATTACTACAAACTATAATAAGCACTTTATAACAAGATTTGGACAGAAATTTAGTGAAAAGCTTACTTATTTAAAATCTTTATTTACTAAGCAGAATCTTTTAAAATATAAAAAACAAGGTTCTAATTTTGATTTTAAATTTGGTAATTCGTTAAAGAATAATGGTAAATATACTGTAAGTTCTGAATATAATGATATTTCATCTTATTTATATAGTTTAAATATTGAAAACTATATATTTATTTTTAATCAACAAGAAATCCAAGATATTATGGATATTAAGAAACCTTTATATAATGAAAAAATTGCTGTTAAAGCAACTTTTGATAAAAAAGAATATTTCATGGTAGGGTATACTAAAGATAAAAGTAAATTAATTTTATCAAATATTATTGATAAAAAGATTTATTTATATAATGGTAGTAAATATGAGCCATTAGATATTACTTTATCTTCATGGATTGTTGAATTAGTTTATAATAATACAACTGAAAAAGTTAAAGATATTACTTCTGCTAAAATTAAAACTAATATCAAATTAACATATTCTAGAATGGAAATTAATAATAAAACACTTCCATTAGCTGTTTTATTAGGATATGAATTAGGATTATTAAATTTATTAGATAGATATAAAGTCATGTATACTTTTGAAACTACCAATAGATCTTTAAGTGTACAAGATGATTTAGGTAAAATTAAATTTAAAGATGGTTATCTTTATTATGATACTTCTAAGATAAGAAACAGTATGCTTCTTTCAGGTTTATTAGAAATGAACTGTTCTGAGATAGTGTTTGCAGATATGAATTCACCAGATCCTTATATTGATTATTTTGGTGATGCGTTTAATTCAAGAAATGCTGCAAAGGGATTTCATAACTCAATTTCTTTATTAATAGATCCTATTACTAAAGATATACTAGAAGAATTAAATTTACCTACTAATGTTTATGATGTTTTATTATATGCTAATACATTATTAGAAGATATTTCTTTCTCTGAACCAACTGATGTAAATAACTTTAGAATTCGTGGTGCAGAACAAGTACCTGCTATGCTTTATAAAGTATTAGCTGATTCATTTAAGCATTATAAAGATTCTAAACATGCTAAAAACCCAGTCAAGATAACTGTTGATCCAGATATTTTAACTAAGAAATTAATGGAATTAAAAACAATTGAATCTTATTCAAGTTTAAACCCATCTCTTGAGTAATTAGCTCTCATATATTAGTAATAATGTATGATAACCTTGTGAATTGCTTGTAAACCCTAATATTTAATTAGCTACAACATAATCTGTAAAGATAAGTGTGAATGCAGTCGAAAGACGGAAAAAATAATTAAATTGATATATGATGAAAATCTAAGTATTGTAATAATGGGAAATCTAGCAGCGAAGCTTCATAATAAAATGAAGAACGTTCAGAGACTATCGAAAGCTAATATACTAGTATAAACTAGTTAAAAATAAGGTAAATTGAAATATTTACACGAAGTGAGTAGAGTAGGATATAATATATGTCCGAAGTGCAAGGCTTCTATAAATTATTATAGAAGATGATATAGTCCAATTAGTAATAATTGTTAGAGAGAATGGGTACAGCTTCAATGAAGGGACTTGCTGGTATCAATGTCAATAGCCACCCTAAAAACCATAAACTTAAAAATATAATGAACTAAATTTTATACTATTATTTTGGAGTGTGAACGAATATGAAAAAGAAAAGTATAGAAGAAGTTCAAGAAGAAATAAATAATTATACTGATGAATTTAAAATTTTAGAACAAATAAAAATTAATAAAGAAAATCATTATAAAATAAAACATTTGAAGTGTGGATATGAATTTATTAGCAAATTAAGTAATTTTAGAAGAAGATATTCATGTCCTAAATGTGTTGGAAAAGTATATAATAAAAATTCAGACTACTTTAAAAATGAAATAAAAAATATAGATTCTAATTATGAGCTTATATCAGAATATAAAAATTGTCATACGCATGTAAAAATAAAACATTTAAAATGTGGATATGAATATTTAGTAACACCAACTAGATTCTTATCTGGTGATAGATGTCCTAAATGTTCTAAAAGAATTCCAAAAACAACTAAAATGTTTAAGGAAGAAATATATAAATTAGTTGGAAAAGAATATGTAGTTTTAGATGAATATCCAAAAAATAATAAAATTAATATTTCATTTAAGCATAATAAATGTAATTCTATATTTAAAATGTCTCCTCACAATTTTTTAAGAGGTCAAAGATGTCCTGAATGTTATAGAAAAGAACTATCTAAAAAAGCAAATTATATTTATAATTTACTAAAAAGTAATAACATTAAAGTTAAAAAAGAAAAAACATATAAAGATTGTAAAGATAAATCTTTATTAAAATTTGATTTTTTTTTAAAAGATTATAATTGTATTATTGAATTTGATGGTTTACAACATTTTGATAAAAAATCATTTATGGGAAAAACATATAAAACAACTCATAAACATGATTTAATGAAAAATGAATTTTGCAAAAATAATAAAATTAATTTAATAAGAATTCCATATAAGCTGAATGAAAATGAAATTAAAAATATTATAATGAGAATTATAAAAGAAAAAGATTTAAATAATTTTATTGAAAAGTATGATTTATTTACAATTATAAATGAAGATATAACCAATGAAATAAAATATTATGATACTTATAATTTATAATATCAAGTAAGCTTTGTTGACATTGTAAAAATAAACCTTCCTAATTGCAGGAAAGACTAAACGAACTTAATTACTAAACTAAGATAGCAATATACTTAGTGGCGAAGTTTAACAGACTTAGGTATAGTAAAAAGATTAAGTTTTAAAGTCCAATCGATGCAGCGAAGTATCCTACTAAGATAGGATATGAGTTCAGAGACTATCGAAAGCTAATATACTAGTATAAACTAGTTAAAAATAAGGTAAATTGAAATATTTACACGAAGTGAGTAGAGTAGGGTTTTATGGTTTACCCGAAATGGAAGGCATCATTTAGTGATGAAGATATAGTCCAATTATAAAATGGAAGCTTATACTACAAGAACTCGTGGTTATAATGAAAACATGAAGAACTTAATTAGTCTTAACACACCTGAAGGTAATCAGGTTGGTATTGTTAGACAATTAACTTATAGTCCTAAAATTACTAATATATATGGTTTTGTAGATCCAAGTAATGCTAAAGGAAATGGTTCTACAACTCAATATGACTTCTCAGAATTAATGAATCCATCAACAACTACACACTCAGATGCTCCTCGTATTTCTATGCAGTCTGTGCAGCAGAAACATATTGTATCAGTATTGGGTCAGACACCACCATTAATTGGTTCTGGATTAGAAAAAACTGCTCCTTATATGATTTCTGATGAATTTGCGTTTAAAGCAAAAGAAGATGGTGTAGTAGAATCTATTGATATGAAAAATAAAGTAGCTATTCTTAAATATAAATCTGGTAAACAAGATTTAATTGATTTAGATATAGTTGAAACCAACAATAGTAATGGTGGTTTTTATAACTCACAGAAATTTGAAATGCTTTACACACCTGGAGAAAAATTCAATAAAGGTGCTGTAATAGCAAAGAATCCTAATTTCTTTGTTGGTAATGGTAAGAAAGATGATATTATATATTGTATGGGTAGAACTACTAAAATAGCTATTGCTTCAGCAGATTTTACTCTTGAAGACTCATCTATTGTTACTGATAAAGTATCTGAAGGCTTAGCCACTAAAGTTACTATGAGAAAGACAAAGATTCTTGATAAAAATGCTACAGTAAGTTTTGTAGCTAAAGAAGGTCAAAATATTAAAACTAATGAACCTTTATTAATCTTTGAAAATTCATTTAATGATGAATCTATGAATGATATCTTAGGTAAAATTGGTGATGAATTTGCAGCTAATATTGCTGAGATGGCTAAAAATGAATTAAAGTGTAAATATACAGGTGTAGTTACTAAAGTAAATATTTATTATACTAATGATATTGAAGAATATTCAGAAAGTTTACAAAAAGTAATTAAATCTTATATTAATGCAAAGAAATCTAGAAAAGCTATTATAGAAAAAATAAAAGGAACAGGTTATGATTCTTTAAATGCTCCTATTATTGAAAAACAAACTGAAAATAAAATTAAAGGTGAAGATGTAATAGATGGTGTAATGTTTGAATTCTTTATAGAATATTACCAAGAGTTAGGTATAGGCGATAAAGTTATATACGGAACGGCTCTTAAAACTATTGTTTCAAAGGTTTTAGAAAAAGGTGAAGAACCATATTCTGATTATAGACCAGAAGAACCAGTAGAAGCTATATTAAGTCCTTTAAGTATAAACAGCCGTATGACTCTAGACATCTTTATTGACGGTTACGCTTCGAAAGCTTTAATAGAATTAAAACGTCAAATAAAAGATATATATCAATCTTAAATAAACCCCTAAGACTTAATAAGTCTTAGGGAATTTTTATTTTTTATAATTAGAAAACTATTATTTAAATACTAAATAGGAGTTGATAATTATTTTATCATTTAAAGACAAATTAAAAAATCTTACTAATGATGAGTATGAGTTACAATCAGAATATATTAATAATAAAACGCAAGTTATTCTTAAGCATAATAAATGTAATAATACTTATAGAGTAAGACCTGATAGATTTATTCAAGGAGATAGATGTCCTTACTGTTCTAATCATATAATGAATACTGATATGTATAAAGAAAAAGTAAAAAATATTACTAATAATGAATATAAATTAATATCTGAATATATTAATAATAAAACTAAAGTTAAATTTAAGCATAATAAATGTAATAAAGAATTTGAAATGACACCTATTAATTTTAATAATAATCATAGATGTCCATATTGTTCTCACCCAAGTAAGAAAAAGACAATAGAATCCTTAAGAAGTGATATGAAAAATCAAGTAGGCAATGAATATTCATTAATAAGTGATGAATATATTAATAATAAATCTAAAATAAAAATTAAACACAATAAATGTAATAATATATTTGAAACAACTGCTGACAACTTCTTAAATAAAAAAAGAAGATGTCCTAAATGCTCTTTAAAACAAAGAGCTAAAAAACATACATTAACTCATGAAGAATTTTTAAAGAAATTACCAAAAGATACTTTTAATAATTATGAAATATTAACTAAATATACTAAACGAAAAAATAAAATAAAAGTATTATGTAAAAAATGTAATAATATTTTTACATTAACTGCAGATGATTTTTTAAATGGAAATAGATGTCCACATTGTAGAATTTCATTAGGAGAAGAAAAGATAGCTAAATGGTTAGATTCAAATGATTATGAATATATTTGGCATTATAAGGGTTTAAAAGATTGTAAATATAAAAGAACATTAGAATTTGATTTTAAACTAGAAGATGATACAGGAAAAATTATATTAATAGAATATGATGGAGAATTTCATAATAAAAATATATATGGTGAAAAGAAATTAGAAATACAAAAGAAAAGAGATGAAATTAAAGATCAATATTGTAAAGATCATAATATTGATTTATATCGAATATCTTATAAGGATTTTGATAATCTAGAAATAATATTAGAAGATATTATTAATAAATATAATTAGAAATTTATACCAACTATAAATTAAAAAATTTTAAAACCAACTATAACTATATATTATTATAGTGTAGTTAGATTGATAAACTACAAAAAATATTTTTTATTAAAGGAGTAATAAAATTATGCGTTGGGATACTGAAAGCTTTAGAAAAAAGGTTGAAGAAAATGAAGGATATAAATTATTATCCGAATATACTGGAACTCATAATAAAGTTACAATATTACATGAAGATTGTGGACTTAAATATGAAGTTTCTCCTACTAACTTTTTAGCAGGAAAAAGATGTCCTAAATGTGCAAGAGCTATTGCAAATAGAGAAAATGCTAAAAAACCTAAAAATCGTAATAGAACAACTGAAAGCTTTAAAAAGGAAATATTTGATCTAGTTGGAGATGAATATACTTTATTAAGTGATTTTGTTAATACTACAACTAAGGTTAAAATGAAACATAATACTTGTGGGTTAGAATATGATGTTAGACCAGATTGTTTTCTTAATAATAGAAGATGTCCTAAATGTTCTAAGAAACAAGGTGCTGAAAAGCATAAGATTGGAATTAAGACACTTAAAGCAAGAGTTGAAGAAGTCTTAGGTGAAGAGTATGAAGTATTATTAAAACAGCCTTACACTGATAATAATACTAAGATTAAAGTATATCATACTAAATGTGGAAAATTATTTGAAGCAACACCTTCTAATTTATTACTTGGTAAAGGTTGTTCAAATTGTTATAAATCAGAAAAATATACAAATGAAACGTTCCAAGAAGCTTTAGGAGATAATTATACTCTATTAAGTAATTATTCAAGTAATAAAGAAAAAGTAAAAATTAGACATAATAAGTGTGGTCATGAATGGTCAGTAAGACCTGTAGATATTCTTCACCCATATACTAGAGATAATAAGACTATTGAAAGATGTCCTAAATGTAACACTAATATGGGTAAATCTAAATATGAAGATGATATTTGTGATTATCTTAAATCTATTGGTGTTGAAAATATCTCAAGAAATGATCGAACAATTCTTGGTAATAAACAGGAAATAGATATTTATCTTCCTGACTATAAAATTGGAATTGAATTTGATGGACTTTATTGGCATTCAGAAGATTTTGTTCCAAAGGATTATCATATTAAGAAAACTGAATTAGCAGTTAAAAATGGTATAAGACTTATTCATTTATTTGAAGATGAATGGGTAAATAAGCAAGATATTGTTAAAAGAAAATTAAAGTATATGACTCAGCATGTTGGTAGAAAGGTATTTGCAAGAAAATGTTATATTGAAGAGATTACTGCACCTGCTAAAAAGATATTTTTAGAAGATAATCATATTCAAGGAACTGATAGTGCAAGTATTAAACTTGGTCTTTGGTATCCAGAAGATAATGGTGAAGATACTTTAGTGGCAGTTATGACATTCTGTAAGCCTAGACTTTCTTTAGGACAAAAGAGTGATAAAACTGCTTTTGATTATGAACTTTCAAGATATGCCACTGAAGGAGATATTTGTGTAATTGGTGGTTTTAGTAAATTATTTAAATATTTTGAAAGAAATTTTGAATGGAATAGAATTATCACATATGCTGATAGAAGATGGTCTGATGGAAATCTTTATTTGAAAAATAATTTTAGATTAGATCATACAAGTTCTCCATCATATTTCTATATTGATAAAAATAATATAAAGAAATATAATAGATTTGGATTTAGAAAGCAAGAACTTAAAAAGAAGTTCCCAGATATTTATTCTGATGATAAAACTGAATTCCAAATTATGAGAGAAGCTGGTTATCTCAAAATTTATGATTGTGGTAACTTTGTATTCTATTATGAAAGATAATTAATAAATTTCCCTTAACTATTTAAAAATAGTTAAGGGATTTTTTTTTCGATATTTTATAAAAAAAATATTCCCTTAGTATATTTAATATATACTAAGGGAACATATAAAAATTTTATCTTACAGACCAGTGCATCTTTTGTAATCTATTATTTTCATCAAAAAGATTTGGATTATTTTTAGTTAAATCTTTAATATACTCATCAGCTTTTTCATCATTTTCAAAAACACCATAAATTGTTTTAGTGTCTTCAGATCTTACAATAACAACAGATTTCATATTAATCTCTCCTTTATCTGAGTGCAATATTAACGATAAAATCATTTTCATCTTTAATATTAATTAATTTCTTACCCATAGTAGCTCTTTTTAATGGCTCTAGGAATTCTTCAGTGCTAATTGTTAAAACTTTTTGTTTAGTTGTAATTATAATATCTTTAATATCATCATTATTATGAATAGGAATAATTTCTACTAGTTTATCATTTTTAAGAGTTATACCAATTCTTCCTTTAATTGTAGCACTTCTTTTAAGTCTTGGAAAACCATCATTAATGATTACTTCTTTTTTAGTATTAGGATCTTTCTTTTTAACATTATCTGTTACTAAAGTAGTTTTACCTAATCCATTCTGTGTTATAAAGAATATCTTATCATTTTCATCATCAATGATACAAGCACTTGCAATATGATCATCATCTAATAATTTCATAACTACATTACCTTGTGTAGTTCTTCCAATAGGTTTAAATTGTTCTTTATCATATCTTACAGTTAATCCATTTTCTGTAGCTATAATAATATCTTGAATATCTTTATTATTGTCAATATAACCAACAAATACTATTTTATCATTTTCTTTGAGGTCTATTGCAATAATTCCTGCTTTATTAATATTCTTAAATTCTTCTAAAGAAGTTCTTTTACCTAATCCATTTTTAGTAACAAACATTAAATAAGAATTAGGATCAGAAATTTTTTCATCACTTAAACATAAGAATTTAATAACTTTTTCATCTGGTTTAAGGTTTAATGGAATTCTCATACCTTTACTTTTAATAGATCCTTCATTAATATTATATACTTTAATATCAAATACTCTTCCAAGATTTGTAAAGCATAATAAATGATCTTTAGTATTTGTTGAGAATATATCTTTAACACTATTAGTTATATTATTACCTTGTGTATTTCTTTTTTGTGTTTTAAATTTATCAGCAGAAAGTCTTTTAATATAATTATCATTAGTTAATACTAAAACACAATCTTCTTTTTCAATAATATCTTCAGTAGTAATGTTAGTATCAATATCTTGGTATTCTGTTCTTACTGGATATCCATACTTCTTTTTGTATTCATTTTGTTCATCAATAATTCTTTTACAGATATTTTCTTCTTTAAGATCTTCAATCAATTCTTTAACTTTATTTTCTTTTTCATTTTTCTCATCGACTAGTTTATTAATCTCTAAGTTAGTTAAAGAAGATAGTTTCATATCCAAAATAGCATCAATCTGAAATAAAGTTAATTTAGGAAGTTTCTTTTTAAGACTATCTCTAGCAATATTTTTATCCTTAGACTTTTTAATAATTTTGATAACATCATCAATTACATTCAAAGCCATAATAAGACCATCAATGATATGAATACGTCTCTTAAGTTTATTGATATTATATACTACTACTCTTTTAATTGTCTTCTTTCTAAATTCAATGAATTCTTCAAGAATTTTTTTAATTGAATAATAACTATACTTCTTATCATTAAGACAAACTAATTGAATCTTATAAGAGAATTCCATTTTAGTATATTTATATAATTGAGCTAAAATTACATTAGGGTCATAATCCTTTTTAATCTTTATTTCAATATTAATATTCATACCAGTAGAATGATCTTGAATATCAGAAATACCATCAATAGTACCATCTTTAATTTTATTTACAATACTATTAATTAGACCGCCATCATCATTACTAGAAGCTCCTGGAACAATTCTTGGACCAATTGTAACAAGATAAGGAATATCTTTAATAATTATTGAGCTACTTCCATTTTTATGTGTTTTAATTTCTACATGAGATCTTATTTTAATATTACCTTTACCAGTTTTATAAGCGTTTTGAATTTCAGAAGTATTACATATAATACCTCCTGTGGGAAAATCTGGTTTAAGAGTTTTTGCAAAATAATTCTCATCAGTGTCTGGTTCTTTAATAAGCTTTATAGTAGCATTACATACATCATTAATATTATGAGGTGGAATTGAAGAAACAAAACCGCTAGCGATGCCTAAAGAACCTTGAATCAAAAGATTACAAACTTTTGCAGGTAATACAGTTGGTTCTTGAAACATATTAGAATAGTTTGGAACAAAATCTACTGCATTATTATTAATATCATCACATAATGATAAACCATATTTTGAAAGTCTCGACTCAACGTATCTGTATGCTGCTGGGCAATCTCCATTAATACTACCCATATTTCCATGTCCATCAATTATTGGAATATTAATTGAAAAGTTTTGTGCTAGTCTAGTTAATGCACCATACGCTGATGCATCACCATGAGGACTCCATTTACCAATAACGCTTCCTACAGTCATAGCACACTTTACATGTGGCTTATCAGGAAGACAACCATTATTATATTCATCCCAAACACAATATCTTTGAATAGGTTTCATTCCATCCCTAACATCTGCAATAGCTCTATCTTCTAACACAGATCTCATATATTTAATCATATAATCCTCTTGAAGATCTGTTAAATTAATATTGATTACTCCCATTTATTTTATTTTCCTCCTTAGTTTGACTGTTTAATTAAAAGTATATTCTTTCTAAAATCAACATACTTAGAATTACCATTCATAAAGTTATTCATTGATTCCTCTGCTTTTTTAACATCTGGAATTTCAATTTTATAAATATTTCTTTTTTCTTTATCAAGTGTTGTATCTCTTAATTCATCAGCATCCATTTCTCCAAGTCCTTTTAAGCGAACTCTGCTTTTAGGAGTTACTACTGAAATGATTTCATCATAAACACTGATATTAAAAGGATTATAATTATCACTTTGATCATTATTATAATATATATCACTGAATGAAATATTATTATCATTAGCATATTTAAAGATATTATTAAAAATACTAATAATATTATTTAACGTAAAATATACATAATTTTCATTAAAGAATCCTTCATACTTTTTATCATTAAGAATAATATCATTACAACCTTTTAAAAATTTAACAATATTTTCTTTAGTATAATCATTATCTAATAAATAATTAAAAAGACTAAAAATTAATTCCTTACTAACACCAATATTATTATTGACAATCTCTTCAATATATTTAGAAATCTTATCATATTCTTCAAATATTCTTGTAAGTTTCTTAATAGTTTTAACAGGTTTATTGTTTTCAATGAATTTATAATTCTTAAGAATCTTTTCATAAATATACTGGTCATATTCATACTGATCTACGAAATATCTTTTCTTACCTTTTTCAATAATAGAATATAAAGGTGGAATAGCTATATACATATGACCTTCTGTAATAATTGATCTCATATGTTCAAATATATAAGTTAGACCAAGCATACTAATATGATATCCATCAACATCTGCATCGCATAACATTATAACTTTTCCATATTTTAAATAGTCAATATTAAAATTATCATCGATGGCATTTTTAATACCTGTTAAAATATAAGCTAAATCAGCACATTCTTTATTAGCAAGAACTTTTAAAGTATCCATACCAATAGTATTAAGCATTTTACCTCTTAAGCTATAAACTGCTTGAGTATTTTTATCTCTAGCTTCTTTTGCTGTACCAGATGCTGAACGTCCTTCAGTAATAAATATTTCATTAACTTCTGTATCTTTTGAAATACAATTAGCTAATTTAGAAAGATCACTTACAATAGCGAATTGATTTTCTCCTTTTTTCTGAACGGTCTCTCTAGCCTTTTTAGCTGCTTCATAAGCTTTAACACTAATAATAATTTTATTACAAATATTCTTTATATCTTTTGCGTTAGAACTAGCAAAATTATCAAGAGCTTCTGAAATAAGTTTAGAAATTAATCCAATTTCTTTAGACTTTAATTTATTCTTAGTCTGATTTTCAAATAATGGATCAGGATGTCTAATACTAATAATAGCTACTAAGCCATCAGTTACATGATCACCATTAATTTTATCTAAGAGTCCTTCATCCTTTTTAGCTAATAGATTATTATTTTCTATATAGCTTTTAAAGAATCTTGTTAGAGAAGTTTTAAAAGTTGTTTCTTGAATACCTCCTTCTCTCATTAATAATGAATTACAGAAAGAAATAATATTAGTGCGTGATTTCTTATCATATGAAAAAGCTAATTCTACATTAAACTTAGATGTTTTATTTCTTTTATTAAATTCAACATCATTTGAGATTTTAATAGTTCTACATATTGATTCTTTAATGTTATCTTTAATATAATCATCAATACCATTAGCTGAAAGAAACTTAAATTCTTCATTAGTATCTTCATTAATTAAAATGAATTCTACATTCTTTAAGACATATTTCTTAGTTTCAAGTTCAAATTTAATAGTTTCAAAATCAAAATTAACTTCTTCCATAAAATCTTTATTAGGTTCAATATAAACTTTAGTACCAGATGATTTATCTGAATCACCAGTGCATTTTAATTTAGTAATTGGAAGACCATTACTAAATTTCTGAATATAATGTTTATTTTCTCTAACACTTTCTACAATAAATGATTTTGATAGTGCATTTACTGCAGTAGTTCCTACACCATTTGTACCAGCAGATGCTGAATATTCATTATTATCAAATTTACCTGATGCATGGAGCGTACAAAATGCTTTTTCAATAGCTGTAGGTGGAATACCACGACCAAAATCTTCTACTGAAGCAGAACCTTTTTTATTAGAGATTTTAATAATAATTTTATTACCAAAACCATTTAAGCATTCATCAATAGAATTATCCATTAATTCTCTAATTAAATGAGTACAACCTTCCATTCCAATATTTCCGATGTACATAGTTGGCTTATTCTGAATATTTTCTGGATATTCATAAACCTTAATTGAATTTTCATTGTAATGATTACTTTTATTCATCATTATCCTCCTTAATGAATTTTATTAGTGTTTTTAACACCATTTAAATAATATATAAATAAAAAAAGAGCTAAGCAAAATATTTGATTAATATTTCACTTAGCCCTAATTAATTAAAAACCACAATCAAGTACTCTTAATTGAGCTTCAAGATCATTTAACTTAAATTCAAGATCATTTAATTCTTCTTTAACACTTTCATCATTATCCTCATATCTTCTCTTAAGCTTTTCATACTTTTCAAAGATTTTATTATATTCAGATACAACTTTATTATACTTAATATTCTTTCTAATTCCATTTAAAGCATATAATAATGCAATAATTAACAATACTAAAATTACCTTAAGCATTTTATTAATCTCCTTTTTATACTAAATTATTTCTACTCTTATGACGAATATTTTTCTTAGGTTTATTATTTTTATTTTCAATTCTATCATCTCTATCTTTCAAGAAAGAAGGCATGATAGTTCCAATAACTTCATCATGAATCATAATAATGAATTTATCAAATTCATTTAAATCATCCTTTTTAATGATATTTTTATATAATGATTCAACATACTTTGAAACATATTCTTTAAGAGTCGTTTTTCCTAAAACTTCTTGAGGGAATTTATACATTTTAAAAACATCAGTTGCTTCTTTTTTATTATTTGGCATTAATACTATTAAACCAACTAAATCAAATATATTTGGTCTATTAGATTCTTTAACAAATCTTTCTTTAGTCCAAAATCTTACAGAAGCTATTGAATAAATATCAAAACAATTAAAATCTTTAGTTATATCAAAAGCTTTTTTAGCTGCATTATAGAAATTAAACTTTTTATCTTCAGTATTATTTCTACAATATTCTGCTAATAAATTATTTAAAATAACTTTAAATTTTGCTGAATATTTAAAAGTATTATTTAATACTGCTGCAGCACCTGGAACGAAGGTTACTAATCCTTCATTATTCATATCTTTTGAGAAAATATAAAAAGAGTGATGAGCATCAAATACTTCATTCAATTCTTCCTTATCTGGAATTTTACCTTCTCTCTCAGTTTTATCAATTACGCTATAAATAATTCTTCCATAATCTTTAAGATAATTTAAATATTCTTCTTTGTATTTAGGATTATTATTAAGAATTATTAAATTATTTTGATTACAAATTGTAAATAACTTACCATATTCACTTTTTGAAATATCATTAAGTTTATTAATATAATCAAAACCTTCTTCAATAGAAATTGGTTCTCCATCAATATAAGTTGGAATTTGATATAATTTAATACATTGTGATGCTATTTCCATACTTTTATTAGTTTTATGGTTTACAATTCTATATAATGATTTACAACCTACTTTGCCACAAAATTCACATCTTCCTTTACCATCTTCAAAGAAGTTTTTATTAATGATACCATATTCATCTTTAATCTTGAATTCCCATTCATTAATCATTGAATCAATATCATTAAACATTTCATTTGTTGGATTGTTCAAATCAATGGTAAATCCTTTAAATTTATTACTGGATCTACTTTGCATTGTTTTTAATCCTTTATTCATATTTGTTATCTTTCTAGCTGATGTTGAGCCAGATTTAATGTCATCTAAAGTTTCACGCATAGTTTTCATTTTTCCTTGTACCTCCTAGGAATTTAATTGATTGTTACCTTTAAAATAAAACCTTTAATACCGAAGTATTAAAGGTATAAATAATTTTTATTAAATACAAACAGTTAATTTTTTAGATGCTCTTGTAATACCTGTATATAGCATCTGCCAGTATAAAGGATCTTTATAACCTTTAAATGGCTCAAAAATAAAATAAACATCATCCCATTCAGAACCTTGTGATTTATGACAAGTTATTGCATATCCAAATGTAAATTTATTAATCTTATTTAATTGATTATCAAAGAATATTTTTCTTTTCTTTAAGTATTCACCATAATTATAGTTCTTAATATTATCAGAATTATAAAGATCTTCTTCTTTATTAAAATTAAATTCAAAATAAAGAAGATCAATAATAATTTTCTTAAATGCATGGTCATTATAAAAATCTGGTCTAACTGTTGCTAAACCATGTTTTGTAGAATTATAAACTTCTAAATCATCCTCTAAAATAACTCCTAATCCATTTACTAAGTTAGTTTGAAGTTTTTCTTCACTACAAATTAAATTCCAATTATTCTTCAAGCAAATAAGTTTTTCTCCTTTTTGAGGCATCCAAATATCTTTATTAATTCCTTTAAAATTATTTCTATAAAAACTATTAAGTTTTTTAACTGTATCATTTTTACCTGCAATTATTTGATCACAATTCATTAAACGTTCTAAATCTAAATCTGATTTTCTAATTACATTAATACCATCTCCATAATTACCAACTTTTAAGAATTTATGTTTTCTAGCTTGTTCTGCTAAATAAATAATTGGATTATCTAATGATTGTCTCAATGGTTCAGTTAATAAAGCATCTGGATTTTGACATAATTCATTTACTTCTCCAAATGGTGGTGGTAATTGATTATTATCACCTAGACAAATAATTTTAATACCAAATGATAAAAGATCTTTCATTATTTGATTATTAACCATATAGAATTCATCTACAATAATTAATTTAATAAATTCATCTAAAGATTCTTTTAAATCAAAACCAATTACATTACCATCTTTATCAAATATTGGATCATAAATGAGTTTATGAATAGTTGTTGCAGTTTTATTACCTTTCTTGATTAATACTGAAGCTGCTTTACCTGTATATGTTACATATTTAGTATTAACTTCTTTATCAATACCAATTGATTCAATAATATACTTAACAATTGTACTTTTACCAGTTCCTGCACCTCCCATAATTACAAATGGTTTTCTATTATCACTTAGATACCATTTTTTAGCTTTTTCAATAGCTATTTCTTGTTCGTTAGTTAATATCATTTTTTTTTCCTCCTTTTAATAATTAATTATTATATTTAAAAATTATTTTTAAATACAATAAAATAATATATATTTTAAATAAATTCTTATTTAAACTTTTCATTATAAAGGAGTGATTTTATTGAATAATTATAGTTTATTTGAAAATAAAATTATAGATAGATTTAATTTTAGTGGTTATTATATAGGTTATGTATTAGATAACTCAGAATTTGAAAATACCTTACAAATAAAAGTATTTATTCCAGAATTATTTGGTTATATGTATAATCCTGCAATTAATAATATAGATAGCTCAGTAGATATATCAACAAGTCATTTATTAAATGATGATGTAAAATTAACTACTAAAATAGATAAACAAGAATATGTATATGCTAGAGTATTACTAGATAGAAGTACTACAACTACTACTAAGGAAGAATTTATTAAAGAAGTAGTACCAGATGTTGGTGAAAAAGTATTAGTATCATTTTTAAATGATAATCCTAATAATTGTATTTATGAAAATGTATTATTCTTAACTGAAGGAGAATCTATTGCATTAATTGAAAGTAATAAAGTTGATGGAGTTACTACTATTAAAGTTGAAAGTGAAAATAATACTAGAAATACTTCTAAAGTTAATGTATCTACTAAAATTAAATGGTCTTATAATTAAAATTAAGGAGATGATATAAATGGCGGATAGTAATTCAATTGAATTAGAATTTAGAATTATAACTGATAATACTTCAGATACTACAAAAACACCTGAAGATTTTAATGATTATCTTGAAGATACCATACAAACATTAGAATTAAATTCGGATAATTATGTAGCATATGTAGTCGATAATATGAATGATACTTCAAGTGCTAATAGAGCATTATTATTAAGATATAATGGCGGTGATACACAAATATTCTATAATAGCACTGATAATTATTTAAAATCTAGAAGTAAATCCGATTTATCAACAGCTTCAGATAATGGCTTAATGTCTTCACATGATTATGCTTTATTAAGAAATTTAGATGAAAATCTTAATATTGAAGATACTTCAGCTTTAGTGGAAAATAATAATGAAATATTAACTGATATTATTGAAGTAGATGAAGATAAAACAGTTACGAATACTAATAAGATTTATAAGTTTAAAGAAAATAAAATTAGTACTATTGATGATATTAATGAAAGATTAGACACAGATGAAGAAAATATTGAAAATATTATGGACTTCTTAGATGAAGACTTAGTATCTAGTTATGCTAATCTTAAAGAATATATTGATTCATTAATAGCTTCTTCAGTAGATACTATTATTAGTGATTATATTAATCATACTCATTCTAATTCTTGATAATAAAACTCTTAAGGAAATTATATTCCTTAAGAGTTATTTTTAATGATAATCTTTTCTAATTTCTTCTTCCATAGGTGTTCTCCAACACTTTCTACATAAAATATCTTTCTTATCAAATTTACTAGAATCTTCTATAAGACATTCACAACAATCTTTCCCATAAATACTTTGTACACAAAAATTTGGTATATTATAATCATCAATATCTACATTAGGCATTTTTTCTTTAATATCCATTAAGAAACTTGTCGGCGGATTATCATTAAGCCAATTTAAGATATTATTATTTAAACTACTAGTCGTACCAAATTTCTTTAATAGAAGAGCAAAGCCACATACCCTTCCAGAATTTAGTATACAATTTTCACAACCTTCATATTTAGAAATATAATTGCACATATAATCAATATCTCTAAGATTAACATCTTCTTTACCTTCAAATACTAAATCAGTTAAAACATCGAAATTTTCAAAGCTATCAAAAATTTCAACATCTGGTTGTTCAAATTCTTTATCTTCTTTAGAAGTTGTTTCATTAATATCTATTGCATTTTCTTCCATAATTTTCAGCTCCTTTTTTATATTATTTATATAAATGTTATTTTTAATATAAAAAAATTAATTATAAAAATATATAATAACAAATTTATATAAATGGATGAGTATGTCTAGTTGGCGATGACGGCAGACTGTAAATCTGTTACACTTGAAACACCGTAGGTTCGATTCCTACCTCATCCACCATGAGTCTCCTCCTTTTTATTTTATGATGACTCCTTTTATGGTAAAAAATAATGATAGTAGAAAAGTTTCAATATACCCTTATGGATTTATTCCATAAGGGTATATAATTTTTTATAATTCAACATCTCTTTATTAAATATAAAAGAAAGGAAGTGTTTTATATGAATATTACTTTTGGAAATCCAGCTAATCAAGAAAAAATAGTAAATCAAACTTATAGCACTATTTCAGTATGTAGTTCAACCAATTCTTTATCATCAATTATTGGTTCAGTTACTAGTTATATTACTGAATATTTTAAATCTAAATTTCCTGAAAGCTTCTTTAAGGAAACTTATATATCAACTACAATGGCTGCAAGTGCTATTCAAAAAGATTACTTTGAAGTTAAAAAACGTCCTTATTTATTTATTCAACCTCAATTTGATTTAACGCAAGGATATATGGGAGATTTACCTACATTATTTACTGATACTTCTTGGGTTTATTTAAAAAAATTAAGAAAGAATTATAATCTTATATTTGAAGATCAAAATACTGGTATAAGAATATTTAATGCTTTTAAAAGAACTAAAATTAATTTTAGAATAGGTATTAGGGTTAACTCAGAGCTTCAAGGATGGAATACTATTTCCTATATAGATCAGAATTTCCAAACTAATGGATGGTTTTTTCTTAATAAAGTATTCGTGCAAACACAAGTACCTCCATTTATAATTCAAAATATTGCAAATAGGCTTAATTATAATTTAAATGAAAATGCAGATTTAGAACGTATGGAAGATTTTATGTTACAATATTCTTATAATGGTATTTATATGGCTAAAGATTTAAGCACTGGTAATAATCGATTTATGTTCAGATATCCTGCTAATATATTAATAAACTATCCTGATATGTCTAATCAAAATAGAAATATGAGACAAAATGTTATTCAAAATTCTCAAATTGAATATAATATAACAGCTGAATTATGGACACCATCAACATTTATTATGGAATTAGATAATATGGAAAGATTTAAGAATGTAAAATTAACTAATCCTAATGATTATGAAGATGGTACTTATAGATTCTCATTGGTTATGAATGAAGATTATATACCATATACTAAAGATAATAGAAATATTCTAATGAAAAGAAACTTCTTGCCTGAAGTTAATGTTGAATATGATGAAGTTGACCTTAAATCAGTATTACCTTTAAATGTACATAAAGCTTGTGATTTATTAAAGAAATATAAAATTAAAATGAGTAAAGTATTTACAATAGATTTATATATTAATGGTAGATTATTATTCCCAGAAAATTATGAAGTTGATGAAAAAGATTTAATTCTTAAAACTAAGAATCCTATGGTAAATACTACTTATACAGTTGTATGTTATGCAGATATGGGTATATTAAATAGAATTAATTTATTAATGGGAGAAGATAGTAAATCTGAAAAAGAATTGGATCAATTCTTAAAAGATTTAAAAAATAGTAAATAAAAAAAAAGAAATAAAGCTTAATAAGCTTTATTTCTTTTATTATTAATCATTCCAATCTTTGTATTGATAATTACATTCTCCAGTGTACCAACCACGATCATCTTGTCCTTTAAAATGATTAGTTATTTCAGATTCTGGTAGATCTTTATTAATATCTTTTAACATATCTTCGAATGTTGGTTCATACATAAAATTTTTTCATCCCCTTTATACATGGTTTATTGTATCTGCGGTAAAAATAATACAATAATAATCTGTTAATCATTATTAAAGCCTTCAATAATTCCATTGATATATCCATCATTATCTAAGAATCCTTCAATATAACCTTCTAACCAATCTGTTGTATAGGGACTTTCTTTATAGTCTTCAATTCTTTCTTCAATAAATTCTTCTAATTCTTCATCATCTAAATAACCACACATCATAGTATTACATAATAATTTAATTTGCTCTTTAATTAAATCATTAAAAGGTGGTAATTCAACATTTACACTTTCAACCATGCAATTAGAAAAATTAGCATTTTCATTTGCATCAATATTAATAACTCTATTAAAATCATTATCTAATGAAATTCTAGCAGTTACCAATTTATTAGAAATATCTTCTCCATTATCTATTAAATCATTTACTTTTTCTTCTATTAGTTGTTGTAATACTTTTGGATGAATTATATCTTCTGAATTTAAATTATTCTTAATAAATTCTTCTGCTTCTTTTTCTGGAAAATTCTTAACGCATTGTAATTGATTATAAGTAAAACTCCAGTTAGCTTTATCAATTGAATATGGATCATTATTATCTATATTCTTATAATTTTCTATAATATCTTTAAGATTAGGTACACAATATACCTGACATTCATTTTTATCTTTTTTGTCTTTATCCTTATTTTTATCATAGAATTCATGTTCTTCATGTATTTCAGATTTCATTTATTTCACTCCTTATTTAAAATACTAATTAATTAGTTAATTATAAATTTTAATATAAAAAATTAAATATAACAACTTAATAATTTATAAATGAAAGGTGGAAACTATAATGATGCTTAGTGAAAAAGAAGATACTAGTTTAAGCAATTATGACCAAAAGGATATTTTAAGTAATCTTTCTTCAGAGATTTCTTTAGATACAATTAATCAACAGATTGATAGAATTTTTGATGAAGATGAACCTCCTAGAAATAGTAGTGACGTATTTGAAAGTTTTATACAGAAATATAAATTTCTTAAAGAAAAATATAAAGATAATGAAGAATTTATTCCTAGCTTAGAACAGACAGTAGAAGAAATTATTATTGATATTTTAAATAATATTGAAAATAAATTTGATTTTAAAATTACATTTAGTGAAAGCTTACTTATTGATGATAAAATTCATTATATTCATATGATTTATAATTTCTTAATTAATTATATAGAAGATGGTATAGAAAGTTTATTTTATAATTATTTTATAGATCACATTAAAGAATTTCCTAATAGAACTATTAATACTAAGGATCAGACTTATATTAATTTTAAAGGAATTATTCCTAACGAATATTTAAATCAAATTTATAATTTCTTAGAAAACATTGAAACTATTAAAGAATATAAATTATATGCTGAAGATTTAATTGAATTAATGATTGCTAATGATCCAATGATTGAATGTAATTTCTGGTGTACTAAAATTTTTATTGATAATGATTTTGTAGATATTAGTTATGGTGATAATTTTAAAAAGAATATTTTAGATGTTGCTTTTAATTCTAATAAGATTTATAAAGTACAGAATCTTATTATTAAGAAATATTGTAACAAATAAAATAATAACCCTATAGAGATTAACTCTATAGGGAAATTTTTAATATTTAAGAATCTTTTCAACGGGAGAAATAATTTCTTTTTCATTATTAATATTTTTAGCAGTAGAAGTAATCATTGCCTTATTAAAATCTTCAAATCCAATTGCAGTATAAGTACTGTTAAAGAATGCAATATTTTTAAGATTAATATTTTTATAATCAATTGAATTAATATTTTGCTTATTAATAGCTTTTCTAAAAGGCTCTTTAACATTTTTCTTATTTCTCATTAATTCACCGATCATCATTTCATATATTATATTCTGGCAACCTAAATCCATTTTATTAATAGACATATTTTCCATAAAAATTTTAACAATTTCTTCATATGGTATTAATGGTAAAAATCTTCCATATAATAACATATTTAAAAAGTCACCAGCATTTTTACCAGATTCTTCTACATTAATATTCTTAACAAATATAGAACCACGATTCATTGTTAATACATCATATTGAATATCACCAGTATCTTTAATATTTAAAGTTTTAGAATTTTTATCATCAAATTCAAATACAATTCTAGATGGAAGTTTAAATGTATAAATATGACCCATTTCATCTTTTTCTTCCATAGCAAATGATTTTACTTCAAAAAAGAAATATGCTATAGTATTTACTTCATTACCATTATAAACAGCTATATTAGATTCAAAATAATTTTTTGGTATATATACATTTAAAATATCTCCAGTAAATCTAATAGAATCTCCATCTTGTTCTAAAAATTTAAGCATAATTTTACACCTTCCTATAAAAAAATTTATAATAAATAGTAGTTTTTATATATAAAAATTTTTATATACAAAAAAAAAAGTAGGCGCTGCAGAACCATGATATAATTTTTATATCGCAGCAGCGCCCACATACATTTTTTTTTTAGAGCTAGAAGAAAACTGAATTACTTATTTCTATAAATATTATTCAATCTCTCCTGTCTCTCAATAAGCTTTTCAGCATCATGATTAATACGGTCATATTCTCTGATGTCACTGACATCATGAGAAAGACCTGAAATCATTGCTCCAAAGCAAGCTCCAATAGATGCTCCAACAGCCAATCCAACAATAGTACCGACATTCTTACCATTGCAATATCCATTGTTGTAACCCTTATTGTAGTTTTTCTTTGTAGAATTGAAGTTAGCCATAATAGCCTCCAAGATATTATTTATATTATTTTACCCCTACTCTGTTATCTCATATCAGTCGCCCTATCTTTTCAGGCAATGAGTTTCTTCAAGGGAACATATAAACTCTAGTATTTATTAAGAGCTACTAGAATTAAATACCACTCTAATGTATGAATTAAAGTAATTATTTACTTTATTCACAATTATAATATATATACAAATATATGATTTAATACGATTTAATAATATTCCTATAGAGATTATTTTCTCTATAGGAATATTTAAGTATTATAAAATTTCTAACAAAGCATCTCGATATCCTTCCATATAACTTTCCATTTGTTTATTTTTAATTCTATTTTTTTCCGCTATAGAACTTTCATGCTCCGCCTGTGCTCTTCTTCTTTTATTCTTAGAAATCTTTTCTTCTAAGTTAGCTTTATCAGTAGCTTCTTGATATTTAATCTTTTTCCATGTTTTAAAGTTTTTATATAACTTAGGATTTTTATTGTGATCTTTTTCATATTGTAACATTTCTGGATCTTCAAAATTTTCAATACTTAATTTACCACCACGTTGTTGATATGCAATATATTTTAACTGTCTTTCATTGCTTTTTTTATTTTGAGCAGCAGCATCTTTTTTCATTTTATTTTTTAATTTAATATTTTGGATTATACCTTCTACTAAATAATTAGAACTATTCATATTTCCACCACCTCATATGTATTATTATCTTCATCATATGCATATTCATCTTCAACTTTAACTATATTAATAACTGAAGTGTCAAAATTACAATCATCAATAATATTATAATCTTCATCTATAATATATAATGTCTTATCTTTAGTACATACAATACTATATTCATCAGGTAAAGTTTGCTCTAATTTAGTCTGATCTTTCTTTTCTTTTTCATCTTCAGATAATCTTTCTTTAAATATTCTATCAATTTCTTCATCACTTGGTTCATTAATTAATTCTTCTTTATTATCATTAATAGTTTCTTCTAATAAAGTACTTTTATCATTTTTGTTAAGTAGTCTATAAATGTCAAGAATTTCTTTACTAACACCTGTACTTTGATCTTCAAGTTTATTATTAGCTGTAAACATTTTAAGTTCCATATCCATTTTAGATTTTTTAATATTAGTTAATTCTTTAATTATATTTAAACGTTTTTCTTTAATAGAAATTAAATTAGCTGTTTGAGAAGCCATGAAAACAGGATTAGATTTTGTAGGATATTTTGACATAGCATCTAATCTTGCTTTAGCATCATTAAATAATAAATCTAATGATTCTAATTCAGATTCTAGCATATTATATTCTTTATCCAAATCTTCTGGATTAAGTTGTAATCTAGAATTATTAGCCATAAAATCACTTCCTTCTTATAAAATATAATAAAAAGTTCCAAAAAAAAAAGATTACCATATTGTATAAATTAAATACAATATGGTAACCAAATTAAAATAATTTTAAAAGTTTTTTTTATCTGTTATTAAATAAGTCTAAAATATTTATACTAAAATACTTATTCATATATTCTTTTAAAGTTTCATCACCTGATTCTTCTATGATTTTAGTGAATTCACTTTCAGGAACTACTACTTTATTTGTTTTATCATTAAAGCAATAAATATCAATATAAGAATTAATAGTAGTATCTCCATAATAACCAATTAATGGATATTCATAAATCTTTGGATTAGTATCTCCATTAATTAATTTACAATTACCTAATTGAAGATTAAATTCTTCACCTTTAATAAATATAGAAGATACTCCATTCTTATCAAATTTTATGATATGCTTTTCATAATCATCTGATATTTTCATATAACCTTCAGTCTTTAAAAGACTACCGAAATCCTTTTGGAATCCTTCTACTATTCCTTCATATTTTTCTTCAAATACTGTAGGAATGCGATATTCATCAATTCGATAATCAATTGAGCCATCATCATTAAGAATTCTACAAACGTATAAACCTTCTTCTTTTGGCTTCTTTTCTTTTATATTAGTAAACATAAAGTCATTTCCTTTCATTCATTAAATAAAGAATACATTTCATTACAAGTTTTATTAATATTCATTAAATAATTTATACAACTATATTGATTGTATAAATTATCGTTTAATCTATCAAAATTATAATCTAAATAGTTAATAACATCTAACAAAAAATCTTTTATCATTTTTAGAACATTACCCTCTTCTAAGCTTTTAGCTAAAAGTGATAAATTAATAATCATTGATGTATTAGACAAATTTTCTTTTGTAATTTTTTTTACATCCATTTGTTCTGTTATAAAGAATAATATAAAATAATTTGAATAATTGCTAATATAATTATCATAATAATAACAATTATATAAAAACATTGTAGCACGTTTTTCATAATAAGTTGGTGAATTATAATAACTATTAGAGCATTTTTTATAGTCGGCTGGATTGTAAAAATTTTTTAAAATATCCCATGAATCTTTATTTATATCAGATGGTACAATAGGAATTTTTGGATTGTCATCTTCATAATCAATATCAACTTTTCTTTTTTTACAATAATCTTTTATATCATTTATTACTTGATTTTTAAATTTATCAAATTTATTAGTTTCTCTTTCTGATTCATCAATGTTTTCTAAATTTAATTTAACATCATCAACATCACAATATTCTTTTAATAAATCTGAAAAATGTCTATTATTACAAAGTTTCTTTCCATAATCATTAATATCATTAATTATTTTTACAATATCATTAATTATATCCCAATCAATTACATCATTTAAAATATCAGTTGATATTAGTTTAAAAATCTCGTCATATGTTTTTACTTCATTATATGATTTTTTAACGTTATAATCATTATCATAAATTAAATGACAATTATTATCAGTTGACATAAATTCTGAAAATATTTCGGAAATATCATAGCCCTTATTGAATTTATCAATTATAAGAAAAATATTATCATTATTCAATATAATATTTTTAACATAATCTTTTTCTTCATTATAATTTTCCCAAATAACCTTTCCATCATTTAACATACAAATTCTATTTGAAAATACACTGTTCATATCTTTTTTTCCTCCTGAGAATTAAATTTAATAATTTTTAGCATATGAATTTTTATTTTATTAAGTTAAGTATTTTCTTTTGAAATTACACATGATAACACCATTCACTTCCTTTCCTTTATGACCTGGCAATACAAAAATAGCATTATCGGTAGTCCTTTTATATATTCGATGTCCTCCTTTACATCGTACATATATAAAATTATTTTCGTTAAGTACTCGTTCAAAATCTTTAATTTTAATTTTATTCATAAGTATACACCTCATTATAATATTTATTTTGATTATAAATAATTTAATAATCAAAGCTATAATATATACTTAAAAAAATACTCTAAAGGAATTTTCTTCCTTTAGAGTAAAAAATAAATTAAACTAAGCTCTTACAAATAAATTGATTAGATGTTACTAGAATACCAATAATGCTAATTACCGCTTTTAGTATTTCAATTTCAGTCTTAGCTGAATTTACAATATAAGTTTCCTTTTCAGTTTCATATCGCTTTGTCTTAAGATTATAAATAACATCGTTATTAACACATTGCTCAATGATATCATTAATGTCATTTGAAGGTATAGAAGCATTAATTAAAACGTATTTATAACATTGAATGAAAGATTCTTTAATTAATTTAAATAAAATATTTTCTAAGCTATTTATCTCAGTTTTATTCTTATAAGTATTACTAAATTCTAAACTACTCATATCAGTTGTATTCATATAAGTATTAATAAACTTTGGAATAGCTAAGTTACCACCACAAACATAACCAGTTTCTAAAGCTGCTTTACAAGCAAAAATACTATCTTCAATTAGATACTTACGATTATTCTTTTCTAATTCAGTATCCCCACCTACATAATATTTAACAATTGTAGAATTTAAATTAGCTTTTCTAGTTTCTAATTGGAAAATTCTACTATCGAATGATTCATCCTTAAGGTCTTTAAACTTTTGAATCTCTTCATCAATATACTTGACACGATCTTCAAGTTCTTTATCAGAACATTTACGACCAACTAGCTTAGTAGTTTTATTACTAATAGAAATTTCATCGCAAGAACCTAACATAGTATAAAAATTCTTTTTAAAATCATCTGCTGAATTAAAAGTCTTATCATAGATAGTACTCTTAGTATATAAAGCAATATCCTTAAATATTTCTTCTTGATTTTTATTAGCAAAATTAAAATCAACTAAACAAATATTAAAATCAGGATTTTGCTTTTTATTTATGATCCAGCAAGAAACAAATTCTGCTGAAAAGCTTTTAGCAATAATAACCATAGGTTTAGTATGTCTAGCAACTAAATTACCTATAGAATCTACCATATAATTTAAGTCAGTAGAATCTAATCTATCATTGCACATAAAAATAAAAGGTTCTTTAAAATTACATTCTGGTTTATTCTTATTATTTGAAAAATCCTCTGCAATCATTCCTGTAGCAAATTCAAGACCATTTAAATATTTAAAATGATCTTCAGAATCATTAGAATTCTCTAAATAAATAAAACCATCATTTCCAATAACCTTATAAATATCATAAATATTAGAACCTACTTTAGCATCATTATTATTAGATACTTCGGCAATCTTTCTAATAATATCAAAATTATCTTCATCAATAGGTGTAGCCATTTCTTTAACACCTTTTGAAATAATTCCTTCAATAGATTTTAATGTATCAAAGATTTCTTTAGGTGAATACTTACTAAGTACTCCATCATCCTTCATAGCATTATTTAATACTGTAAATAATGATTGTGCTATAACTACTGAAGAAGTACTTCCATCACCTACAGTTTGTACTAAATTAAATGAAATTTTCTTAATAATTTCATAAATAGTTGTAGCTAAAGGACTTTCAAACTTTAAAGATGATAAAATAGTATAACCGTCTTTAGTTGCAACATGTCCATTAACTTTATCTTCAATAATAGTTGAAGAACCATAATAACCTAAAGAATTTCTTAAGCTATTAGCAATAGTTTCTAAAGTCTTTTCAGAAATATTTCTATAATCATTTTCTTCAACAATATTTGAAGAATTACTTGATATAAGTTTATTCTCCATATTATTAACTCCTTAATGTTTTATAATAAATGTATAATTATTATTTTCTTTATCTATATTGAATATACCATCTAAACCATATTTATCTATAATATCATTAATATCGTTTGAATTATTAAATTCAAACGATATTTTTTCAAAATTACAAATTTCTCTATCGTCTGATATATAATTAAATCCCTTTATAACATCATAAGGGATATTTTCTAAATTTAAAATATTTATTAGACAATTAAATTGGTATCCGAATTTTTTACCTAACGATTCTATGAAATTGTCTTTATCAAAATCAGTTAACATTTCCAATTTACTTTTATCTAAATGGTCAGATGGTTGTAAAAGATCATTATAATAAAAATAAATCATATGATTCAACCAACTTTCTATAAATTATAAAATATATGCTCAGTCATTAATGCTGTGATTTCTTTCTACTTTCTTCAATACTCTTTTCTTTGACTTCTTTCATAGCTAATAATAAAGAGTATTCCATATTTAATAATTGATCTATAGATATCTTTCCTTCAAATAGATCAACTAAGTATAATAAAAATGTAGCACTATTTTTGTATTGTTCTTTAACTCTTTCATTTCCAACAATATCTTTACTTATTGGCTGAGCATTAGACGAAAAAGTACATTTTCCATGTCAACTGGCATATTGCCTAGTTCTTTCTTACAACTTGGACACTTAAAGCTTGGAATTCTATATTCAGTTTTATACTTATCGGTCCATTCATCAATTGCCTTTGCTAACTGCTTTGTATCATTAATAGATAATTCCTTAAGTACATTGATAACCTGATTCTGTGCTGTTACTGGATAATAAACAGGAGAATTCTTAGCAATAGTTTCTGGTACATTAAGAATTAATACATTCTTGATAAATAATAATGTAGCTAAATCATCAGCCATTTCTTCCATTTTATCAGCAGGTGTTGACTTAAGAATATTAAGCTGATCCTTAAGAGATGGAATACGAATATCAATAATAGTTTTAGACTGATCAAGACAAATTCTCTTATGTTCTGCAATTAATGAACCAGCCTTAACTTTATCAGGTGTATCTGCATTCTTAGCAACTTCTTCAAGTCTTTCAAAGATCTTTGTATCTTTACTAAATACAAGAGAATCATTTGGAATAGCTTGTGAGAATGAATGTTGACAATGAATACACTTAAAATCAAAATTAGTAGTTCCTGGGAATGTCTGCATATGTAAGCCATAAAATAGATTCTGTAAATCAAAAAATGAAGTACATTCACAGAAAGTATCAAAACTAATCGCACCAATACTTGTAGCCTGCATTCTACTATGAATAATCTGATACATTTTTAATGTAGTATGATATTCATCCATTGTAGAAGTAGTAATAGCATCAATATCTTGATACTTAAGAGCTTCCATATAAACAGTATAACAACTCTGAGGTAAAGCTACTTGGAAAGTAGGCTTGCTATTGAATACTAAATCAAGGTTAGTATGCTTTTCAAGACTATTAAGACTATCTGAAATTACAATATTATTTAAATCAATATTCATATTAGGAAGTAATTCATTAATCTTTACCTTCATATCAGTAACTACTTCATGTCTATCACTCATATAAAGAGGACTAGGATTAGCCTTTTCCTTCTGTGTAATAATTTCTCTTGAAGAAAGACTTCCATCCTTTTTAGTAGGTGTATTATTCTTCTTAGAAGTACTTCTTTTCTTAGTAGTTGTAGAAGAAGAATCACCATTATTAGTTGAAGGAGCTTTAAGATCTAAACCTCCACTCATTTCATTTCTAGCACGTTCCATAGCTGCTAGCATCTCTGGATTAGCACCAGTATCATTATTCACCATATCATCTGGTGTAAAAGCAACCTTTTTAGCCATAATATTTATTCCTTTCTAATTATATATTTTTTATAAATCCATCTTGGATATAACTTTTCTATTTGATGAATCACCAGTATAAAATAAACTAACTTTATATTCATCTGTATTACCATTTTGATTTGTATCATATACAGTGAAAAAAATAGCTAAAGTTACATATGCATCATTATTTGATCTTAAAAATTGAATTTCTTGTTTTGTAGTTATATCAGTTTTACCTAATTCATTATTTAACCATTTATTCATTTGAGTTGTAATAACAGATTGTAGTTCAGCTTTAACACTAGTAGTAGCTAATTCAAATAAATAATCTTCGATACCTACACCAAAATCTGGATTATTTGGATAAGTTCCTTGCTTGGTGATTAAAATATGTTGAATCATTCTAGCTACAGCTTCTTTATTCATATAAGTTTCTAATTTTCTAAAGTCGGTAACATTTAATGATATATCTCTAATTTCAGTATTAGTACTATTACTTAAAACAGCTTCTTGATTAGCTTTTACCATTTGTTCTATAATTCGATTAGCTTCTTCAGTGCTATTTTCTTTATAAATTTGATATAAATCACTTGTATTTAAATTAATACCTTTAGCTGATCTATTAATTGCATCAATATAACTTTGATCAAATTTAGCCATATTATCACCTCTTTTAACTTATTAATATTAATATTATATAATTTATAAATTTTTTGTTAATTTTAATTTTTTATATTAAAAAAATAAAATAATAAAAAATTATTATAAAAAAGGAGTTGATTTATAAATGGGTGTAGAAACTGAAAAAATATTAAAAACATTAGAAAAAGAAAAAACTACTAGTGATAGATTAGATAATATTAAAGCTTCTATGAATTATGTAGCAACCGATCAAGAAGTTTATAATACAAATGCTACTGAAGATGTTTCTTCTTCAAAGTCTTCTTATCCAAAAAGATATAGTTATGTACCTAATTTATCTTTAATATTTTCAAATGGAGAAGTATATGATTTATTAAATTATACAACTATAGTACAAGTTGAAGTAAATTTAGATCATTATGTATTTCCTTTAATATCTCTTAGATTAGATGTACCAATTACTTATATTCCTAGAATACAATTTGATGATGAATTAGAAATTAAATTTGAATTAATGTATAATGCAACTACAGAAGTAGATACTGCAAATATGTATGATACATTATGGTCATTTAATATGAAAAAAGTTAAACAGGAAAGTTCACCTATTAATGCAGATGAATTATTATATGAACAAAATGAACAATATACTAAATTTGCTCCAATAGAATTAAAGATGATTCCAGTAGAATGTTTAAATGCTAATAAAATTTTATTTTCAGGTGTTTATGGAAATTGTAATATAATGCAAATGCTAGCATTAATTACTGAAAAACTTAATAATAAAACTTATATAGTTAGTCCAGATAATGTAAGAGAATATAAACAAATTATTTTTCCTCCATCAAATATTTTTTATGCTATAGAATATCTTGACCAATATTATGGTGTATATGACAGAGGTTTAAAGATGTTTTATGGTTTTGATCAAAGTATTGTAATGCCTAAGAATTATTATATTGAAACTGGTATTAATAAAGTTAATGTATCATTTTCTAGTAATTTAGAAGAAGGTATTGATTTTACTACTTATACTGGCGGTGGATTAGCTAAAATTGGAGATGATAATTATATAACAATTACTCCAGATAAAATTAAGATATTAGATAGAAGACAATATATTAAAGAAGCTTTAGGTACTATTGTAAATACTTATTCAAGAGATGATAATGCATATTATGAACAAGTAAGAGAATATGATTATACTGATACTGATGAAAATAGTATTGAGAAAGTTAAATCTTATATTAATAAATATAATAATACTAATAAAGAAAAAGAATATTTGCTACAATCAGCTTATACAAGACAAATAGAATTATTATTAAATGAAGCTATACTAGATCCTAGTTCTTGGTTTAAACCATTTGTTATTGAATTTGAATCAGAAAATTATGAAAGTTTAAATGGTAGATATAGTATGAATGGATATTATTTTAGATTTAGCAGAGTTAGTGATAGTAACAATCAAACCTCTGCTTTTAATACAACATCTGCTATTGAATTAATTCAAATATAAAAATAACCCTAATGACTTATAGTCATTAGGGAATTTATTAATCTCTATACCAAAGAGCTGTTCTATGTTTTTCAGTTCCACGAGAATCATTACCTTGATTAATTAATACTTCTTCAACTTCTCCAGTTTCAGGATTAACCATTTTACATTTTTCTTTATATTCATATGTCATAATATTAAGAACCTGATCAGAAGCCATATATAATCTTTCACCATTTGTTCTATCAACAAAAGAAACACAGTTTTCTGATTCTAATTTGGCATTAGTAAGATCATATCTTTCACAATCAATCATTGTTTGAGTTGTTTGCCAAATAGCAGAAACTTCTTTCCAATCCATTCTAGCTTTAATATCATCATATATTGGAACTAAATTTTTCTTATTATATTGAGGTTTTGTTGGATCATTTATATATTCAATTAAAGTATCTCTGTCTAAAAGTGAATTTCCATCAGCAGTTAAAGGCTTTTTCTTTTCAACTAATAATAGTTCATATGGTTTAAATTTTACAAAGAAATTAAATACATTATTACCAATTTTATCAGCATTATTAATTACTTGCATAACTTCATTTGCCAACATAGTTATCATTCCTTTCTAAATAAAAAATATAACCTAATGTTAAAAAATATAAATTTTAAAAATAATAAATAATTATTATAAATAAAGGAGGAAAAATAGATGAATATTCCAATTTTAAAATTCAAAATTACTGAATTAGAAGAACAACCTAAAAAGTTATTTAGAAAAGCTAAAATGAAAGAAATTTCATATGAAATTTCTTTAGAATATAATTTAGATGAAGATAGATTTTATTATACAGATGCTAATAAATCAATTCCAACTAAAAAAGATTTATCTAGATCTATTATTATGATTTATGATATTTATAAAAGATATGAAAAATTTAATCTAAAAGATAATTTTATTCTATCGGAAAATAAGTTAAATCAATTTCTTAATAATTTTTTCAATTGTAATAATGATGAAGATGACTTTTATTTAAAAAGAATGATATTTGGTAGTAAACCAGTTAATTTATTATTAATTAATACCATTTTAGAAGAATTAAATATTACAGATGTTGATTATAATAAATATTATTATTATCAATATCCTATAGTAAATTTTAGATAAAATAAACCCTTAAGGAATAAATCCTTAAGGGTTTTTAATTTATATAAATAAACTATCGCCAAGGTTATCAATATCAGATCTAGGTGTAACTTCCTGTCTATTATCAGGACTAAGTTTATCTTCAATAGTTCTAGATGTTTGTGCATCTTCTTTCTTTAATGTTGCAACAGTATTATGTTGAGCTTGTTTATTATCATTATCGAGGGCTTCACCAAGCTTCTTTAATTTTACAGCTAAATTAGATTGTTTAGTTCCAACTTTCTTATCTTTAGGACTGCCATTACTAACAGCTAAACCATTAGCTTCAACCATACCACTAACATATTTTAAGCTTTCAGAAAGTTGAATTTTCTTAAAATAGAAATAGCAAATAAGAGTTCTAGTTAAATAAACAAGAGCTAATATACTACTAGCAATTAAACCAACACCAACACCTGCAGCTAATACAGGATGAGCAGCTAATCCAGCACTAACAGCAGCACCCATACCTGCTAATTTTGTACCAACACCACCAGCAATTGTAGCAATTTCTCCGATTGCTTCGTGATGAATCATATTATACTCTTCAACTTTAGCTTCTAATTCTTCATTTAATTTTAATTTATTATTTCTACAAATATCATTAAATTTATTAATATTCTTGTAAAGAATATTTTTCATTAAGCTATTCTTAGGAGGATCTCTATAAATTAAAATATTTTCTTCAGTAATTGAAGTAGAATTAATTAAAATAATTGATGTAAATTCAACAACTGCTGCTGCAATAGTTAAATAACATAAAATATTAGCAGAGTCATTTGTACTAAAAGCTCTTTCAAAATACTTTATATTTTTTTCGAGATTAGAAACTGCTGCATCACAAGCTTGAAAAGCAGTAACAGCTTCTACTGTATTTTTACCCTTTGCTTTATCCATTATAGGTTTAAGCATAGAAATACATTGTTTTGTAATAGGATAAGCTTTAGATTTTTTAAAATCACCTTTGGTTTTAGGTAAATCAAAAAAAGCACCTTTTCTAGTAAGCTTTTCAATTTTCTTTTCAGAATTTTTAACTGCACTTGTTCCCATCATATCTGCTAAATTCATTTTTTGTTCTTCATTAAGACTTGCTAAAAAATTAGAAGAAATTAATACAGAATCTTTATCATAAAAATTTTCAGTTAAAATATAATCAATACAAAATCTATCTGGATTTATATTATTAATATATGCCATTTTAAACTCTCCTTTCTTTTATTATCTACCGAATAATGATTTAATATCATCAATATTAATTGGTGTTGCTTTCTTTTGTTTCTTAAAATCATTAAACTTTTTAACAGTATAACTAGCAGATGGTTCATCATAAAGATAAACTGTTTCTGTAGATTCATCAATATATGCAAAATTTAATAAATAAAGAGAATTCATTAATTTTTGTGCAAATTTAGGCATTGATAAATCAATTCTATAAGTTGTCGCAATATAATCAACTTCATCTTTAGTTATAACTAATGTAGATGTCTTAATAGGAGCATTTTTATTACTTGTTGAAGAATGGAAAATTTGTTTATTTTCATTCTTCATTTTTCTAAGTTTATACCACCAATAGTTAGAAGTTTTAGCAGCTTGAATACCAGTATTTTTCATATTAGTAAAGTCAAATACTATTTCTCCAAGTCCCTTAAAGAATCCATACTCACCAGTGGTCCATTTAACAAACTTAAATAAAGTAGAATTTTTAAATTCATTACCAATATTAAATATAATATCTTCAGATTTTAATGGATGTGCCATACACTTTACACCAAAAATAATTTCTTTTTCATCTAAAGAAGTTCTTGATATATTTTTCGTATTACCATATCCTACATTTAAATCGCTACCAACACTTAAAGGACTACCTTCTTTACTCATACCAAATTTACCAAGTTTAACTCCAAAACCACCTTCTCTTTCGGTCGTTGTTGAATTTGAAACTGAAATCTTTATTTTAACGAAAGTTGGTTGTAAATCATTTACCTTTTTAAACATATCTGGATTAAATGGAGCATTATCTATAAATTTCACATCAGTAGTTGTTTTATTTTGTCTATGTAAATTATCTTTAACACTTAAAGGACCTAAATCAATATTTCTATTATTTCTAGCATCGTTATCTACTTCTGAATGACTATCTTCATTTAAGTATTTAGGTAAAGTACTTTCGTTTAAAGACCACATACAAAACTTTTCCTCAAGTGGAATTGAAAGAGATTTATTAGACTCTTTTAAACTTTCCAAAAATGTTGGATTTCCTTCTATATTTGTATGAATTTTTCTTAAAGATGAAATTAAATCGCCAGAACCATTTGTTAGAGTACCAAAATCATTCTGTAACAATAATCTTAACATGATTGTATTTTCAACTTCAAATCCTGCAGCTAAAGTTGCAACTGTATCTTGAGAAATATTCTGTGATACTAAAATAGGAAATTGTAATATCATATCTTTGGTCATTTTTTTAATAGAATTTCCATTATAAATATCAATAGTCTTACCAGCACTTACTCTTCTATTTGCACGTCCTGCAGCTCTTTGAATAAAGTCGTTAAAACTTGCCATAAATTATCATTCCTTTCTAATAAAAATATAAAAAGTTGTTAAAAAAAAGGGCAATATTCAAAAGTAAATATTGCCCTCCACGTAACTCTTTAGAAAAGATAATTAGGCTTTTATCACTAATTTTTTAATGGTCCAAAATTAATGATATTAAACAAGCTATTGCATCTCCGATATTTTTACTTTGATGTTTGTTAAAATTGTTTTTGCTCGGAAATAAATTACACCATTCTGGGAATGGAAATTTATCTTCAATAACCTTGTTATTATTATTTGTAGATTTAAAGTTTTTATTATTATTTTTAAAAACCATAATAATCTCCTCCTAAAATTTAATATTAGGAAAGAGCATGTAGACACGACCGTTGTTTAGCCTACAATATTAAGTTTTTTATAGAGATACGTGGATGCAGTCTAACTCCTTTTCCATGTAAATAATATATATTTATTAAATTTTACTATATACAACAAACTAATATAAATTTTATATAAAGGAAGTGATTTAAAGTGAATGCTGCAAGTATAGTAAGTAATAAATATGGTGAAGTTAATATATATAATAATTTTAATCCATATAGACTAAGAGAAAACACTGAACCATTTATGGGTGGTTTACCAATAGTTTTTTTAACAACACCTTCTATGAATATTTATGAAAATGGTGATTGTTGTGAAACATTATTAGACTCTAATCAATTATTTTCTTATTTAAATAGTACCGATTCATATATATTAAAACAGCTACAATATTCAGGAGGAGGCTCTACATCTCCTTTTATTAAATTATGTACTAATAGATTTAAAGGTATTACATTAAAAGACTTTGGTATGAAAACTATTGAAGATTATGAAAACTATTATGGTTGGAAACAAATATTACCTGCATCAACTATCGATAATTTTACTGCTGAAAGTTCTTTAACAGTTAACTTTGCAGAAACTAAAAATTTAGATATTACTAAAATATTTTATGCATGGATGACTTATATAGAAGTAGTTAGATATGGTTTACATGAACCAACACAAACAACTAGAGATAATCGTATATTAGATTTTACATCTTCTCTTTATTTCTTTTTATTAGACTTTGATATGAGAACTGTTTTATATTTTACTAAATATACTGGAATATATCCAACTAATGTTCCTTTATCAAGTTTAGTATTGAGTGATATTACTTCAAGAAATGCTATTGAAACAACAATTACATTTGCATATCAATATAAAGAAGAATTAAATCCTCAAATTATATATGATTTTAATGCAGTATCTAATTCTACTGCAAATATATTTAATTATACTAAAAAAGAATCTAGTGATGGTTCTTCAGATACTGCAACAGCTTCATTAAGCTCTTTACAAAGTAATTATGGTTATTCTACTTTTAATGTATATGATCCTAATGAAGATACAACAGTTATTTCTTCAAGTAGCACTTCATCTAATTCTTCTTCATCTAATAGTTATACATTTAGTAATGATGGAAGAGATTTTATGTTTGAAAAGAATTATGACCATGTAGAAATAAAAACATCTAGTGAAGGAAGTTATGATACTACTAATAGTAAAACAGCATTTAATAGTGCAGAAAATTCTACTAAACGTACTTTAGTAATGTGTTTTAGTAATAATGCAAATGAATCAGGATCAACAGGTGATTCTAAAACAGCAGCAACTAATTCAAATTATTCAACATCAAGTTGGGATCAACTAAGACAAAATATTTTATCAAATGCAGTTGAAACTATGTCTGAATTAAAAATGGGTGTTATAACATCTAGTAACGCAAGTGTTTATAATGATTATGTAGAAAAAACTAAAAAAGCTTTAGAAATAGATGATGATACAGTTAATGCTAAAAAAGAAGCATTAAAGCAATTATATGATAATGGAGAATTAACTGAAGATGAATATAAAAAAGAGTTAGAAACTTATGAAACTACTGTTGAACAGAAATCTGAAAAGATTTTATCTAGATCAGAATATTCTAATAGTTCTGAATATAAAACAGCAGTAAGAACAGCAAATTTTCAAAAATTATTAGAAACTGCAGCGACTACTGGAACTTCAATGCCTGCTACATTAAATGAATATATAAATCAAACAAAGCAATCTGTTTATGAGCAAGCATCAGCAGCAACCGAAACATTCTTAAAATATTTCGGTGGATTCTTATAATAAGGAGGGAAATATAGAAGATGGCTATTGATATTACAAATAATATACCTACTACAGATTATTCAGATCCATCTGTAGATACAGTTGAAAAGTCTTTAATTAAGATTAATTCAACATCTTATAATGTATTTGATAACTGGTCTGATTTAATTCAAAAGTATTTTGGTATTGATAATTCAGGAAATCCTTATATCAGTACTTTAAAATCTTCATTTTTTGGTTATTTTAATGAATTAGCTTCTAATGAAATTAAAAATGCTGTATATCATAAAAATTTCTTATACGATGAACATTTTTTAAATACAGCTATATTACCAGAAAGTGTTTATAATTTTGCAAAAATTTATAATGTACCAATTGATACTGCTACACCTTCTACAATGTATCTTAAAATGTCTATTAGCGAAAGTAGCTTAACTAGTAGCTCTATGCTAAAAGAAGTATCATTAGATACTGTTACTAATGCTGATTCAAATACTTTAAAAGTATATACTCTAACATTCACTAGAGATAATACTTTATTTACTATAAGTAATTATAATTTTAGTTTACCTTATCCAATTATATTAACTATACAACAAATTAGTGGTTCATCTGATGATGATTATTCATATAGTTATACTGTAAATTATGATACAACTTCAGAAAGCTTTCCGCCTGCCGAAGAAGAAGGTACTTTACCTTATTTAAAAGTTTGGAAAGAAAATGTAGATAGTGTAGATTATGTATATATTGGATTCCAAGTATATCAATTTGAAAAGACCACTAATGAAGTAACTATTACAACTTCAGAAAGTAATCCTAGTAGTTTATATCATACATTTACATTTGATAATCAATTAGCATTCTTTGATGCTAGATACGAATTTAATGGAGTAATGACTAATTTAAATCTTTATTTTAATAATATTTATACTCCTACTGAAGAAGAATATTATGCTTATTATACTTATTTAAACGATAATACTCTTCAAATATCATTTTCTTCAGATAGTATTAATGGATTTGTGCCAACATCTGGTTCTACTATTTATTTTAGAACTTATACTACTTTAGGTGCTTCTGCTAATTTTGATTATTCAGGTGGAGTAACTATGAAGTTTACTAATAACTCTACATATAGTTATTTAGACTTCACTTGTGAAACTATCAGTGATGGTGCTTCTGGCGGTAAAGATAGATTAGATACCTATGGACAAAAAACTAAAATTCTAGAAAGACTTACTACTAGAAATAATATTATTACTGATAATGATTTATTAAAATTCTTTGATTCTGTTAATGAATCTTTAAATATAAATGGTAGTACAATTCAATTCTTAAAAAAGCAGGATGATGTAATTAAAAGAATTTATTGTAATTTCTTATTATTAAGAGATGAAAATGAACGTGTTTTACCTACTAATACAGCTCCTCATTTAATTATTAAAGCAGACGATTTACTTTCTGTAGGAGATACAACTTCAACATCTAATGGTGAAACTAAAAAAACTAAATTAGCTATTAAAGAACATTCTATAGTTAAATGTAACTATGTAAGAGATGTTCCTAATTATAATGCTTTAAAAACAGATAGTGACTTAGTTGTAGATAATTTTGAAAATTATTTTGATAAAACTAATAATATAAGATATTCACAAGATTATATCAAATATATTTTAGACAATAATTATTTCCAAAATATTATTGATCAAAAGAAAGCTTCTTATGAAATAGCTCTTGATAATTTAACTAGTATATATGATATAATGCAATTCTTTGAAGTGGATAGTGATGAATTAGTATATACTATTCCATTTATGATTTCTATTGAAACTGAACCATTCTTAAAAGCTACTTATTATAATATGGATATTAACAATAGCGTTTCATTAGACTATAAATATTTAAATAGTAAAGTAGGTGCATCATTTAGTATAAGTACTCTTTCAATATCTAAAGATATTAGTCCTACAGCTACAAATAAATATACACTAGATTCTAATGTATATAAATTATCATTTAATTTAAATACTAATTTAAGTTATAGTGATTTAAAGAATAAAGTAGTTATTAAATGTATTATGACTGATGCAAAAGATTCTAAAACATTTGGTCATTTCTTCTTTAAATTAAAAGATGTTGAAACAAATACATCTGGTGTAGTTTCTTATAGTTATACTTATGAAGCAGAATTAGCTACTGATTATACATTTAATAGTGGAATGCTTAATATGTATAATTGCTTATATAAGAATTCTTCATCAAGCGATAATTATAGAAGTCAATTATATAAATCAGTTCCTATTGAAGAAGATATTTGTTTCCAAATAGGTATATTATTATACGATCAAAACTTAGCAGCTACACAAACTAAAGATGAAAAAGCAGATTGGTATTATCCTTTCCCAGTTGGTTTTATTCAGACTATTGAAGATCCTGTTGAAATTATTTCAGATACTTCTCCTATGGAATTTAGTGAATGTAGTGAATTAACAAATCAATCAGAATATTATAGTACTACTGATAATGATCCTTGGAAGGGTTATAGAAGTGTTGATTCAGTTCTATTCTTACCAGTCGCTTTAGATAATTCTAATTCAAGCGGTACATCAGGAAACAATTATCAATTCTATGAAGATAAAGAATTTGATTGGTCTAGTAATGAAGATTATTTAAATTCAATGGGTGTTATTTCTTATTTTAGTAATGAACATAGTCTTAAAGATGGTAAATTATCAATTACTATTAAAGATTCCTATCCTGTTACTAATAAAGATGCAGACACTAATCATTTATTATTAAATGGTTATGTTAAAATAGTTATTCCTAATTTTGTATTTTCTACAACAGATGATACCTATTATGTGGAAATTGGTCATAAATTATATTATGACGAAGCACAAGCTAATTTTGGAAACACTAATGATAATATTAAAATTACTAAAACATTTGATAAAGATGGTTATAAGTATATTACATTTGAAATTCAAAGTATTATTAAAATTACTGAAAGTGAAAATGTTGATGAAAATAGTGAAAGCTATGTAAAATTAATTTCTACAGACTATTCTAATAATGATCCTGATTCAGAAAGCCCTGTTATTTATAGAAGAGATAAAGAAGCTGTAAATATGTTAGGTCAATTAGGCTATAGTATATTATCAAATGTAGATAGTATGGATAGAGTAGCAGTTATGTTCTATAATGTATATAGAAGTATTACATCTGAAACTGGTAATAAGACAATTGCTGTAAGTACTGATGAATTATTGGTTAATTCAATTGTATTATCTAGAACAGATGATGATGTAGATGGTTCTGCCAATAGTAGAGATGAAATTAGTAACTATGTTTTAGCTACAGTAATTAATAATTCAAATACTGTAAAGATGTATCAAAATATGTCTAGTCTTATGAGTTCAATAGTAACTTATGATGAAGATAATGATACCTACGATTTAGAGTTAGTTCCATTAATTTCATTAAGATATTATATGGCTAGACCAGAAATGATTTATGATATTTTAAATAAATTTATAGATATCGTTGATAGTTTATTACCTAGATTAGAAAATAATACAAACTGTGATATGAAGTTTTATAATACTTATGGACCTTCAAGATACTTCTATTTTAATAAAGAAGCTATAACTAAAACTACTTATTTAGATTCTGAAACTAATGAAGAAGTTGATATAGAAGCAGATGATTATAATCCTTATAAAAATACAGTTATAACTACAAACTCTTATACTAAGTACAATTATTTAGGAAGAACTGATATTATATTAGATTTTACAATATATGTTAATGAAAGTATTACTAGTGAAAAGGATGAAGAAATTAAAAAATATATTTCAGACTTTGTAGAACAAACAAACGATGAATTAATATTGCCTATATCCAATTTAATAGTTTCATTACAAAATAATTTCCCAATTATTAAATATATTAAATATAACGGTATATTTAGTGATATTGTAGATAGTAATAATAGTTCTAAAAATAATGACTATCAATTAATTGACAATGATTTTGATTTTAATGAAATGACAAAAGATGAAATAAGAGTGTATGTTCCTGAATATTTAAATGTAAAGAAATCAGTAATTAAAACTAACGAAGATACTATTACATATAGTGATGATATATTTGATTTACTTAAATATTCTACATATGATTATGTAATTAATATTACTTATAAATTATAAAAAAAATAAAAGCTAAAGGTTTAATAAACCTTTAGCTTTTTATTAAAAAAAAAATACACATAACCACTTGGTTTCCCTAATGCAGTTTGATAGTGTATTTTTTTCATGAGTTACTTGACGATATTCATAATCTCTTCAAGCTTCTCATTGGAAAGAATTCCTACCGATTCAGCGGTTTCATCAGTACCAAAGTCTGTGAAGGTGAATCCATAGAATCCAAGTCCTTCTACGATATCTTCCAAATTAGGATAGATACCGCCAAGATTGTTTCTAGGCTGGAGAGGAAGTCCTTCCACCTCGACACGGGCATAAAGAGGACTACCGCCCTCAGTAAGCTGAATGTTGAGTTTTGCCTTTGAAGTTAAATAAATAGTAGCCATAATAGACCTTTCCGCACCCATAAAATATAATTAAAGATAAGGAGTCTTTATAGGGAGCATTACTCTCTTATCACAATTATAATATATATTTAGTATTATAATTAAATACATTTTAACATTTAAAACAAAAAGTTATATTTTTTAAGAAAAGTGAGGTGTACCGAAAATGCAACATTTTCATGAAGAAAAAATTCTAAGTACTTATAATACTAAAGCAGCTAAAAAGAGAAGAGAAAGATCTGCTAAAACTCAAGAACTTTTAGAATCATTTGATGCTTTAAGAGAAACTGATGATATTATTGACTATAAAAAGCATGAAGCTTTAAAAGAAAGTTTTTATTCAAATATTTCAACAAGGCATAAAATGGAAAAGAATGATACATATGAAGTAAATCAGAAGACTAATTATATTAATGAACAAATTGATAATCTTACAAGAGATTTATTCTTCTATACTGTATATGAATCATTATTAGTAGATGATGTTATTAAGAATGCTAACTATCAATATATTAGAGAGCATACTAATGAATTCTATGATTTATGCAATCAAAATGGAATGATGTCTATTAAAGAAAATAGTGGTTTTGATGATATTTTTCAGACTGGTGTTTATATGCTTAAAGAAGAATTAGTTAATCATAATAGCTGTGATTTAGGCAGAGTAATTGAAAATACTGTAAATAGCGAAAATATGCTAACTTCATATGTTATTGAATGTATTAAGCTTAAAACTGCCGATAGTTTAAAGAATGAAAAGAAAGCATCAATTATTAAAGAATCTTTGATAAATGAAGAAAAATATGTAGATCCTAGTAAATCATTATTTAGATATTTATTTGAAAATAACATTCAAGAAACTATTGATAATACAGATTTAACTGATCCAGATAATCTTCAAGATATGGCAATGCTTGAAACTATTTTAGACTATACCATTATGGAAACTGCTAATACATTAAAGTTAGTAGAATTTAAGAATTTAAAAGCAATATGTAATTGTAAATAAATTTTTCCCTAATACCATTTAAGGTATTAGGGATTTTATTAAATATAAATATGATATCTAATATTAAATGAAGCTAAAAGTTGTCTTGATAATGAAATTTCATCAAATGTAAGTCTACTTGCTAATACTACTGTTGAAGTATCAACATCAGTAATTACACCATTTGTTAAATCACAATTAGCTAATACTAAACCAATTTCATTAAATGATTTACCAATTAAATCATAAGGTCCAATTTCAAATTTAATAATATATTCAATTTCATAATTTTCTGAATCTATACTAATAGAAGAGTTAGAAGTATTAATTGCTTTACAATAATAATTTCCTTCATCTTCTAATGAATCAGGCGTAAAATATTTAACAGTACTTGTTTCTTGATTAGAAATAACTGAAGAACTAATTACAGGGTTTGTAATGAATTCATCAACATTCTGAAAGCTTCCTGAAGTATTAAGCATTTCACCACTTGTACTAGCTAAAGATAATAATGAAACAGGAATAAAACTTGTACTATTATTATCTAATGAACCAGTTGATGTAAAATTATCTCTAGGACTTGGTACTCTTAGTATACTTGGATTAGAAACATTTGCACCATTACAACCAAACATAAATCCACAAATAGTTGGAATATAATTTTTCTTAGCATCATTAGTAGATTTTTTAAAATAACCTTCTGTAATTCCTGTTGCTAATATCTTTGGATCTCTGAATAAATTATATAAAATAGCTAATCTAGTAGAACCTAAAATTAAGTTATTAACATCTCTAATTTTATTTCCTTTATCATCAAAAATTTCTACTCTACCTTTTAATGGTTTTATGAAATCATTAAGTTGATTATTCATGGATAAACCTTCTTTCTATATGGAATTTTTATAATATTAAGTTAGTTTTATATTTAAATATAAAACTAACATATTTGTATAAAATTAATAAAGGAGTAACATTATGGGTATAGCAGAAAATACTATAAAAAATAAAAATGATAAAATTAAAGAATCTATTATTACAGTTGATTATGAAAAAGTAGATGATAATCATTATATTTATAAAATTAATATAGATCAATTAATTGAACCACAAATGAGACCTCGTTCAGGAAAATTTAGAAATATCTATGATCCCATGAAAACTTATAAAGAAGTTATAAGGAAAAAAATATTAACTGAAATTGATTTAAAAAATATACCTTGTTTCTTAGGAGAAGAATATAGTATAAAAAGCTATATATCATTAACTTCTAAACCTCTATTAAGTTGGTCTATATCAAAACAATATAATGCTTTAAATGGTTATATACCTTTTAATAAAAAACCAGATATAGATAATTGTGCTAAAACAATTTATGATAGTTTAGAAAAAATATTTTTTAATAATGATAGTGAAATAATTTCTGAAAATATTGAAAAGAAATATGGACTAAATAATAATACATTAATTATATTAGAGGTTTTTAAAACAAATGAAAAATTCAAAAATATAAGAATAACTAAAAATAATATAGATGAAAAAGTTGATAACGAAGAAATAAAAAACTTTTTATTAGAAAGGATGAAATAACTTATGTCAAATAATTTAGAAAATTTATTTACTGAAGAAGATACTCAAGAACTAGAACAAATTCAAAAAATGAGAAAGAATATTCTTAAGAATATTGGTTTATCAAATTTTATTGATTTAATTAGGAATCTAATTGATGATTCAGAAGATTTTGAATTTACTTCAGCAAGTAAAAGAAAATTTATTAGTTTAAATACACCTATTTTCACAATTAGAAAAAAGGGTTATATATATGATGAAAAAAGACTTTCTAAAAAGTCTGAACAAAGTATAGAGATTAATAAAATAGTTAAAGAAATTAATGAACAAATCTTAGATAAAACAACATTAGCTATTTTAACTATTATTAATGAAGATGAAACTTTAAAAAAGATTTATGGTGATATTAATGAAACATTGAGAGGTTTATTATGGACAACTGTATTTGAAATTAAGGTTTCATTAAAGGATAATATTATTTATATGAGATATTGTATTTAAGGAGGAAATTTTATTATGAAGAGTTCAACAGCAATTGGTTTAGTTTCAGGTTTAATTTTAGGTACTGTTATTGGAAAAGCAGTAGTTGATGAAAGAGAAAAAGAAATTAGAAATGAAGTTAAATGTTTTATCAGTCTTCCTATGAATGGAAAAAATGAAAATGATATTTTAATTAATATTGAAAAAGCTCAACATGATGCAGAAGTTTTAATTAAAGCTATTAATCCTTATGTAAATATTAAATTCATTGATGGATATAATACAAGTTCAAATAATGCAGTTTATTTATTAGGTCAGTCAATTGTAAAGATGTCTGATTGTGATTATGTTTTCTTCTGTAAAGATTGGGAAAAGTATCGTGGTTGCGTTATTGAACATACAATTGCAACTAAATACGATAAGACTATTTTATATCAGAATAATTAAAAATTGCCCTATATGGTTTAAAAAAACCATATAGGGATTTTATTTAAATAATATCAGAATATTTAACCCAACCAGTTACATAATTACCAGCAGGAGTTTTTCCAACATTAGAACTTGAATTAGTTATTCTAATTCTATTATTAGTCTTTGAATCTGAATAAACATAATAAGTACCAGTTAATTTCTTAGTTGCAGATGCACTAGTTGCAGATGCATATAAATTAACATTCTTTAAAGTTAATTTACTTCCAGTCTTAATAACCGTAGTAGTCTTAGTAGAAGATGAGCTACTTACTAATTTATTTACCGCTGTTTGAACTGCTGTATAATTATATCCAGCTTCTGTTAAAGCTTTCTTTCTAGCATCACCATTACCCCACTTACCATCAATTACTTCTTTAGCAATTGTTTCAACAGACTTTAAAGTGCTTGTTGTAGTAGATGTGGATGTATTAGAAGTTGTTGTAGTTGTTGTTTTACCTGAGAAAGATACGCCAATAATCTTTGGATAATCTTTATAAGAATAATCCATATCTACACCAGAGCAATTTTCACATCCAGGAACTTTTCCAGATTTTGTGCTTTCAGAAGAAGAACCCATAACAGCATATTGCCACATAGCCCAATCTGTAGAAGAGCAAGTACCCATAGAAGAAGACCATTTAGCTAACCATTTTTCATATTTAATTTCACTAATATTAAATCTATTAATAACTGAATAAAAAGTATAAAGACCTGCTTTATAACCTGCATCTTCTACTGCTTTACACCAAGCATTAACCATTCCTGTGACAGTTGCTTTACTTGTACTACTCTTTAAAGAAGTCTTAGTATCTTCTACATCATAATAACAAGGGAATGAAAACTTCTTACCGCTAATTACTGATAAGAAAGCTTTAGCTTCTAGTTTAGCTTCTTCAATAGTTGTTGCATAACTAAACCAATAACAACCAACTTCTAATCCTGCTGCAACTGCATCTTTATAATAAGAATCAAACATTTTGTCTTTCTGAGAAGTTAATCTACCATAGCCTGCTCTTAAAATAACAAAGTCATAACCGCCAGCTTTTAACTTTTTAAAATCAACTTGTCCATTGTGTTGTGATAAATCAACACCTGAATATACATAATTAGACATAAAATAACACTCCATTCAAATTAGAATAATTGAATGTTGGATTATAAAATTTATATATAACTACGAAAAAAAAAAGACACTCCCATATATTTAAAATATTATGGAAGTGCCTAACTTTTTAAAAGATCATATGTAAAATGCTCAAAAACATTTCTTTCATATGATCAATAATTCCTGTACCGTAATTCAAACTATCAAGTGCAAGAACTGCAGTGGATATTACAGTAATAGAAATTGTGAAGATAAAAATTACCCAGAAGAATCTAGTAATTCCTCCAAGTATTCTTGAGAAACCACAGCAACGATAGTTTCTCTTTTTTCCTCCATAGATGCTCATTGTAATAGCACCAAAGAAGATTGCTCCAATAAGAGCACCCATTGCTTCAATGAACGAGGCAACAGTAACCTCACTCATTAATACGTATGCGTCATATGCTGTCATAAATGACTCTCCTTTCATTCTGTTCTATATTTTTGTTAACGAACAGTTTAATCATAATAATAATATAAATTTAATTCATAAGTTTATTACGATTTAGAAAGGGAAATATAGTATCATTGTTTCAATTATTATTTTTATTATTTCTATTTTAATTATTATTTTTAATATTTCTATAATGGCATCTCCAAGATTTTCAATATTATTCATAGTATTATCCCTCATCATCACATTCTATTACATTAATATCAAGATCTTCATTAATATGATATTTTTCATCGTCTATGTGTTTATCAACTAATGCATCCCAATCAACTTCTTCTTGTAATTCTTCATCAACTTCCTTTTCAATTTCAACGTAATAAGTCTTAGTTTCTACTACCATAAAAGTCTTCTTTTTGATCATTTTAATTTCCTCCTAGATTATAAATAGGGTTAAAGAGATTAACTCTCTTTAACCCATATAATTACGATTTGTTGGATCTGGGTCATCTTGTAATTCTTCTTGAGATGAATCCAAATCTATTTGTTTTTCTTGAATACGATTTTTTTCTTCATTCTTAGTTTCAAAATAAGCTTTACATAAATAACCTAATATTGTAGCTATTAATGCTTCGACAATACGCTCACTAAGAGATTCTACAACACTAGACTCTCCATACTTAATTACTGCAATAGTTGCTAATATATAAGACCAAGTTACCCATACTATAGACAACCATAAGATTAATATAACTAATCTTTTAGTAAAAGTTAATGGATTTTGATTTAATTTAGTTTTATGTTTTTGCTTTTGTTGTTGTTTCATATTAAGTCACTTCCTTAGAAACTATAAAGAAGTGTTAAGTAAAAATTATTTACTTCTTTTCTACTTTGAACTTCTTAAGAACTTCTTCAGCTAAAAACTTAATATTGGATTCATACTTATCTGCCCATCTAGAAAACTGGTCATAAGCTTTTTCTCTAGCAATCTTACGTCCTGTAGATCTGTCAAATTCGTCTTCTGCATAACAAACTGCTGTACCCTTAAACATAGTTGGAATATAACAGTTTGGAGGAAGTTTAACGCCCTTACTATCTGATTCTCTAAGAATAAATCTAAGAGCTTCATTAATAGTCTTTGCGATAAAAATGTTCTTACACTTTAATACACAAACACATACTCCCTTTTCTTCGTTTACAGAATAGGATTCACTAAACTTGAACTTCATAATAATTTACTCCTTTTATTAAATAATATTTTATAAAGCTAAAATTTTTAACTTTATCATTAATATAATGTATATTTGAAAATTTAAATAAAAAACAGAAAATTATTAACTAATAAAAGGAGATGATAATATGTTAAATAGTACTAGAATTATACAACGTCTAGAAAAAAAATTAGGTTTTAAATTTATGGATTTAGAAATATCACATGAAGAAATTATTGAAAACTTAAAGGATGAAACTTTAAGAACTTTTTCAAAGTATTTTCCATATCAAGAAACTTGTGTTGTAGATCCTGAGAATCGTGTTGAACCCTATGATAACAGATTTTATATTAAAACACAAAATGAATGTATTGGTATTAATAGATTAATTGGTGGAAGTCTATTAGGTGCAAATTATGTTACAGGTTTATTACATCCAGTAGCAGCTGATATGTTATTAGGAGATCCAATTTCTAGACAATTAAATATTGATTTAATGTCTTATACATCAAATCCTATTACTTTTAAATATGTTGAACCAGGTATGATTGAAATCTATCCTGTTTATAATAATGTAAGAAGCTATATTATTATTGCTAACACTGTTCATCCAGATCATTTTGGAACTATTCCAGTAAATCTTGAAGATGAATTTATGAAATATGCTTTAGCTGATACCCAGTCTACATTATATACAATGCGTACTAGATTTCAAAATATTCAAACTCCTTATGGAAACATAGAAATGTTTATTGACCAATTACAAGGAGCTGAAGATAAAAAAGAACAGATAGAAGAAAAATGGAGAAATAATTCTCATAAAAATTCTACTAGAAGAAAAATATTTATAGCTTAAAATAAATTAATAATATTAGAGAGGTGTATTTAAATGAATTATCATGATTTTATTTTAGAAAATACTTTTTATTTTGATGAAGCTAGTAATAACAACAATAATACAACTTTAGACGATAAAAAAAAAATTGAAGAGTATAAAGAAAAACTAAGAAAACAAAGAGAAGAAGAAAAAGAGAAAAAAGAAAGAGAAAAAGAAGAAAAAAAAGAACAAGAAAAAAAAGAAGAACTAAAAAAATATAATAAAAATATGGCAAAGGGAGCTCCTATTGCTGCAGTAGGTGGATTAGCAGCTGGTTACGGTATTTATAGATTATTAAAACATAGAAATGATAAAGATGTCGAAAAGGAATTAAATGAATCTTATATTGATGGTTATTATGATGCATTATTAGAAATGAATGAAGATTATAATGTATTAAATGAAGTTCATCTTAGTCGTTATGCTAAACACTATAGAAAAGCATCAAGAAAATTAGATGAAAAAGTTGCCGATGCCACAATGAGAGAAATTAAAAAAGAATATAAAAAAGGTAACATAAGTCAAAAGGAGTATGAAAATTCAATTAAAAAAAGAAATAGATTTACGATGAATAACGCAGTTAAATGCTATGATGGAAGTATAGAAGGTATGAGTAAAAAAGATGTGAGAGATGCAACTAAAAATTTAAAAAGAGAATATGCTAAACTTCCTTATAAAGCTGCAGGCGTAGCTGCAGGTGGAGTAGCAGTTGCTTCAAGTTTAAATGCTTATAATCATAATTTATATAGAGCTTGGATAAATAAAAATCCTAAGAAGAGAAAAGATGTAACATTTAAAGAATGGAAAAAAATGGGTAAACCTAAAAATTAAAAAAGAAAGATGTGGTTAATAAATGACTTATAATGAATATATCTATGAAGTTAAAAGAAGTAAAAAATATAGAAATTGCTGTAGTAAATATGAACGTAAAAGAATTCTCGATGATGCTAATAAAACATGGAAAAGAAGAATGAAAAAATATGAAGAAAGAAAAGAATTGGAACAAGATTTAGAAAATATTAAAGAAGAAGCTTATTTAGAAGGCTATTATGATGCTTTATTAGAAATGAATGAAGATTATAGTGTATTAAATGAAGTTCATCTTAGTTCTTATGCTAAAGATTATAGAAAAGCAACAAGAGAATCAGAAGAACATGCTAGAAAAAAAAATGAGAAAAAAAATTGATAGACAGTATAAAGAAGGTAAAATAAATAAAGATGAATATGATAAACAAAAAAGACAAATAAATAAATTTACATATTATAATAGTGCTAAACACTATGATGGAAAAAGTATAAAAGGTATGAGCAAAAAAGATTTACAAAATGAATATAAAAATATGAAAAGAAATTATGCTAAAACTTATCACGCTGCTAAGATTGTTAATAAAGCTGCACCAGTTATAAGTGGCGCTGCTGGTGGTATAGGTCTCGCTTTAAGTTTAAATGATTATAATCATAATTTATATAGAGCTTGGAAAGATAAAGATCCTAAGAAGAGAAAAGATGTAACATTTAAAGAATGGAAAAAAATGGGTAAACCTAAAAATTAAAAAAGAAAAGATGTGATTAATAAATGACTTATAATGAATATAATAAAGAAAATTTATTTTTAGAAGGATATTATGATGCTTTATTAGAAATTCAAAATGGTAATTTTGATAATCCAACTAAAATGAGATTTTTTGGAACTTTAGGTGGTGGAGATATTAGTGGTGATATAGCTAGTTCTTTAGGTATTAGTGATAAAGATGATATAAAAGTAAAAGCTATGGAATATGCTATGGAAAGAGGAGAGACCTTTAAAGAACCATTTATTAGTGGTAATGGTACTTATGGTCATAAGAATGATTTACTTTATAGAAAGAATGGTATATTTCCAGGTGGTAGAGTTACTAGTACTATTGAATATAATAGATATGCTGATATTCCTACTACAAGAGTTGTTAATGGACAAGTTATTAATACTACAGCTAAAGTAAAAACTGGTACTTATACTATTCCAGATAGTAAAAGATATTTAGAATTATATAAGCATCTTAAACCAAGAGATAGAGAACGTGTCATAAAAGATTATGAAAAATATTGTAAAACAAATAAAAAGAAAAGAAGATAAATTATAAAAAGCCCTATAGAGTTTAAAACTCTATAGGGTATAATTTATTCTTCTTTTTCTAAGTCATAAATAATTACAGATTCTAATCTAGCAATTTTAACTTTATAAATATTTTTATTATTACGAACGTGTTCAGGAAGTAATAGAGAATCATCATCATATTTTTCTTTAAGAATTTTATAAACTTCTTCAGCTTCTTTATAATTATTATATAAATAAGTATGTTTATTAATTAAAGAATTAAATGATAAATTTCTATCGAAACCATATTCAATATCATTAGTTTTTGTATTAAATAAAATTAATCCCCACTTAAAAATATTACTAGCCATAATCATCCGTCCTTTACTGTTTATATATAATTATGAATTATATGATTTATTAATTAATAATACCATATAAATATATAATGCTTTACGATATATAACTTTAGTAGCTTCTCTTTCAGTATTAGAATATCTATTGCAATATTTAGTTAAAAATTTATCTAATACTTTTTTAATATTTAAGCTTATATCATTTTTACTATTAGACTTACTATAAGCAGATATCATATAAGTAACAAATTTCTGTGATCCAATTTCATTTGAATTATTATTACTATTATAAATATATAATTGAACCATTGATAATAATAATAGCCTAATTGAATCTAATTCATTATCTTTAATATTCTCTAAAGCTAATTTCATTACACTTTGTTCTGCTTTACAAATACCACAAGCTGTTCTTAAAATAACTGGATCTACTTTAGTAGTAGTAAATCTATTATAAGCTTTATTTACTACCATTACTAAATCAGCAGACATATTAGATGTTTCACGATAATTTTCTTCATCTTGTGAATCTTGTTGTAATTTAAGATATTTCTTATTATTAAAATCTATCATATATTCATTAACAAAAGATTTCATTTGGTTATTTAATCTAGTTCTAATCGCTAATAAATAACTTAAAATATCCATATCATTTTTAGATTCTAAAGATTTCTTTTGTGTTTCATGAGCGTTAATAACTGTTGCAAATAATGCTTTAAATACTGATTGATATTTTCTAAAATAATATTTATCTGAAACTCTATTAAATGTAAATTGCATACAATCTTCATTAGGTAAGAACTTTTGAAAATATTTTGCATGTAATGCAGCATATTGATATAGTGTTAAATACATTAAAGATACTTGTAACCCTGCTTTATTGTTAGCTAAATGATAATATCTAACTAAATTTACCATTAAAAAGTTTAATGGAAAGTTTACCTGATTAATAACACCATAGCATTCTTTAGTTTTTTTAATTTTAGCTACTACATTATCTATTTCATCTACTGATATTTTAAAAAGATCAAAAGGATATTTAATATCTGAAGGAGTAAAAAATAATCGTTTACTAGGAATATTGTGATATAACACTTCAGAATTTTTATCCATATATTTATGTACATAAGTTTCAAATTGTTTAGTAATTGCAGGTGTTTCATTTGTTTTAATCATTGGATATATTTCATCATTAAAAAATGTTGACACTTAGTTTCACCTCTCTATTTAAAAATATAAAGTATAGTTTTTATTAAAAATACAAAAAAAAAAGAGACGACCATATATGTATATATAATTATGTCGTGTCATCTCTATTTTTATTAATCATTTATGCATTTTCCCGATGTCCATAACGATTGCTTCTTCTTAAATTTGGATTTGCCTTTAACAAGCCTTCTTCAATCTTTTTAATTTTTTGGAAGATAGCCTTCTTGTTAACGTTTCTTCCTTTTGAGCAGGCTTCACCGTAGCGGTCAGCAAGTTCTTCATCTGCACTGTCTGTGATAATATGTCCCAGCTCATGCCCGATGATAAATTGCAATTCGTCATTATCGATTTTGTTAAGATCTTCCTTCACCAAATAAATAATTGGACACTTTCCTTTTTCCAAAGTTGTGCAAGCACAAATTGAAATTTTTCCAGTCTCCTTAATTATGTCATTTCTGCTTTTGATCTTAATGGAGATATTGTATTCTCTAATAACGGTTGCGATTGCTGCTGTTACTGTTACATTAATATTCTTAGTCATAATGACCTCCAAGATATATTTGTACTAATTTACCTTTACTCTGTTATCTCTTATATGGTATATATCTTTTCAACCAAGAGTTTCTTCGAGGGAACATACAAACTCCAATATTTATTAAGTGCTTATTGGATTTAATATCTGCACTAATATGAATAATATATATTATTCATAATTATAATATATATATGAGTAATATATTAAATACGATTCAAAAAAAAAAACTTTTTATTATAATTTTTATTTAGAAAAGAGGTAAAATATTTATGTATTACGAAGATGCTTATTTAGAAGGTTATTATGATGCATTATTAGAAATGAATGAAGATTATAATGTATTAAATGAAGTTCATCTTAGTCGTTATGCTAAAAATTATAGAAAAATATCAAGAGCAGAAGAACAATATCAAAGAGATAATCTAGATAAAGAAATAGATGATGAATATGCCAAAGGTAAAATAGATGAAAAAGAATATAAAAAACTTAAAAATAAATGTAAACAAGTAACTCGTTCAAATTGGATTAAACGTCGTAATTTAAATGACCCTAAGAAGAGAAAAGAAGAATGGAAAGATATAAAAGGATATAGAAGAGAACTAACTAAACAATGTTATAAAGAAGTAGGTAAAGACGTAGGTAAAAAAGCAGGTAAAGCTGTCGGAGTAGCTGCTGTCGGAGTAGCTGCTGCTTCAAGTTTAAATGCTTATAATCATAATTTATATAGAGCTTGGATAAATAAAGATCCTAAGAAGAGAAAAGATGTAACATTTAAAGAATGGAAAAAAATGGGTAAACCTAAAAATTAAAAATAATCCTTAAGAGTTTAAAACTCTTAAGGATTTTATTATATAAAATTTTAAATTACCAACCTAATATTCTTCTACCTTCAGCTCCAGGGTCTTTCTTTATTCTATCAATTTCCATTTGTCTTCTAGCATTTTGTTTAGCAATATTTCTGTCAGAGCGATAGTCACTTAAAGCCATTTTCTTGGCTTCTCTTTTATCACCTAAAAGATCTTCCCATTCTTTTTTTGTGTTGTTTCTTTTTAACATATCTTTTCTTAACTGTTTTCTATATCCTTTCACAGGTTCGCTAATTTCTAATAAAGCATCATAATAGCCTTCTAAATAAGCATCTTCGTAATCATCTTCTTCATAATCATAATCACTTTCAAGAATGGCATCATAATAACCTTCTAAATAAGCATCTTCGTAATACATAAATATTTTACCTCTTTTCTAAATAAAAATTATAATAAAAAGTTTTTTTTTCATATAATTATTTCAACCTATTATTATATTTTATAAGAAAGGAGTAAATATAATATGATTTATGATTATAATACTAAAAATACTAGTTTCATTAAAATGGCTAAAACATTAAAAGATAAAAAAATTAAGAATTGGAAATTTATGTTAGTACTATATGATTCTAAATTACAAGGTGTTGATCCTCACGATCCTAATTTATCTTTAGAAATGCAAGCTAGAATACAAAAAGAAGTAATGATTAATTATTGGTATTATATTAGAGAAGTTGTAAGAATTCCTTCAACTGGTGGTAAACAACATTGCTACCCTAAAATAGTGATATTTTAGTAAACAACCTTGTGAATTGCTGGAAACTCTTTATCAACTAATAAACTACAACGTAAGAAGTAATTCTAAGCGTGAATGTTTGAAAATTATTAGTTTTAGACAATCAGCAGCCAAGATTCAAATAAATAAGCTTATATTATTTTTATGAAATTAAAAGAAAGGAAAGATTAATTTTATGAAAATAAATACACAAGATTTTAAAGAAAAATTGGAAAATAAATTTCCAAATATGTATATTGTAGAAAGTGAATATATTAATAGTAAAACTCCTATAAAAATTAAATGTAAAAAATGTGAATATGAATATGAAATTAGACCACATCATATTTTAGGAGGAAGAAAATGTCCTAGATGTTCTAAAAGAAAAAAGAAAACTACTGAAGAATTTAAAAAAGAAGTATATGATTTAGTTGGTGACGAATATAAAGTATTAGGAGAATATAAAGGAACAAATGATAAAATTAAAATGCTTCATAAAAAATGTAATAAAAAATTTGAAGTAACTCCTAATAATTTTTTAAGCTTTAGATGTAAATGCTCTCATTGTTATAGATCAACACCAAAGAAAACTACTGAAGAATTTAAAAAAGAAGTATATTGTTTAGTAGGAAATGAATATAAAGTTTTAGAAGAATATACTAATTGTCATCATAAAATTAGAATGTTACATACTAAATGTAATAAAGAATTTGAAGTAACTCCAGGTCATTTTTTAAATGGTACAAGATGCCCTAATTGTAAACATTCTATAGGAGAAGATAAAATTGAATATTATTTAAAACATTCTAAAATAAAATTTAAAACGCAAGTTCGTTTTAAAGATTGTAAAAATATATTACCTTTAGTTTTTGATTTTCAAATATTTACAGAAGACAATAATTTTATATTATTAGAATATGATGGAGAATTTCATTATCAAAATATATTTTATGAAGAAGAAAATAAATTAGAAAAACAACAATTAAGAGATAATATTAAAAATCAATATTGTAAAGATAATAATATCTCTTTAATAAGAATATCATATTTAAATAAAAATAATTTAAATTCTATTTTAAAAAATCTTGAAAATAAATTTAATTTTAAAAAAGAGGAATAATCCTCTTTTTTTTTTAGTTATTTGAATAAGGTTCAACGACTATCGAAACCACATATATAATAATATATGGAAGGAAGTAGAGTACAGCCAACGATAAAATTGGTAGAGGTTTAGAGTAATAATCTTATAATTCCTTTTTAAATGGAAGCACAAGGGTACTTTAATAAAAATAAAGTACAAGATATAGTCTATAAAGAATGTTGGATATGAATTACATTTAGGAAATATGGCTTTACATTATATGCAATTAAAGAATAAAGATACTATTCTTTGCCTACCCAGACAGCACTATAAAACTTGGAGTTCAGTTAGTTGGTATTCATGGATTTATTTATATCAAGCTAAAAATTATACTATAATATTTAGTAATAAACAATTACAAGACTCACAAGAAAATTTAAAACGTATTATGGATACTATTGAAACGCTACCTCCATATCTTAAAAGTCATATGAATTTAAAAAATGATACTGACAATATTAATATGCTTAGATTAGCAGAAAATAATAATACTATTAAAGCTTTATCATCTCCTAAAGATGAAAAGAGTGCGGATAAAATTTTACTCTTCCAAAAGCTTGTTCGCACTATAATAAACTCTTCTAATTGCTGGGAACTCTTTATTAACTAATAAACTAAAACGTAAGAAGCAATTCTAAACGTGAATGTTTGAAAATTATTAGTTTTAGACAATCAGCAGCGAAGTATTCTAAGACTCCTTAGAATAAACGTTCAACGACTATCGAAATCATAAATTATTCTTAAAGAATAATTGAAGAAGAGAGTAGAGTAGGAATAAACTAAATACCTCATTAGTTTATATGGTATTAATAATATCACCCAAACGGAGAGCAAGTTTATTTTATAAACTTGAAGATATAGTCTAGATATTAAAAAATTTAATATATAACAACCAATTTGTATATATTAAAATGTGAGGTAAAATAATTATGAATATTAATGAATTTAAAGAATTTGTAAATACCAATCTTGGAGATCAATATGAAGTTCTATCTAATGAATTTAAAAATACTAGATCAATAATTAAAATGAAACATTCATTATGTAATAATGAATATACAGTAATTGCTTATAATATATTAAAAGATAAACCTACAAAATGTCCTTATTGTAATGGTAAAAAACAAAAGAGTTTTGAAGAAGTTCAAGAACAATTTAAGAATTTTAAAAATGGAGAATTTGAAGTGATAGGTGGTAATTATATTAATAATAAATCTAAATTATTATTTAAGCATAGTAAATGTAATAATACATTTGAATGTTCAGTTATTAATATATTAAATGGATATAAAAAATGTCCTTACTGTAATCCTTATAGAAAATTAACTACTGATGAATTTAAGTTAAGAGTATTTGAACTAGTTGGTAATGAATACACTGTTATAGAAGAATATATTAATAATTCAACTAAGATTAAAATTAAGCATAATAAATGTAATAATACATTTGAAATAACTCCTGCTAATTTTATTAAAAAGAAAAACAAATGTATTTATTGTGGAAAGAATAATAAAAGAACTACAGATGTTTTTAAATTTGAAGTTAAACAAATGTATGGTGATGAATATACAGTATTAGGTGAATATATTAATAATTCAACTAAGATTAAAATTAAGCATAATAAATGTAATAATGAGTATTTAGTATCTCCATCAAATTTCTTATTAGGAACTAAATGTCCTAAATGTAATATTGATAAACAAAAATTAACTACTGATGAATTTAAGTCAAGAGTATTTGAATTAGTTGGAACTGATTATAGTGTTATAGAAGACTATAAGAATTATAACACTAAAATTAAAATGTTACATAACAAATGTAATAATATATTTGAAATGTCTCCTACACATTTTTTAAACGGTCAAAGATGTCCTAATTGTAGAAATTATAAAGGTGAAGAAAAAATAAAGAAATGGTTAGATAAAAATAATATTGAATATAAAACTCAATATTCATTTAAAGATCTTTATTATAAATCTAAAAATCATCCTCTAAAGTTTGATTTTAAATTAGATTATGATAATGGAGATATTCTATTAATAGAATTTGATGGTATTCAACATTTTGAGAATTGGTATTACAATGATTTAGAAGATCAACAAAATAGAGATAAACTTAAGAATGATTATTGTAAAGATCATAATTATGAATTATTAAGAATAACTTATAAAGATTTTAATAATATAGAAAATATTCTTGAAGAATATTTAAAAGATTTTATATAAGATTATAATTACCAACAATAAAATGCAAATTATTTTTAATTATAAAACCGATATTTTATGTTAAGAACTATTGAAGCTGGGAAGGGGTCTTAACATTCCTATACTATGGTGTGACGAATTTGCATTTCTAAATATGAATAAAATTATGTACATGAGCGCACGTCCTGCTCTTACCAAAGCATCTGATGCAGCTGCAAAAGCTCATCAGCCTTTTGGAATAACTATAACTACAACTCCTAGAATGTTGGGAGACTTATTGGTGACAATAAGTAAAAACTTTCTTAATTGCTGGAAACTCTTTATAAAAGACAATCAGCAGCTATTTTAAATAAATTTTATCTTTAAACATAAATTTATAATCTAGATGTTTAAGGAGGATAATTTATGAATTTTTTAGATAAATATAATAAATATCAAAATAGTATTAATGAAAAATATTCAAATACTATAAAAATTATAAAATTTGAAGATAGAACAAAAATTACATTTTTTAAATGTAATAAAAATCATGAATTTAGTATGTTGGGTAGGAAAATGATAGAAAGAAAATCTTGTGTATGCCCTATTTGTGAAAAAGAAATTTTTAATAAACAACAAGAAGAAAAAATAAATAAAATATTTAATAATGAATATTCTTTACTTTCTAAATATATTAAAAGTTCTAAAAAGGTTTTAGTTAGGCATAATAAGTGTAATAATGAATATTATATTACACCTGATAATATATTTCAAAATAGAAAATGTCCATTTTGTTCTAAGAAAAAGCCACAAAGAGATACAGAATGGTTTAAAAATAAAATTATTGAGTTATATAATACAGAATATACTTTATTATCTGAATATAATAATACTAATGAAAAAGTATTAATGAGACATAATAAATGTAATAATGAATATTATACTACACCAAATAATTTTATTCATGGAAGTAGATGTCCATTTTGTATGGCTAAAACATTTAAAAAGAAAACCACTGAAGAAATTAAAGAAGAAATAAAATTAAGATATAAAGATAATTTTATTTTAATGTCTGATTATAAAAATAATAAAACAAAAATAAAAATTAAATGTACAAGATGTAATAAAATTATAGAAGTAATGCCAACTGATTTTTTTAAAAAGAATGGTTATAAATGTATGTGTGAAAGAGAATCTAAACCTGAAAAATATATTGAAAAAATATTAGTTGAGAATAATATTAATTTTATTAAAGAATATAAATTTAATGATTGTAAAGATAAAAAACCTTTACCATTTGATTTTTATTTAGAAGATTATAATATTCTTATAGAGTATGATGGCGAACAGCATTTTAATCCTATTTATGGTTCAGAAAAATTAAATAAAACTAAATTACATGATAATATTAAATCTAAATATTGTTTAAATAATAATATAGAATTAATAAGGATAAACTATCGAGAAAATTTATCTAATAAATTAAATGAAATAGTTCAGAGACTATCGAAACCACATATATAAATATGGAAGGAAGTAGAGTACCGCCAAGCTATTGGGTAAAGGTTTAGAGTAATAATCTTATAATACCTTTTTAAAGGGAAACAGAAAGCTCTCATTAAAAATGAGATGAAGATATAGTCCAAACGAATTTTATTAAAATTCCTTTTAAGGTGAAATCCCTTAATCGTCTATAGTGATATAGAGAAGTTCATAAGAGAACTGCATAGATTTAGCGAATCTTTGTGAATAATTTGAACAACCTCGATGTTCCAGAGGGCAAATTCTGTTATGAAATGATTCAAAAAGCTGCAAAATTTGATTATAGTTGGTATGATTGGGATGATAAACAAATAGAAGATTATCTTGATAAAAATTCTGGAAATGGTTATACATTTATTGAATATCATCATACAGAATTAGGAAAAGATGAAAAATGGCTTAAAGCACAAATAAGAGCACTCGAAGGTGATATGGCTAAAGTTAAAAGAGAAATTCTTATTGAGTGGACTTATGCTTCTAATATGTCAATATTTACTGAAGAACAATTAGATGAAATGTCTAAATATGTTAAAAATGAAAATTTACAAACTATTTATATTAATAATTATAAAATAGATGTATTAGAACCATTTAATAACCTAATGTATAAAAACTGGTGTCTTTCTATAGATATTGGTGGTGGTTTAGGTAGAGACTACTCAGCATTTTCATTAATCGATCCAATAACTCTTAAACAAGTTATGAAATTTAAGAATAATAATATCTCAGTATTAGAATTTGGTAATTTAGTAATAGAATTTGTTACTAAATATGTTCCTAACGCTATTATAATACCTGAACGAAACTTTAACTCTGCTTTTATTGAATATTTACAAAAATCTCCTATAGCTAAAAATCTTTATTATACATCTACTGAAGATAAAGATTACACACAAAAGAAGATTAAAAAGACTTCTATTTTTAAAACTAATAAAGGTAATGGTATAGAAACTCGTAAATATGGTTTTAATACAGGAACTCAAGAAAGAAAAGTTATGACTGAGGAAATATTATTTATGATAGCTAATACAAAACCAGAATTAGTTAACAATCAAGAATTATTTAATGAAATAAGAAAATTAATAAGAACTAGAACTGGAAAAATTGATCATATGCAAGGAGAACATGATGACTTGACTATGAGTTACTTAATAGGTCTTTATGTACTATTATATAGTAATAATAGAAATAAATTCTTTAAGAATACTTCGGATACTCCTGTTAATGATGAAAAACCAAAAGAAGTTAATAAAACAGAAAGACAATTTAAAAGAATAGCTAATTATAACAATGATGATGTTATGAAAACTATAATAAATAGCAATATAGATCCAGAATTATATGAAATACAAAATCAATTAGATATAAGAAATAAAAAACCAATAGATAGTAGAAAGAAAAATATTAAAAGTATATTTGGAATGAATGGATAAATGAAATGAGGTTATTTTAATGTATAATTTAGAAGATATTTATTTAGAAGGTTATTACGATGCATTATGTGAATCTAAAAAAGCAAATGAAAAAATAACAATTAAAGATAAAGCTAAAAATAAAATTGATGAAAGATATAAGAAATACGTTACTAAATGTGTCAGTAAAAATAAAAAACCATTATCTAAAAAAGGTTGGATGATTAAAAATGGTTTATTAAGTGGTGCTGCTGTTGCAGGTACTGTTGGTGTTGTAAAAACTGTTAAATTTGGAAAAGATCTTCACGATGCGTTTAATGATTGTGGATATGTTAATGGTTTTGAAAAAGATGAAAATGGAAAATTTAAAAATGAAATATCTAAAGAAGAAGCTAAAAAACAATTTAAAAATAATGCTAAAAAAGTAATTAAAGATTTTAAAGATAATCCTAAAGAAGCTTGTGAAAAATATGGTAATGTGAATGAATCTTATATTGATGGATATTATGATGCATTATGCGAAATTTATAATTAAAAAATATACCATAAGAGATAAAAAATCTCTTATGGTATTTTATTATTTTTTCTTTCCTAAGTTAATAGTATTTAAATTAGGTGCAACATTGATATCTACTTTTTTACCATTTGTATCAATTCCCTTTTTCTTAAAAGCACTAGCTACAGCACCTGCTGCAGCAACTGTTCCAGCAGCACCTACAATTTTAATTCCAGCCTTTGCCATATCATGCTTAAGATCTTTAGCTTTTTTCTGTTGTTCAATCCAATCATCAATATCTAAAGCTTCTTTTCCTTGCTTTTTTCTTTTTTCTTTATATTGATTATATTTTTCAATTACTTCTTTAGTTTTTTTAACTTTATTTTTATTTCCGCTAATTTTTATTTCAATATCTTCGCATAAAGCATCATAATAACCTTCCATAAATATATAATCATAATCTTCATCCATATACATTATAGTTCATCTCCTTTAATTATACAATATAACTGATTTATAAATTTTTCAATAGTATTCCATTCTACTAAGAAATTATCTTCAACTAAAACTGAAAATTTAATACTTTTTGATTTATCACTAAATATAAATAATCTATCATCAATATATACACTAGCATTAAAATATGTTAATAATTTTCTATTACCATCCATTAATTTTGGAAGAGATTTATGCATAACTTCAAAATTATCATGATATTTAAAATCAAAACTTTCAATTTCATAAGCTTTTTTAACTATTTCATTAACAGAACTTGGGTTATTTCCTTCTATGAAAACTTGTCCCATAAAACCTTTATTATAAAATCCTGATTTATTTTCAGTATAATTTATATTAATTATATTAATTAATTCATTATTAAAAGCATCAAGTGAACTATTCTTTTGTAAATATTCAATAACATCTGAATTACTATCTGTTATTTTAAATATAATCATAGTATCATAAGAAATTAAATTAGTATTTAGCATATATACTAGAATAGCATTTAATATTCCTGGATTTAATAAACCTTTAATACAATAAGATTCATTAGTTTCATCCTTATTAGTATCTGTTAAATAACTATTTCTTTTTTCTGTTGGAAAAGTAAATGTAATATTTTCACATTCTTCAGGGTCTAATCTATTTTTAGTATACATAGGACAAAGTATTAAATTCTTAATATAATTAGCAGGAACATCTTTTCTTTTTATAGCTATTAATCTATTTTGCATGTAATCTAAAGTATATTTATTTAAATCAATATAATTCATTAGATTATTAAATTTAGGTACTTCCATAAAATATTTGTCTTTTATATCATTATATTTACATGATTTATTTAAATCTGTTAATATATTAAAAAATTTGTCTCTATTGATAGTAAACATTATATAATCACCTCTTTATATATAAAAATTATAAATGGATGTTTACTTTTTATATAATAAATCTAAATATACTTTAATGAGCTAAACATTTTTTTATAAAACTATATTATGAAAAATATAATTGATTACTAAATGAATTAAGCTAAAAATAATGAGGAAAGGAAAGATTGTCTAGTTTAGTAATCGTAGATACCTTGGCTTGGTATTATAGTTTATAATTTATAATATTTTAAGACAATCGAAGTGATTAATTATGGCTAGTGAAATTACTTTAAAGTATCTTCACCCTTCGATTAAAACTTATATTACTACTGAGAATTATAACTACGATACATCTGTAAGTAGAGAAGTTCTTTTTGTAGCAGACGTTTTTGATCATGGTGTAGATAATAAATTACAACAAGTTAATACACTTTCTGAATATTTATTCAAGTATGGTGAACCTAACCTTGATAAGTATGGTCAGGCAGGTTACAATGTCGAAAAGTGGTTAACTAACGGTAATTCAGCTGTTATTATGCGTTTATTACCTGATGATGCTTCTTATGCTCATGCAATTTTAAACATTCAGTATAAGAATTCTACTAATGGTAAAGCAGTAATCAACGCTGATGGTGATGAAACTAAAATTAATGATGTTTATTTAAGACCTTTAGTTACTTATATTGGTGTTAATAATACATCAGAAGCTTTATTAGATAGTGAATTATCAGAAGATCGTTCTGATTATCCTACTACTGATGGCTATATTGATAACTTTATCTTTATTGCATATCCTGAAGGAAGAGGTGAATATTATAACGATCTTGGTTTTAGAATTCGCTTAAATTCTTCCTATGATGCTAGTATGACAAGCCGTATTTATACTTTTGAAGTTATTAAATACAGTGGTTCTACTTATGATATTATTGACGGACCTTATTATGTAAGCTTTGATCCAGATGCTATTGATCCAAATAGTCAGAAGTCAATGTTTATTGAAAATGTCGTTAATAGTTATTCTGAGTATATTAAGATTAAGTTTAATACTGAAAACTATATTAAGCTTGCTACTATAATCAATGATGAAGTTGATCCTTATATAATCGATATTCTTTCTGGTCAGAGTAGAATTCTTTCTACTGGTGAAAGTGAAACATACTTTAGTTCTGCAACTGGTAAGGATGAAGATGTTCATATTGCTTTAAGAAAATATTCTACAACTGGTATTGCTCTACAGTCAAATGGCGATTATATTTTAAATATTTCTAATAATGATGAAACTACTTCAGATATCGTTGATATTGCTGATAATAGTCGTAGAGTTATTTATAATAATCAGAAATATGTAACTGATTATATGAGAGGTTTCTATAACTGGTTATTAAATGATAGAATTACACAGAACTTAAATTTAGTTATTGGTAATATTTTAAGTGACTTTGCTCCTAATACTTATTTATTAGCAGATAAAGTTAATACTTTAATTTATGCTAATGAAAAGGATTCTGATTCATATCAATATATTTATAATAATACAACATTTGATTCTCAATATGTTGGTAAAAATGATGATAAAAATCATTCTTGGTACTTAAGAACACAAGAAATTATTAATAAAGCATTAAAAGACAAAGATGGCAATTTTGTAGGAACTAATAAAAATACTGGATACGAAAATGTTGATTCAACATATACTTCTACAACACAAATGATAAGCACTATTACAGAAGATGGCTATATTTCTGCTACAGATACTCATTTAATTAGTTATTATCATAATTTTATGAAATATGTTCAATTTATAGCTAACTATGATATTTATAATAATAATGGATTTGTAATTTCTAACGATTATCTTGAGTGTAGTCTATATTATGATTATGTAAAAGATGATTCTGAAATTTATACTATATATGCTTCCAATTCCTCTACTACTACTTATAAAAATCTTTATATGGGAACTCAACAGATTGGAGGAGTTACTCCTTTAAATAAAGAAAATTTTGAAACGTATTTTGGAACAATTTATAAATATATAGTAAATAATATTACTTATTTAACTGGAGTAGATGGTAGTGCTGTAAACCTTGTTTGTAGCTTAAGGCAGCCAACAAAAATTGCTGAATATAAAAATGGTAAAGAATATTCACAATATAATTTTTCTTCTAATAATTCAAACGTAATATGTGTTTATTGTCCAACATATGTAGATGATAGTTCAACAGGTAATGATTCTTCTGATGAATATCTATATATACCAATTGTTGATTTTACTTGTTACGACTCTGACGGAGCTATAAATAAATTTGGTAATTATATAAAAGTCTATAATATTTATGGTGAATCTAAATTACAATCAATTAAAGGAACAAGTGTATCTTCAGGTATGCTTACTAATTTAACTAAAGAAAAACAATTAGAGTTAGTAAAAAAATATTTATATATTCCTAATTCTGGCACTCTACCTAAAGATCATTATGCGGATAGATATACTGTATATCATATAACTGATCCTACTGCCAGTGGTTACAGAATTAATTTTACAAGTAGTACTGTAGTTGACAGTGCCACTATATCATTAGATGAAACTTACAAATTTGAAAGATATTATGATACATTATATAGAATTTATGAAAAATTTGGTGATAGTAATTTTAGTAATTATTTAATAATTGTAGATGGTGAAGCTGACGGTGAAGGTGATATCGAAAACGTTATTGAAAATTATCAAGATTTTATTGATAAACAAAACTATTACACAGTTACTAAAAAATATAAATATTTTAATTTAACTGATTTTATAAGATTTATTAGTAAAATTATGAGTTATACAATAAATATTTATCAAGAAGATATAATGAATAATTTTGTTGGTATTCCTGGTACAGAAAATAAATATCAATTAGCTAATATATCTTTATCTTCATTTGAACTTATAACTGAGTTATCAGATGAAAAAATTTATACACCAATTACAAAACTTCTTTCTAATTATTATTTTAAAAAAGAAGATGTTGAAGGAATACCTGTATTTGATGAAGTATTTACTGAAAAATTAAAGAATGGTAAGTTATCTCAGTGCTATAATAAGGTAGCTAGTTATGCTTCATTAATTTCTAGAGAATTAGATGGTAAGGGTAAAGATACTATTGTTGATGATATTACAAATGCTAAGAAGTATACTTCTATTTCAGCTTCTGATTACTCATTAACAACTATCTTAAATCTTTTTGTTGGTGGTTTTGAATCTATCGTTAATAATCAAGGTTCTATTACTGACTACTCTAACTATTCTTCACTTAAGTATTTAATGAAGACAATTAATAATGATCTTGATTTAAGATCTACTTATTTAACATTATTAAATGTTCATAAGAATACTGTCTTAGACTTAAGTACTGATTTAGCTAGAAATAATGCTTCTGTAATTCTTGGTGATGAAACATTAGATACATTATATACAGCAATGGATACTATTGTAACTGAAACGAATTATTTAATCACAAATATTATTAATACAATTCTTTATCAGACTTATAAAGTACAGGATCTTGAAGTTTTATATAAAGCTTCTGATGATGAACCTTATGCTTATTATTTCTCTGAAAGTGCTACAAATGAAACAGAAATTGACCCATTAGGTATTACATATAATATTAGTAATTATGGTAAAACTAATGATGATACCGTTTATAGAGGTATATTACCAATTCTTGAAAAGATATTAATTAATATTACTGGACAAAACCATTATGGTGACAGCAGAACACCGATTTATGGTGGTCAAGCATTAATTGATATGTATGATGATATTAAGAATGGCTATACTGTAGATGGTTTAACACAAACAAAGTATGAAACAATGTATCAAATTCTTTCTGAAAGCTTAAGTCAATTATCTGATGTTCATAATATTATCACTGCATTTATTAATGAAAAGTATATTACAGAAATTATTAATACTTTAATTGGTACAATTGATGTAGCTAATACTGTTATTAAATACAATGGTTCTTCATATTCTGTAAATACTCTTTGGGAATATTATAATAGCGATGATAATGAAGATTTAACACAGACTGAAGTTACTAATTTAATTAATAATGCTTTAGAAGTTTCACTTAATGAAAATTCATTACCATTAGATTCTTCTACAGCACAAGAATCACCTGTATTACAGTATCCATACTATTGTGCTCAAGATATTATTAATAGTATCTCTATTGCAAAGGAAAATAAGAATATTGTAAAGTCTAATATTGAAAAACAGGATAAGGTTCTTGTATCATTAAATACACTTTGCTATGATAACCTTGTAACTGATATTAATGCTCCTTTAGGATTTGCTGAAGGTTCTGACGGTTGCTTCACTTATGATAATAGTACAAGTGCTGCATTAAGACTTCGTAAGAATAAGATTAATGATGTTCGTATTAAGGCTTATAAGGGTACATGGAACGAAGATGTACTTAATAAGGACTTATATGAATTTGACCATATACTTGATGCTAACTATGAAGATGCAGTTAAGAATGCAATCATCACATTAGCTAGAGATGAAAGACAAGACTTCTTCTATTGGGCAGATACTAAGGTTCAGAATACTATCCAAGATTGCTTAGACTGGAAGACAGGATTTACAAATTCTACTTACTTCATGTCTATTATTTCTCAGTCTCAGGTTTGGTATGATGAATATACATCTAAGAATATTAATTTAACTTCTACTTATATTCTTGCCGATTTACTTGGTAAGCATATTGATAACTATGGTAGACATATGCCTATGGCTGGTTCTAGACGTGGTGTAGTTGGTGGATTTATTTCTAATGACTGGTATCCAAATGAAGAACAGAAAGAAAAGCTCTATACTAATAAGGTAAACTATCTTGAAAAGGATATTACTACTATTAGAATAGGTGCTCAGAATACAAACTATACAACTGGTCCTTTAGGACAGATTAACAACATGCTCGTAATGTTAAGAGTTAAGAGAAATGTTGAAAAAATTGCTAAGACATATCAATTTGAATTTAATACTTCTGAAACAAGAAGTGCAATGGCAGCTGAAATTAATAGTTATTTAACTAACTGGATTAACAATGGTGCTTGCACTGTTGCAACAGCTGATGTTTATGCTTCTGATTATGATATTATCCAGAAGATTGTTCGTGTAGACGTTACACTTCAATTCACTGGTGTAATTGAAAGAATCGTAATTAATATTGATTGTCCTGCTTCAATTTAACATATATATGAGGAGTTAAATTTATATTAACTCCTCATTTAAATTAATTTATGAAAGGAGTTAATTAAATATGTTAATACCTGGCAAAAATATAAACGTGTTTGATATGGACCAAAAAAGAGTTCAGGGTAGCTGGTTTACTGGCAAAATGAACACACAAACATTGGATTTTGACCCTTTAGTAACAGGTTACGCATTTATTGTTTGGACTAAGTTACCATTCTGGGTTGAAAAGACATATGAAAACTTTGCTGATATGACACAAAAGAACTTTAAGTCTTTTGATGGTCTTGCTAATATGGATTTACAAACAGCTCAGTATACACATACTTTTAATGGTAATGCTTATGAATATGCTACATCAATTCAAAAAGCAAATACTAACTTCTCATTAAAGCATCAAGAATTCTCTGGTAACCCAATTAAGAATATGTATCAATTCTGGATTACTGGTATTCGTGATCCTGAGACTGATATTGCTGTATATCCTAGAGCATTTGGTTGTACATATGGTGCTAAAAACCATACTGGCGAATTACTATATATCGTAACACGTCCTGATGCTAACAACGTTACAATGAATAACATTGAATTTGCTGCTTATTATACTGCAGTAATGCCAACTTCATTACCTCTTGGTCACTTCAACTATTCACAGGGTACTCATGATTCACCTGAAATTGATATTAACTTTGTTGGTGACTTACATTTAGGTCCTGAAGTAGATAACTATGCTTATAATGTACTTAGTGATGCTGATAATACTGGTAACAATACTATCTATGCTAAGCCATATCCTATTCTTACAGTTGCAGACTTTGATCCTCAGAATAATGGTGTTTATTCTGATGCTAGCGAAAAGAACCTTGCTACATTTGCTACTGGTGGTTGGGATAAAGAAAATGCTGGTATTAGTATTGACCTTTCTGGTACAGAGTTACTTGCTCCTGCACAGAAAGCAACTAGTGGTACTAATTCAAATAGTAGTTCTGGTACTTAATTATAAAATAAAAAATTTCCCTAAAGGCTTTTTAGCCTTTAGGGTTTTATATTAAAATTCATCTTCTTCTAACATATCAAGTTCATTCTTCTTTTTAGCTTCTGGAGCAAAATTAATTGTACCAGTAATAGCATTTTCAATAGCATTTTGACTAACTTTTTTATAAATTTCATCAAAAGAATCCCATTCCAATGAAGGAAGTAAATGCTTTTTATATAATTCTTTTCTAAAATTAGCCTTATTGACTTCATTTTGATATGCATCAATAGATTGTCCTGTAGGATCGTCAGGATAATATGTAGTAGTAATAAATTCAGCAGTTTGTTGTGCATTCTGAATTTGTTCATTCATATTACCTAATACAAGATAAATAGGAGTAGGAAATCTAAGTTCTAGATTATCAATAGCTATATTTAAATAAGCATTCTTAGTTTTTCTACTAACTCTTTTCTTTTTACCACCAGTTTCTTTAACGAATTCATTCTTATATAATTCTCTAATAATCTTACTATAAAAATTACCAAATTCTTCTTGGTCATTAATAATAGCTCTTACAAAAGGATTATTAGTCATTGTTAAAGACCTAGCAAAATCAATTTCCTGAGTTGAATCAATATAATTGTATGGTACGTTCATCCCTGTGATAATTGATTTTAATAACATTTGAGTAAATTCATTTTCCATTTCTACATCCATACCTGGAACAGTATCACATTATGTTCTATTTGAGTCGTTAATTCAAATACGTTTTAAGAATAGATTCAATATTATTTTTATCTTTATAAGATATTCTAATTAATTTAATATTATGATTTTTACAATATTCATTCTTAATATTATCACGTTTTTGTTGTTTAATTAAATCATCTTTATAATATTGAACTGAATAATGAAATTCTCCATCATATTCTATACAAATATTTTTATCTGGTAAATAAAAATCAAATGGTAAAGTTCTTTCATATTTACAATCATCAAATCTATATTCTTGAATAAAATTAATATTCATATCTTCTAATAATGATTTAATCTTTAATTCTCCAAAAGATTTCTTACAATAAGGACATCTTCTACCACTTAAAAACTTAATAGGTGTAACACTATATTCATTATTACATTTATTATGTTTTACTTTTATTTTAGTAGAATTATTGACATACTTTTCTAAGAAAGTATATTCATCACCAACTAAATTAAAGACTTCTTTTAAAAAAGTATCATTAGTCTTTCTTTTAGCTGAATATTGTTTTTCTTTTGTACATATAGGACAACGTTGTCCATTAGAAATAAAATCATTTGGTTTTAATTCAAATTTATTTCCACATTTTTTATGAATTAAAGTAATATTAGTTTTTGTATTAATATATTCTGATTGTAATTCATATTCATTATTAGTTAATTCTTTAATCTTATTTTTAAACATTTCTGTAGTATATCTAGGATTCTTACAACAATAAGGACAAGTACTTCTATTATTTAAAATATTAGTAGGCGTTACTTCCCAAATATTATTACATTTATTATGTCTTATTTTAATCTTAGTTCCATTATTAATATATTTACCTAATACTGTATATTCGCCATTAAATTTATTATTAATTTCATCTTCAAATTGTTCTTGTGTTTTTCTCATTTAACAATTTACCTTTCTTAAAACTGCTTAAGCATTACACTTAAGTTCAGACTATATCTTCACCATATCTTAAATAAAAAGACTTAGGTGTTTCGCACTGGATTATACTTATAATCACTTAGTCGTTGAGCTTTAATTCTTCTTTTAATATATTATCTATATTATTTATTTCTTTATAAGATATTCTAAGTAAATGAATATTATGCTTAATACAATAGTTATTTTTCTTTTCATCTAAATATTGTCTATGTTTTAAATCTTCATCTGTATCATACCAACATTTTTCAAAATGTTGTTTTCCATCAAATTCAATTAAAATATAATCATTATTTAAGTTAACTCTAAAATCAAATCTTAAAGGTTTATTAATATCTTTATCGTATAAATCATCAAAAGTATATTCTCTAATAAATTCTAAATTATTTTCTTTTAAATAATTATAAATTATTTCTTCACCTGAAGACATATTACATTTAGGACATCTTGTTCCTTGTTTAAAATGATCATAATCTATCATAAAATCATTATTACATAAATTATGCTTTAAATGTAAACATTTGTCTTTATATCCTGTATAATTAGTATCTGGTAAAACTGTATAATTAAAATTATTTTCAATTATATCTTTAATATCTTCTAAAACTAATGTATTATGATTAGAACAATAAGGACATCTTGTTCCATTATTAAAATGATATGGTTTTACTTCATATATATTATTACATACTGTATGTTTTATTTTAACTTTAGTTTTATTATTAATATAATCACTAATTAAAATATATTCACCATTAGTATCATTTTTAATTTTATTATAATATTCTTTAGTTGTATATTTATGTTTTCCAGAACAATAAGGACAAGTACTTCTATTATTTAAAATATTAGTAGGTGAAACCATCCAAGTATTCTTACACTTATTATGTTTTATTTCTAATTTAACACTATTATTTATATAATTACCTAATACTGTATATTCACCATTAAATTTATTATTAATAATATCTTCAAACTCTTCTTGAGTTCTTATTAATGATTTACTTATAGCTTTTGATTTACAATAAGGACATCTTCTACCTTGTAAAAATTTATTAGGAGTTACTTCATAAATATTATTACAAGTATTGTGTCTTATCTTTATTTTAATTGAAGAAGACTTATACTTTTCTAATGCTGTATATTCTTCATTTACTAATTCTTTAACTTCTTTAATAAACTCTTCATGTGTTTTTCTTTTAGTACTCATTTTATTCTTATCCTTTTCAATAATATAAAAAAAAAAGAATTCTTAGTTGCTGATTATCCAATCTTTATAGTTCTTAAGCTATACCGTCTATAATCACTTATTCCGTTTCAGCCTATAAAGCTCTAAGGAATTCCCAGCAGTTCACGAAATTTTACAAATTATCTTTCGATAATAAGGAGACTGATATGTTAATCTCAACTGATCTCTGTCCATCAATAGTAGGAATATAGTAATCTTCAAAACTACCAACACTATTTAAAATAGTTGTAATATTCTTTAAATGACCTGAAGTAAGTTCTTTAGATTTAATATCTCTAATAAATCCTTGAATTGCACCTTCCATGTCGTCATCTAAACCAGTTTCTATATAGAACGCTCGTTTATCACGACCTCTTATAATTTTCTGCATTAAATTAGTTAATAAATGACTTAAATAAATCTTACAGAAAAATACACTCTTACTAATTTTACTTACACCATAAATATCAGTACTACTTAATTTAAGATGATGTATATATTGAGGTTCAATAAACGTCATTTTAACTTCTTTTTTAGTAATATATTCTTCATGTACCAAAGTATATATTAAATCTTTAAACTCCTGATTTCTTACTAAGAAGTCTTTATTAATTTTCTTTGAAATACCTTTAATAAAAATCTGAGATATCAAAGCATATTTAGATTTAATTTGTGTCTGGTCTCTATTAAGATAATCATATCTAGAATTAAATACATCATTAGAACCATAACCTAAACTATCAGAAGTATTGATAGAAGAACCTGTATTACCAGATCTTAATGAATTAGGGTTATTATTTCTAGAACCTTGTTTATCATGTTGTAAATTTATATTATTCTTTTCAATATAAATATAACCAAGTATTTGATCATCAATTTCTAATACTATAATATTTTCAGGAGGTAATTTTTTAAATATACTACCGTTAATATTAATACCTTTCATATCTTTTGATTTTTGTTGTTCTTGTTTCTTCTCAGAAAGAATATCTGTTGGATCTTTATAGAATTTAATATTATTATTAATAGAGTCTAAAATATCTTTTTTAGCTCTTTCAATATTTTCTTTCTTTTCTTTAGCTCTATTAGATGTTTCATTTAAATAAATCATATCATCAAATAAAGAATTAAAATCTTCATCATTATCTAGATTTAACATATCTTCAGTAATATAATCACCATATAAATTTGAATCGTGTTCTAAAGATTCATTTACATTATCTTCTTTAAATATTTTAGTAAATCCTACTTCATATGGCATTAATAAATAAAATAAATCACCTAATTGACAAGCTTCTCTAATATCAGTTCTAATAATCTTTTTAAGATCATAAGTTTTTTCTAATACTTCTAAATTACTATTAATAAATTTATTTTCTGGATTTTCATTTCCTTCAATACTTACTCCATTATAATAATAATTTAAAGATCTTTTAGTTAAATCATCTGGTGATAAAATACAATCTCTAAATAAATCTAAACATTTAGAAACTTCTGGAATATATGAATCAATCAAACGATAATCTTCATATTTAAAGAATCTATCCTTTTCTTCAAGAAAGAATTCACCATTAGAATTTTTAAGCATATTTTCTAATTTTTTAATTCTTCCATTTTTTCCATTATTTTTATTTTTATCGGCAGGATTATTATTAGATGTTTTATTATCCATTTCAATTCTGTTTAAGAATTCCATTGGATTTCCGCCAATTATTGGTTTAAATTTATTATTAATAGTTTCTAATTTTTTCTCAAGAGCCTTTGTAGGATCTAATTCTGTATTATTAATTTGATCAATAGTATTTTCATAACCACCAAATAAAGCTGAATTTATATTTCTGTCTTGTTCGTTTAAATCATCTTTAATATTTTTTTGATTGTTACTTACTTTATTGGAGAAATTGTTACGACTAAACAAACCTATTCTCGTTTTAGTATTCTTTTTAAGCTCTTCAGCTTGCTTTTTATCGTCATTTTTAGCCATTTAATTCACCATCCTTATAAAAAAAAGAAGGCTATTAAAATAATAGCCTTTCTTAATAATATTTTTAAATAATAATTAAAAATCACAGATTATAAAGTGATGTTCTATAGCATCCTTATTTTTAAGAAATACAATAAGATTTACAGCATAATAAATATCATTTTTAGGTGTTTCATATACTCTAATATGAATTGGTGTATATTCTATTTTATTACCACTTTTAAGTTTTTTCTCTTTATAAGAAATTCCATTAATGAATTTTTTATTTAAGAACATTTCAAAGTAAGCTATATCTTCTAATTCATCAATATCAATTTCTTTAATATTATAAGCTTCTACATTATCAACATCACAAACTAATTGAATTAATTCTTTATTTTTATTTACAACTTCTTTAATAATTTCTTCTTTTAAATTAAAATCCCATAAAAGATTATCACTACAATTTTCAGCATAATTATTACAAAGAGTATCTATTTTAGTTATAATAGATTCATCATCACTAAGTTTATAAATAACTGAATTATCATTACAAAATTCTATAGAATCTTTATTAATAACAATTGATTTAATATCTTCTTTAAACTTTGAATCTTTAAATACTGAAAAGAAATCTGATGCATGAACTATTACTCTAAATTCAGTTTCAATAGGTTCATTAAAATCATATTTAATAATTTCTGGAATACAATCTATATCTGCATAAATAGCTTTTTTATTTGTAAGAATATATGAAGGACTAAAGTTAGGTTCATCCTTGTAAATATTCTTCATTATTTGATTAAGATCGTATATTTTCTTTAAGAAATTCTTAAGTTCTTTATCAACTAATTTCATATTTTTAACTCCTTTTAAAACAAACCATTAGGTTAAATTTTAGCCAATTTACTCCTTTATTTTAATATTTCTCTCTAGGATCTTAAAAAATCCTAGAGAGTTTTTTATTCATTTATTCTTCTTTGAATAAATTGTACATTTCTTCATAATCAGGAAGATTATGATATTCAACACAATATCTTACAGAGTCTTCTGATAAAAACTTCTCCATAAATTCTTTAGTTATATCTTTAATAATTTCTTGCTTTACTGGTTTATTATTCTTCATTACAGTTTCATATTCACCAGTTTTTTCACTAACTATAATTCTATTTAAAGCTGTTGAGCTTGAAATATTAAATGTTATAAGAATATTTGGATACATTGCAGATAAGTCTTCATCAATTACAAAATCAAAACATTTATTAGATGGAATACCATTAATTTCACCTACATTATCAATTAATTCTGGTGGAGCAACATACGCACCACTAATACCAATTCTTGTTTCATTATGTGCTCTACATCTATTATTTGAAATTACATAACCCATTTCTCTATAAAAGATATTTACATAATTTCTTAAGCAAACTGTTTTAGTTAAAGCTTTACTAGCTCTAGTATGTGTTAATGTTACAATTGTATGAAGAAGATCTATATATCCAGTATTCTTTACAATAAGCGACAATAGTAATGTATCAATGCAAGAATACTTAAAGAATTTTGTATAATTATCTAAGAATACAGTTTTAATACTAGTATTTTCTTCACTAAGATTTTCTTTACCAAGTCCTGTTTCTTCAAGTCCTATAGCATTCAAGCTATAGGATTCTTTTTTACCTTGAGGTCTTGTAATATTTCCATAAAGTACCATCATATCAAGCCATGTGGTATATCCATAAATATTATAAGTGTCAGTTCTAGCTGTAAAATCATTCTTAGCTTTTTGACTATCATCTTTTCTAAGAACAACTTTCTTTACACAAAAGTCTGAAGGACACATAATATCTTCAGCAGTCATATTAGTTCCTACAAGAATCTTATCAAGTCTATTTTTTAGTGTAAAGATATCGAATCTAGCGTTCCAAGCACAACAATAATCTGGTTTATCTTTATTTACAGTCATAAAGAAATATTTAATGACATCTAATTCAGATTTTAGTCTATAAAGCTTAACTGAAAAATCACCAAAATATTCTCTATAAATATCCTTAACTTCTTTAATAGTTTTAATCTTACGCTCTTTATCATTTATAAACTCTTCAAAAGTATCAGTATCATATTCTTTCATAAATACAGATAGTCTATTAGTTTTAAAATTATAATAAGTTATCATATTTACTTCACATGGTGCATCATCTTCATTAGGAAATCCTGGATAATCTGCACCATCAACTTCAATATCAAATGTTGATATATCAATTGGAATTGAATTTTTCTCCTGATTATTTTCCATGATAAATCTATCAATATAATAATCTGTAATATCTACATCTGAAGAATGAAACTCATTAAATAAATGCATATTTTCAAGTTTTCTTCTTTCTTCTTTAGGTAGACCTTTCTCTGAGAATTTATTATATAATTCTTTAACTTCCAAACGATTAGAATGTTCAGCCATTGATCTATATCTATTTGAATATCTTGCTGTTACTGGTACAACATCTTTAAGAGAAATATAACGATATTCATAACCATTTTTATTATTCTTAAACTGCTTTTCAATATCCTTAGTTATATAATAAGTGTAATTAGGTTTTTCAATAAAAGTATAACCTTTATTACCATCCTTATCTTTATGAACTACAATAATTGAATCAGGGTCATATTCTCCTTTAGTATCATTATATTCAGAGAATGTATAAAAACAATTTACAAACATTGAATCTTTTGGAACATCTGAAAAAATTCTATTTGCCATTTAAATTACCTCCTAAGTTATAGGAAATTGTTAATTTCCAATATAAAAATAAAAGATGAATAAGGATTTTTTATTCCTTATTCATCTCTTCAATTATTTTTAATTATTCGTCAAAATTCTCTTCATCTTCTTCAATATCTAATTGCATACAATTTAAGAATGCTCTTAACATCTTAGAATTTTCTGAACGAGTATCAGACTTTTCAATGTCAAAACAATAAGGATCATCTGATAATTGAGTTTCAATTAAATCCATTCTCATTTTTTCATTGTTTGCAAAAGCATCAAGATAATTTTTATTAATCTCCATAGCTTTTTTATTTGCAGGGTTTGCTAAAGCAAGCCCTATATTTTCCATTTCCAATTATCTTCACATAAGGTCGTTAATCTTATGCAGTTCTCTTATGAACTTCTCTAGTTTTATTTATATCTAGAGTTGAGACTATATCTTCATTGTTATTGGATAATAACAAATGCTCCCCATTTTGATTTAATTAGGAATTATAAGATTATTACTCTAAACCTAAACCACTTGGCTCTACTCTACTCCCTTCTTCAGCTATTCAATAATAGCTTATGGTTTCGATAGTCGTTGAACTTTTAATTAACTTTATCAATATTTAAATTTTCAATTAAAATATTTTCAATATTATTAAAATCTTTATAATATATTCTAATTAATTTAAAATTATTTTTTCGACAGAATTCATCTTTAATTTTATCATTTATTTTTTGATTATTTAAATGATTAATTTCTTTTTCATTATTCTTAAAAGGTTCATAATGAAATTTTCCATCAAATTCAATAAAATATATTAAATTATCTTTAATGATTTTAAAATCAAATTCTAAATTTCTTTTATTTTTACAACCAGTATTTCTTACATTAGTTTCAAAAGATAAATTATATTTTTTTAAATATTTTTCTATTTCTAATTCACCTTTACTTCTTTTACATTTAGGACATCTATTACCATTATTTTTTAAAAAATCTTTTGAAGTCATTTTAAAATCATGATTGCATAGTGTATGATGAAATAAAATTGGAGTTTTATTATTTATATATTCTTTACTTAAAACTTCATATTCATCTCCTACTATATCATAAACTTTCTTTTTGATAATATCAATATTTAATTTCTTAACACCAGCACAATAAGGACATCTATTTCCAAGTTTAAAATTTGCTGGTCTCATTTCAAATATATTATTACATTTATTATGTTTTATTTTAGTCTTTTCATTATTACCATTATATTTTCCAACACTGGTATATTCATTATTTGTTATATCATTAACATATTTAGACCATTGTTCGTCTGTCCATTTAACATTATTTTTCATTTTATAACCACCACCAAATAAAATTATAAAATAATGTTCGATAAAGTTAATTACTTAGCTGCTGATTTTCCTAATAGGAGTTTCCAGCAATTAAAGGAGTTTTACATCAGCAAAATTTACCGATCTTGATAGCATTAGTAGAATAATCAGATTTATATTCTTTATATAAATTACTTTTAACTGGAATATTCTTAATACTTAATTGATCAACACTTCTTGCACTAAATTTAGAAGCAGGAATATGCTTAAGTGTCATCATAAACTTTTCACCAAATATTACTGTATTAGTAATATCTTTAAGCTTAGTACGATCTACACCAGTATAATTATAAATTCTTGCTAGATCAACAATATTTTTAGCTCCATTCAAAGGTGCTTGATGAACTGGAATACCATTTTTAATTATCTCTAAGAGTAGTTCCTCAAGTTCTTCTTCAGATAAATTATCCATGAACTTTTCAATGTTTTCACATTCTTCTTTATCTACTACATTAAGATAGTCAATTAAAAACTTCTTTTCTTCTTCAAGAGTCCATTCATTCCAATTCTGTTCCATCTGATATCTAATATATTTACTATTATAATTAATTTCTGTTTCAATATTCTGAGAAGGATTAAGTCTATTAGAAACACCTAATGGATTTAATATCATATCAATCTGGAAATTAACATTAGAATTTTCATCAGGATTACCAAGACCAGCAAAATCAGTTACTTTAGGCATTTCATCATCTGGTCTAATTTCTGAAACAACACCTTTATCTCCGTAACGTCCTGCCAATTTAGATCCAATAACTAATGAGCATTCTTCAAGAATAGTAAACTTAATTCTTAGATGATCAAATAGATTATCATTTACTAAAAACTTATTATTCGGATCAACTAATCTACAATAATAGTTATAAAGATCTACTAAATCCTTACTAACTTTATTATCTGAATTAGTAACAATTGGTTCAACATAAGCAATAAAATTCTTATAATAGTTTTGCTGCTTATCATAGTAAATCTTAATCTGCTTATTATATGTTGTATCTAAGACTTCTTCAGGATTTTCAATATTAGAAATAACTTGAAGATCAACTACTTTACCATGTCCTCTATACTTTACATCTTCAGAAATAAGATTAATAGTATCTGCTAAAGTAATTGGAGCAGTTGAATAATTAATTCTTCTTGTTGCACATAATAGTCCATCCTTACAATCTTCACCAATATCTGGAAAAGACTTATAGAATTTCTTATTACCATACATATTTACAAATATATCATTAGTGTTTAATGATACATCTACAATCTTAACTTCATAGTGTCCCATTTTCTTAGAAGTACTTTCACTAATTACAATAGCATCTTCATTTGTTAGACCGCCATAAGTCAAATAAACAACATTAAGATTTCTTCCATGAGTTAAATTCATTTCTTCATCACGGTTATTATCTTTAAATAATACTGTATTATTTTCAATAATGTCACCTTTTTCTAATGAATCAATGATTTTATTATCATGCTTATAACCATATTTTTCTGTAAGATGAGTACATTCATTTCTTTGAATTACATGATATTCACCTGGATTAAATTCTGGTTTAATACCATTCTTTAAATTCTTAGTTTCTTCTTCACTATTCTTAATCTTCTTAATGATTAAATCATAGTTATAGTCATTCTTTTCAATCTTACAAAGAACCTTCCATTTACCTTTTAGTTGGCAATATCCTGAAGAATACTTACCCCATTCATTCTCAAATCCAGTATAAATTAAAGGTGCTTGAGGTTCTAATACCTGTAGTCTTTGTTCTAAGTGCGATGAGTCCATTTGAGCTCTGTTGGCATCAGTTGAAGCTAAACCTGGAATCATACATGTTGGACCTAAGAAAGAATGATTATCTTTAAATTCATTCTCTCTTTCTTCTACTAATTCAATCGGATGTTTGTGCATATAAATTTTCCTCCTATAATTTTATTTGTCTTTATATGACAAATTAATAATATATGTTTATTTATAATTATTAAGAATTCCTTCTAAGATACTTTCAATATTATCAAATTCAGTATATGGAATTCTATATAAGTCAATATCTTCATGTTGTTTACAATAATTATCTTTAATAGAATCTCTTTTCTTCTGTAGTTCAAAGTCCTTTGAATAAAATTGTTGCTTATAATGAAATTCTCCATCATATTCTATAAGAATTATTCTATTATTTTTTTCTAATTTAAAATCAAATGGAAGAACTCTTTCATTTTTACAATCTTCAAAAGTATATTGAGTTTCAAAATTATAGTTATTATCTTTAAGCCATTTAGCTATCCTTTCTTCTCCTTTTGATCTTTTACATTTAGGACATCTTTGACCTTTTAAGAAATTATTTGGAGTTACATAATATTCAAATCCACATTTTTCATGTTTAATTTTTATATTAGTATCTGTATTTATATAATTTCCTATAACAGTATATTCATTATTTACTAATCTATTAACTTCTTCTTTAAAATCTTTTAAAGTTTTTTTAATATTATTAGCACATTTAGGACATCCAAAATGCTGTAAAAAATTTCTAGGAGTTGTTTCATAAATATAACCACATTTATGTTTTACTTTAATTTTAGTTGCATTATTAATATAAGGACTTAATACTGTATATTCATTATCACCATAAAGCTTATTAACATCTTTAATAAATTCTTCTGTAGTTTTCTTATGTGTTTTACTACAGTAAGGACATCTATCTCCATTATTAATAAAGCTATGAGCTTTTACTTTATATTCTTTATTACATTTAAGATGCTTTAAAGTTATAAAGTCTTTATTGTTATTATATTCACTTATTAAAATATATTCATCATTAGTTAATTCTTTAATTTCTTTATCAATTGTTGAAGTAGTTTTAATAGGATTATATTTTCTACAATAAGGACATCTTTGACCTTGTAAAAAATGTGTTGGTTGAATTTCAAATATATTATTGCATTTATTATGACGAAATTTAATTTTAGTTTTATTATTAATATATTTACTTAGTACAGAATATTCATCCTGTACTAAGTCATATATTTCATTTAAGAACTCTTTATTAGTTTTAGTCTTCATTTATTTATTCATCATCAATATCAAAAGTAAAGTCATCATCACCGAGCTGAACAACATCAACATCTTCATAGATGGAATCTTCAAGCTCTTCAAGATTATCATATTCTTCACCTTCAAAGCCATTTGAAATAATATTAGGCTCTTCTGTAAAATGCCAAGTATCATTTACTTTAGCGCCAATTGATAAAGCTCTTGTAGTACCTGGGTCATTATTCGATGTATAAATTACATCGATATTCCCGATCATCGATGGGTCCAAAGTTTTACCTCTGATCTCACCTCTTGAATTAGAAATACTTTGATTTCCTGCAATAGTTAGCTTCATTTTATTAAGAATATCTATACTATCTACATTATTCATATATCTAAGATTATCTGCTGTTTTAATCTTTTTAACAAGAAAATCTGGTTGAATATTACTAAATAATGATTCAAGAGTTTTAAGTGTAATGTTTTTTCCATTAAGAACTCTTAATACACCCTGAGTCCATACTTCTAATAGTGGAAAAATAAAGCATTCATTAAGTCTTAATCTCTTATTAGCCAAGTCATCATTGTTCTGATATAAAAGACTATCATAATTAATTAAAAACCATCTTAAAAGGCTATAAATATTTTCTTTATCTCTATCTGGAATACGAATAACTCTTTTAGTAGTATTATCTAAAAGTCTTTCAAAAGAAGCTTTTACAGATTTACCTTTATTATCAAAATTAGTTTGATTTTTAGTAAAATAACTACCGAGTTTTCTAATCCAATAATCTTTATCATCAATCTTTTCTGTTGAAACTTTATCTTTCTTCTGAAAAGCATTGACAAAAGTAAATACCATTACTTTATTTTGTAATGATTCATCCATATACTTTTTAGGAACTGATAAATAAAGCATTGAACCAAGTTTAAATAAATAATCATCTTCATGCTCATCAAAGTCAATTCTTTTCTTATCAATAATTTCAAAAGTATCTTCTAAATCAAAGTATTTAAGAGTATTAGTAATTCCAAAGTTAGCAAAGAAATAAATAAAGATTGGAATCTTAGTATTAAAGATTTTACTGAAAGTATAATAACCTTCAATTTCTTCTAAAGTATTTTCTGGGGTCATAGAAATATTCTTTTTACTAACAACAATAGGTTGTAAAGAAGTTCTCATTGTAATACTATTATTAGTCTTATATGTTTCTGCATCAACTATCTGAAAGATTGGATAATATTTTACATCATCAATAAGATAATAACAACCATCAATTAATTTTGGGAAATATAATTTCTTCTTAATTAATTTTGTTTCAGAACTCTTTGGATCTTTTAATTCAAACTTAATTTCAATAGCAATAAGTCTTGAACGTTCATAAGGAATATCTGTAATATCCTTTGATGGTTTATAAAGAGTTCTTTCATCAATCTTTTTAGCTCCCAGAAACTTAATACCTTGAATACTTTCTAGACTACTACAAGCATCTGAGATATGTTGAAGAATATCATCTTTCTCTTTAAGATGAAATATTTCTTCATTAAATTTTTCTGGAATTGAGTTATGCAACTCTTTTAACATCTTATTCCATTGTGCCATAATTTTTCTCCTTTTTATTTAAGATAAAATTTTATAAAATTAAAAATTATATTTTTTAATCTTACCCTTTAATAATATATATTTTATTTTATAAATTTAAATTTTAAAAAAATAAATAAAAATATATTAAATTAAATTTATAAAATTAAATTTATAAAAAATATAAAAAGAATTGATGTTTAAATTTTTTAACTCTGAAATGTTTAACACAGTTATGGAAATTTAAATTTAAATTCAAAATTTTAAGTACTAACATAAAAGTATAGAAAAGTTTTTTGGTATACCAAGAACTTAAAATTAAAAATATAATTTAAAGGAGTAATTATTATGTCTACAAAGAAGATTATTAAGAAGGCTGCTACTACAGCTACTACAGAAACTAAGGCTACTGCATCTACAGTTAAGCCATCTAATATCACTAATGTTGAAGATTTTTATGCTATGATCAGAGATCAGTATAATGCTACAAATGAAAAGAAGATTACTAAGGAAGAAGTTTCTAAGGTAATTCAGGCATTCTCTGAAAGCTTTACTGAATATGCAAAGAGTTCTACATCTGATGAAACAACTTGCATTCTTCCTAGCATTGGTCGTTTCAAGATCAAGGTTAAGGAATCTTACGAAGCTACAAATCCTAAGACAGGTGATAAGGTAACTGTACCTGCTAAGAAGAGAATTTCTTTCAAGGCATTCCCAAGATTCTCTGATTCTATTAACGCTGAGTAATTTATTTTTGTTTTCGAAAAACCCTTAAGGAGTAAAATCCTTAAGGGTTATTTTTTCTTTAGTCTAATAAGAATTATTACCCCAAACAATCACTTATTAAATTATAGAAAGGAATGATAAGTATGAGAGGTATGAGTGATAATGAAATATCTTTAAATAAACCAATTAAAATGTGGAATAATATACCTTTGGATTCTAGACAAATAACTCCTTCTTTAAATGAGTTAGATGAAAATATTAATTATCCATATGTAGGTATGATTTTCTATTCTCAATTTGAAGATGATTATTACAAAGTATTATCAGTTGAATCTGGTTATAGAATTGGTAGAACAGGTAGTATTGTAAGAGCTTCTAGCGTTAATAATGTTGACAAGAATATGGAAATCTCAGGATATTTTGTTGGTGAATATGAACAATATGTTCTTAAAGGTAATACTAATACTATGATCAAAAAAGCTTATATTGATGATGCTGGTTATTTACACATAGTATTTGCAGATGATCAAGATACCAATGTTGGTTATGTTATTGGTGATCCAGGATATTGCCCTCAAATTTCTGAAAATAGTGATAATGATATGGAAACATTATCTAATTTAATTTACAAATTAGATATTCAATATTGCGATGAATTAACACATTTAAAGAAAATTTTAACTACTGAGAATTTAATAGGTCCTTATGTAGTAAATATTGAAGATCAATTAGATGATGATAATAATAAAACTGGTTATTTAGTTTTTACTTTAAATACTGGTGAAACATATACAGTAGGACCTTATGGAATTAAATCAATAGAGCTTAAAGAAAATAGTGATGGTTCTAAGGAATATTTAATAATTACTTATAATGATGGTACTGAAAGTAATTTAGGTAATGTTCGTGGTAAAGATGGTTCTTCTGTAAATATTAAAGGAACTTTACAGAATAAAAGTGATTTACCTTCAAATGCTTCTAAGGGTGATGCATATATTGTAGGAAAAGATCTTTGGTTCTTTTATACAAGTTGGTCTAATGTTGGACAAATTGTTGGTGATGATGGTTCAACACCTGATATAACTCTTAAGTATAAAATTATCAATCCGTCAACCAATGATGATGATCAAAGACAAATATTACATATTGAATTCTTCAATGGTAAAACATTAATTGATACACCCATTGAATTTAGATTACCCTTCTCCCCTGAAATTAATATTGTATCTAATACTGAAAGCACTTTTAAAGTACAGTTTGTTGCTTATACTAATAAAGGTGATCGTATAGAAATTAATTCTCCTAATTTAAAAGGTGAAGATGGTTCTTCTATTAATATTAAAGGTTCTATAGATACTTATACTGATTTAATGGCTTATGCTACTACCGCTAATGAAGGTGACGGTTATATCGTTGATAATGAAAATGATACAGACGATGGTCATCTTTGGATTTATACTGGTGATACAAGTATAAATGATAGTAAGCATTATATGGGATTCTTAGATGTAGGTAAAATCAAAGGACCAACTGGTAGTGATGGTGACAAAGGTGATAAGGGTGATGATGGCTATCAGGTTAAATTTAGAATTAATAAAAAAGACGATGGTACTACTTGGATTCAATATTGTTATGTAGATAAAAATAATAATGAAGTTTCTACTTATGAGGATTTAATAGATATTGTTGAAATTACTGGTGCTGCTGGTATTAGTCCAGAAGTTGAAGTAATTAAATCAGATGACTCTACAATATTAAAGATTACTGATAGTACTGGTATTGTTTATACAGATAATTTAATAGGATCTCAAGGTAACAAAGGCGAAGATGGTCAATCTATTGAAATAAGATATAGTAATCAAGAAATTCAATATAGATATTTTATTAAAGATAGTGAAGATAATAAGACTTATCTTTATGGAGAATCTTGGAATTTATTATGTACTATTCCAAAGATTACTCAGGAAACTATTGATAATGGATTTAAATTAACTATTGGTGATGATACTTATGTTATTACTAATGGTAAAAATATTACATTAAGATATAATGAAAATTCTAGCTATATTGAATGGCAATATGTTGGTGATAAAACATGGACACCATTAGTTTCTATTAATGCTATTTCAGGTTCTGATGGTCTATCAGCTTATCAAATTTGGTTAAGCTTAGGTAATGAAGGTACTGAAGAAGACTTCATTAATTCACTTAAAGGTGAACAAGGCGATAAAGGAGATAAGGGAGAAACAGGTGAACAAGGTGTTTCTTTAAAAAGTATTGAATTTGTTAAGAGTTCTTTAGGAAATACTTCTGGAATTGCAGGAGCTACAGATACTTATAAATTTATATTTAGTGATGGTAATGAAGTTTCATTTGATATTGCTAATGGTACTGATGGTAAAGAAATTGAATTAAGATCAACTGAAAGTACTATTCAATGGAAATATGTAACTGATACAGAATGGAAAGACTTATTAGAGATTTCTACTATTACTGGCTCAGATGGTGAAGATGGTAAGAATGGTATTGATGGTAAAAATATTGAAATAGGAAATATTACAACTAATATAGTTACTGATGAAAAAGATGTTTCTATTATTACTTCATTAAATAGCTCTTTAAGTACTGATGAAAAAAATGTTTATGATTTTACTTTTAATATCCTTAAAGGAGAAAAAGGTGAACAGGGTGATAAAGGTGAAACTGGTGAACAAGGTATTCAAGGTGAAAAGGGCGAAGATGGTAATGATGGTAGAGAGATTGAATTAACTGTAAGTGATAATTCAATTCAATGGAAATATACCGATGAGTCAGAATGGAAAGATCTTTTAACTATAGATCAAATTACTGGTGCTGCTGGTAAAAATGGTAAAGATATTGAAGTTGGTAAAGTTACTACTATTTCTATTGAATCAACTGAAGATCCAATTGTCACTGTTACAATAAATAGCTCCTTAAGTACTGATGAAAAGAATGCTTATGATTTTTCATTTAGTATACCAAAGGGAGAAAAAGGCGAACAGGGTGATAAAGGTGAAACTGGTGAACAAGGTATCCAAGGTGAAAAGGGCGAAGATGGTATTGATGGTATAGACGGAAAAGATGGACAAGATGGTAAAGATGCTTCTGTAAGCATTATTGAAAATAAAGATAATGATGATTTTACTTATAAATTAGATATATCTTATACTAATGGTGAAGATACTGTAGAATTTACTACACCAAATCTTAAAGGTGGTATTAATGAACTTTATAAGATTATAGAATCTTTACCAGATACTGATACTAACGATGAATATGATACAAATCATATTTATTTGGTATTAAAAGAAGATAATGAAGAAATAGTTTCTAAAGAAAATAATTATGATAAATATATTATATTATCCAAAGATGAATATGGTAATATTATTTGGGAAAAAATTGAAACAACAGAAGCTTCTGGAAATATTCTAGTAGTTTGTGATGAACTTCCTGATATTGAAACTGCTTCAACTAACTTCATTTATTGTTTATTAACTCCTAGTTATGAAAGAGGTCTAAATATAGGTTTATTAGATAAAAGTTCAATAAATAATAAGAATTATTATGAAGAATGGATAGTTATTGTAGATGAAGAAACTGGAACAAAATCTTGGGAATTATTAGCACCTCAGTTATATAGAATTTCAGAAAAAATGATAGATTATGTTTGGGATATTAATGAAACTTATACTGTATTTGATGATTGGGATGATACTACCGATATTTCAGATTATCAAAAAGACTTTGGTGATATTACACCACTTTCAAACTTCGTCTATAGAATTGAAGGAAGTAATTTAATTTTAGTTAAATATATTGGTAGCGGTGATGTTTATTTAAATATCGCACCAAAATATAAAATAGGTGATAAAGTTTATACTGTAACTGAATTAGATGGTACTTATTATGAAAATAAAACTTATTATCAAATTGATAGTGAAGGAAATACTTCAGTTTATAATTTTGATACAAGTTCCTTTAGCTATGATGGTAATAATATTGAAATAACTCAAACAGTCTTAACAGGTCCTCAAGTATATAGTTTATATATTGCAGATACTGTTACTAAGTTAACAAGAGTTTTAATTAATACATCAAATATTCCTAAATATCATATTCCAGAAGGAATCGAAACTATTGGTGATTATGCTTTCTATAGTTCAGCTAACCAAACAATGGTATTTGAAAAGTTAAGTGCAGATGGTAAAACTGCCGTTCAAGTAGGCTTTGAATCATCTAATATTAAGTATATTGGTGAATATGCTTGTGCTTGTACTACTAATATGAGAATGATTACAGACTCTGGTACTACAACAAACTATTTAACAACTCCTGCTGGATTAAAAAAGATTTCAAACTATGCTTTCTATGGAGCAGGTCAAATTGCTCACGTAGATACAAGAAAATCTTCTAATTTGTTTGTAGGTAAAGGTGCTTTTGAAAGATCTAACTTAAGTGCTGTTCAATATTTATCTCCTACAACTTATTACACTGATAGTGCTTTCTTAGGTTATACAGCTTTATACCATGATACCAGAGTAGTTGGTAGTGGTGGTATGTATTTCTATAGTCAAGATACTATTGGTTATAACTATAATGATACAGATCATACTCAGGCTAGTGAAACAGCAGTATTAAATGTAACACTCAATACAGTTGATCCTAGCTTTGAATAATAATTAGAAAGGAGAAATTTGTTATGGCTACTGATACAAGTAAATTAATGGATGATGAAGTACCTATGACTGCTGATGACGGAGTGTCTCCTATAGACAGTATTAATAAGTATTTCTTCTTAGATTTTAATGGTCTTAAAAGAGATCATATTAGATTCTTAAACTTTTTTAAACACTCTAATTTATTTGATATAGATACACCTAGCTTTGAAAGAATTGATGTTTATAATAAAGAACCATTATTATACAAAACAAGTTATGATGAATTTGGTCATGCAAATAAACTAATTGAATTACCTCCTTGTATATTTATTGAAGATGATGAAGATTTAATGGAATTAATGTTACAAAGTGATGGGAGTTATAAACTCCCATCTACTCTTAATTCCACACAATATAATTACTATACAGGAATGGGTAAGATTTTAACTAATATTATTTATTTAATCTCAAAACCTAATAGTGAAAATTCAATTAGTAATAAAGATGGTAAAGTATTTAATAATGCAAATAATTCTTATTATGAATATATTTTAACATCTATTGAATATAATAATTCAACTGGTTTATATGAATTAGAATGGGAAATGCTTGGTGGTAGTGAAGGTTCTGGTGTTGCAAGTAGTGATATTAAATTTAATTCATTAGTTAAAGTTACTACTTTAGATAGTGATTCAGAAGCTTCTGCATATTTAGACGAAGATATTTCAGATGATTTAACAACTTATACATTAAATTTAAAAATTCCAAAAGGTGATAAAGGTAGTGAAGTATTATTAAGAGTTGATGAAAATAATATGCTTCAATATAGCTATGAAGATAGTTCTAATTGGAATGATTTATTTAATTTAGAAAATATTCGTGGTGCAGATGGTACATCTGTAAATATTATTGATAGTTTATCTAGTACTAAAGACTTACCTACATCAGGTAATACTAATGGTGATGGTTATTTAATTCTTGGTGAGCTTTGGGTATATACTGGAACAGATCTTGAAGATGATTCACATACTAAAGGATTTAATAATGTTGGTAGCATTCAAGGTCCAAAGGGTGATAAAGGTGAAACTGGTGAACAAGGTATTCAAGGTGAAAAAGGTAAAGATGGTACTGATGGTATAAGTATTACTAAAGCTGAAATCGTTGATAATGAATTAATATTAACATTTAGTGATAATACAACCACTAATCTTGGTAATGTAAAAGGTGAACAAGGTGTAGAAGGTAGATATATTTATTCTGCTGAAATTAGTACACTTGGTGGATTAGTTTTAAGATTTAGTGATGGTTCAAATATGGATGTTGGTATGGTAAGAGGAACAAGTATTACTGATATTTCTTATACATTTACATCTATGGAAGCTGATGCTACTAGTGGTGATGGAACTGAAAAAGGTACTTCTGATTCTTATGATTATTATTGGATTAATTTTAATAATGATGTAGATTCAATATTAATATCTATTCATAATGGTAAAGATGGTGATAGTACTGAATTAAGAGTTAATGATGATTACATTCAGTGGAAGAATTCTTCAAGCTCTAGTTGGACTAATCTTATTGCTTTAGAAACTCTTAAAGGAGAAAAAGGTGACAAGGGTGAAACTGGTGAACAAGGTATTCAAGGTGAAGCAGGAATACAGGGTGAACAAGGCGAAAAAGGTGATAAGGGTGATGATGGTAACTCTATTATTTCTACCAAAATAGATTCAACAGGTCATCTAATATTAACATTTAGTGATGAAACTACTTTAGATGTTGGTAAAGTAGTTGGTGCAGACGGAAATGATGGTAATAATGGTATCGATGGTGATAGCATTGAATTACAAATAACTGATGATTACATTCAATGGAAAAAGTCTTCAAGTTCTGAATGGACTAATCTTATTGCTTTAGAAACTCTTAAAGGAGAAAAAGGTGACAAGGGTGAAACTGGTGAACAAGGTATTCAAGGTGAAGCAGGTGAAACTGGTACTGATGGTAAATCTATTACAGAAGCCATTATAGATTCTTCAACAGGTCATCTAATATTAACATTTAGTGATGAAACTACTTTAGATGTTGGTAAAGTGGTTGGTGATGATGGTAAACAAGGTGATAAAGGTGACGATGGTAATAATATTGAATCAGTAACTTTTGTATCAAGTACACAAGGCGATAGTGCAGGTATTGCAGGTGCGGTAGATACATACCAAATATTATTAACAGATGGTAATACATTTGAGTTTACTGTTACTAATGGTAAAGATGGTACTGGAAGTGAGTCTACTATTTTAGTTGATACTGAAATGAGTGATGCTAGTGAAAATGCTGTACAGAATAAAGTAATTAAGAGTTATATTGATGATTTAGTTGGTGATATTAATACTATTCTTGATTCATTAGTGGAGGTGTAATGTAATATGAGTACAATTGCTGAAAAATTAAATGCTTTAATATTACAGAAAAAAACACTTTCAGATAATTTAAATACAAAAGGTGTTGAAAGTTCTGAAGATGAAAAATTCAATACTTTAGTTGAAAAAGTATTAGATATTGAAACTGGTATAGATACTTCTGATGCAGATGTAACTAGCGAAGATATTCTTGAAAATAAAATAGCTTATTCTAATGGTGAAAAAGTAATTGGTAGTATTCCTTCTTTAACCGAAAATACTTATATACCAACTACTGAAAATATAACCATAAATTCTGGTAAATATATTTCAGAAGACCAAACAATTTTAGGAGATTCTAATTTATTAGCTGAAAATATTAAAAGCGGTGTAACTATTTTTAGTGTTGATGGCACATTTACTAATATTGAAGATGGAGAAACTGCAGTAACTTCAGATGATATTAAGAAGAATTTAGTTGCTTATATAAATGGTGAAAAAGTAATTGGTAGTGCTTATACACTTAGTCAAGAATTTGTATATACTCCAGATACTACAGATCATTATCTACAAGCAGGATTTTATAGTGGTATAAGTCTTCCTGGAGATGAAAACTTAATTGCTGAAAATATTAAAGAAGGTGTAACTATTTTTAATGTTGAAGGCACGTATAAAGCTGATGAAGGAAATACTGAAGGAGGTATAGATACTTCAGATGCTGATGCTACTGAGAATGATATACTTTTAGATAAAACTGCTTATGTTAATGGTGAAAAGATTGTAGGTACAATTGAAAGTTTAGATACTACAACTTATACACCAACTGTTGAAGATATTATTATTACTTCAGGAAAGTATTTAAGTGGTGATCAAATAATTAAAGGTGATGAAAATTTAGTAGCTGAAAATATTAAAAGTGGCACTAAATTATTTGGTATAGTTGGTACATATGAAGGTGGTACTACTGAAGAAGCTGGAGATTATTTATTATTAGATTGTACTAATATTACTGATGCCGATAGTATAATTTCTACTTACGGTGAGTTGGTATATATTAGTGAAGATGACGGTGCAAGTTTTACTTCTCTTAAAGACTTAAATGATTCAAATGGTGGTACATCAGCAGACTCAAATGCTAACTTTGTTGCAAGTAAAAATACATATAATGGTATTTGTATGGATAACTGGACTAGTACTTCTAATAGTGGTTCTATATTATTTATTACACCTATTGAAATGACTACTGGAAAAGGTATTTTAAGATTAAAATATGGAGAAAGTTCTTGGATGAATACTACCCTTACTTTTAATTTAATAGAAGTTACTGGAGATAATGATGCTGAAAATATTGAACAAGCTATTCAAAAAATAGCAAATTCAGATTTTACAGGTCAATTAAGTATTTACTGTGCTGGTTCAGCTTCTGGTATAGATAGTTATAGTGCTACTTCAAGTATTCCTAATGGAAATTATTTAATATATGTTACTGGTACTTCAAAAAAAGCAAATAGTTGTTTTACTTATATTGATATTGAATGTATTTGTTATTAATATAGAAAGGAGAATTTGAATTATGATTAAATATTCTAAAGAAATTGTAGAAAAATATTCTTATAAAGAAATTACTCCTAGTATATATAAAATATATCTAAGAGAAAATATAAGTAAAAAAAATGATAATTTATATCTTTATAATGAATATTCAATTTTAATATCTTCTAGTGAAGAAAATATAATTAATGATATTGAAACTAATTTTGATAATTATATAGAAAGAGCAAAAGTTGAAGAAGCTTTAGAAAATAAAGAAAAGGAAAAAGAAAACTTAAAACAATCTTTAACTAATACTGATTATCAAGTAATTAAATGTGCTGAAAGTTATATGTTAGGTTCTGTTTTGCCTTATGATTTTTCACAATTATTATCTAGTAGAACAGATATTAGAAATAGAATTAATATATTAGAAAGTGATGAAGAACTTTCTGAAGAAGATGCTTTATTAGAAGAAAAAAATAAAAAAATTACTGAAATGTGTGCTATATGTCAAACTACTATTACTAATGGTATTGATGTAAATGATGAACATTATAGATTAAATACAACTGATCAAATAAATCTTACATCATTATATTCATTAGCACAATTAGGTCAAAGTGTTCCTTATCATGCTGATGGTAAAGTATGTAAAATATTTACACCAGAAGAAATGATTACATTAGTTCAAACTGCTACTGCTTGGATTACATATCATACAACTTATTATAATCTTTTAAAGAATCAGATCAATGAAATGGAAACTGTTGAAGAGGTTAATAATGTTTATTATGGTATGACACTTAAAGATGAATATCAAGCAATTATTAATTTAATAACTGCTTCATCTAACAACTAAAAAAAAATAATGACATATAGAATTTTCTATATGTCATTATTTATCACCTTCTTTCTTTAACCTTTTTCTTCTTACTTCAGAAGATGTGTAAGCTTACCATTCTCATCAATGAGATAAGTAAGGATTACACAAAGCTGGAACAAGGAATCTTCGTCAAGGTAACCGATGACATCATTTGTCAAATCAGTTGTATAACAAAGTTTTCCTTCCTTATTAAGGATGGCAGCTTCCCAGAGATCGTTTTCAGATCCATAACTACCAGGAAACTTGATGAAGGAAATTCGCCAACCGTTAGGAGCATTGAAATTGCCTTGATAACCTACACCCATTTTGTGAGGGTTAATAGTGACAGTTCCAAGCTTACTAATCTTAGCTCGTACTTCATCGGAAAGGTTAGTGAAAGAATTGTTAGTAGTAAACATAATGTACCTCCAATTGATAATTATTTATACTATTTACCTTTATTGAACTCTTATACGGTATATATGGTTTCAACCAAGAGTTTTTAAGGGAACATATAAACTCCACACTTAATTAAAAGAAGCAGTGGATTCATTATCTCTCTTATTACATAACTATAATATATATTTAAATTTATCATTTAAAACGTTCTATTATATTTATACGAAAGGTCGTTATATTTTTATGAAAGTTATATTAAAAAATTTTTTAAAAGAATTAGTATTATTTACAATAGGTGGAGTAATCTATAATTTAATTGAAATAGCTTATAGAGGATACACACATTGGTCCATGTTTATAGTAGGCGGTATTTGTTTTTGTTTAGTTGGTTTAATTAATGAATTTTTTGATTGGGACTTTCCTACTTTTCATTCACAGTGTATAATAGGTGCAATTATTATTACAACATTAGAGTATATTTCAGGATATATTGTTAATATAAAATTAGGTTGGTATGTTTGGGATTATTCAAATAAATTTTTAAATATTAACGGTCAAATATGTTTGCAGAGTTTTGTCTATTGGATCATACTAAGTGCTATAGCTATTTTACTAGATGACTATATACGTTATAGATTTTTTAAAGAAGAAAAGCCTCATTATAAATTATGAAAAAAAATAAGAACGAATTAATTCGTTCTTATTTTTATCACCTCCTTTTACTTTAGTGTTATGTATTACTCATTTATACGGAGTAAATATGCAACTCTTTCTCGTTCCATAATAGCAAGAGCTTTCTTGCATTCATCTTCCTGAAGGAAGATGAGATTTCGACGAATGACATCAACAAGACTGTCTCTAGTCTCATAGTAGTCATCAACGACATAAGAGTCGTTTTCACTTACATAGTGAACGAGAGTTTCAATCATTTCAGTGATCTGTACATATGTTTTCATAGTTGTCTTTCCGCCACCCATTAAATATTTTAAGATAAGCAAGAAAATCGTTTTTCGGGTGTCTTATTGTTCTTACACAATTATAATATATATTTAGAAATATTATTTAAAACAAATAAAACGGATATAACCTTTAATTGGTTATATCCGTAATTTTATAATTATCTAAATCTTCACCTGAAATAAGTGGTGGTTTTTTTACATCTAAATAATATTTACATTTAAGTTTTGGAGTTGGTTTAAATTTAAGTTTAATTAAACATGTATCACAATCAATATATTCTTTACAATCACCTTTATCATGTTTATAGAAAAAGAAACATCTTGGACAAAGACATTCATTACATTCTGGAAAATAATACATTTTAATTCACCTCTTCTACCCATGAATATTTAATATTATATAAAATTTTTTCATCATTATCATTTAATCTTAAATTATATGTTTGCGTTAAAGTATTTTCATTAATTACATCTACATTATTAAATTCTTTAAAGTCTTCTTCATAGTTAGTTTTAATGCTAACTGTATCATAATGTTTTATTACAGTTGGTCCTTTAATAATTATACACATTGTAATAATAAAAACAAATACTAATAAAACAACTGTAATAAGATTTGGATCTTTTCTCATATTAATATTCCCCCTTAAAATTTTATTAACCGAACATCAAGTTATATTTTATTATAAAGGAGTTGTTTGTATGAGTATTAAAACTTATTCTTTTAATGATAAAACTCAATTAACAAATAATTTTAATGTATCCGAATTCAAATGTAAATGTGGTTCTTCACATTCTACTAAATTATCATCTGAGCTAGTTGAAATGCTTCAAAAAATGACAGATCTAATTAAAGCAGATTATGTTCTTATTAGCTCTGGTTATCGATGTTCAACTCATGATAAAAATGTTGGTGGAACAGGAACTGGTCCACATACGGAAGGATATGCAGCAGACTGTCAATTTGTAAAGAATGGAAAACCTATTAGTACTAAATTATTATCTTGTGTAGCACAAGATTTAGGTTTTAAAGGTATTGCAAATATTAATAATGATTATACTTATATTCATTTAGATATGAAGAATAGAACTTATAAAGGTAATGAAATAATTAATTATAATACTGTAACTTCTGATTTTTATAAATATTATGATATTGATAAAAAAGATATTATAGCTTTAGAAGAAGGAGAAACAAGTACTTCAAGTACTGTTAATACAGTTACAACTAATTCTAATTCTTCTACAAATAGTCTTAAAGTAATTTGGTCGAATAAATATGACGAAGAAATTAAAGATTTACAAAAAATATTTGTAGAAAAAGGATATACTTTAACAGTTGATGGATATGCTGGAAATAATACTTATAATGTTGCAAAGAAATTTACTGTTAATAAAAATGATAAAGGTTCTTTAGTAAAATGGGTTCAAACAAGATTAAATAATATGGGCTATTCTTGTGGTACAGCAGATGGTATATGTGGTAATAATACTTTAAATGGTATTAAAGCATTTCAAAAAGCTAATAATTTAAATGAAGGATACTTAGGTGGAACTGATTGGGTTTATTTATTAGGTGGAAAAATTAGCTAAAAAAAAATCTCTCTATAGAATTAAATTCTATAGAGAGATTATTAAACTCTGCAAATTTGGAACTTAAACTTGAACCGTAATCTTAGTTATATTAGAGTAAGTAATTCCAAATTTTTTGTGTAAATCAACACCCTTGCTAGCTTTTGGAAGTAAAATATTGTCTACAAACCATTCAATATATATCTTACCAATATGATTATCACTAATTTTTTCATTTTTATAATAAAGTCTTATAAATTTATTTAGTATTCTGAAATTTTCAGGATTACTCATAAATGATTTATAAACCTTTAAAATAATTGGTTTAATTATATTTCTAGTTAATAAGTTATCATCGAAATAAATATTATAACCATTATCTTTAAAAACTTTAAATTCTCTAAATTGTTTATAATCTTTCATATCTTTTAGATTTTCTAAATAATATTTATCGTTTCTATGAAATATATCTATAATTGTTTTATGACCATTAATATTTAGCATAAAAATATCTAAAATAAGCATAAGTTTTTCATCAAAATCTTTTAGACTTTCTAAAGTTTCTGTCATTTTTTTATCATCAAATGTAACATTATAAAAATACTTTGAATTAATTAAATTTACATAATATTCTTTTTTATTTTGCCAAGCTAAATTAATTGGCTTATTAGGAATAAATATAGCTTGTGGGAATTCATACATATTACTAAGATTATTTGCACCTTTAATAAATATATCATTTAATAATCTTTCCAATACAAAAGAATAACTTTCATTATAATCAATACCTATAATAAATTCTTTAATATTATCTTTATTAAGATTATGATTATTACAATAATTATCAATAATTTTAAAAGAATCAACCAAAACTTTATGGTCAGTAAATTTTCTATCCTGACCACTATACGTTTTAGGCATTAAATACATAGATTTTTCATTAATATCATAATCTAAACAGTTTGTAAATGAACTATAAGCTTCAGACGGTAATAATACTCTTTCAATATGTTTTAGTTCATTATTATTTTCTAATAAATAAATATGCTCTTTATCATTTTGGTCTTTTTCTTCATCCAATACAAATAATATAAAATATTTTGTATAATGATTGTCTATTCCCTTAAAAGAATTTCTATTTATTTGAATTATTTGAATTTCAACATTATAAATTTCTTTTCCAAATAATTCTTTACTAGAATCTTTAAAATTATCATATAAAATTTTATTTAATTTAAAATAATTCATTGTAGAATCCCACAAAACACAATCTTGATTAGATTCTTCTAAAGATTTTTTAAAATCTATAGTGGGATCATATAAATTTACATCTTCAACATTAACTAATGTTTTTTTATCATTAGCCAGATAATATTTTTTATCTAAGATAATTACATTAAAATTTGCCATATAATTTCTTCCTCCTTAATTTAAGAAACCATATATAAGATTTTCCATTTTATCTTTGTTTACTTTATATTTATTTTCAAGAATATCTAAAGTAATTCTATCTTCAGTAATAGCTTTTAAAGTATATTCTCGAATATCATTAGTAATTAAATTATCTATCTTAGATTTAGTTATATCAAAAGAATTTTTTATATCTTTAATATCACTACCTCTAATCATTTCTTCTAAGATACAATTACCATAAAATTTAATTGGATATACATAATTAGAATTAATACCATTATGATTTTTTTTAGCAGCATTCACTGTTTTTGATTTAATCAAATTAACTTCATGCTTATAAACATCTCTAGCGTATCTATAAAGATATAAAATAACTCTACATAGAAGTTTATTTAATTTATTTAATAAATCATCATAATAGTTTTTTAAATTTTTCCTTTCTTCATTCTTTAATAAAATTCTTTTCTTTTCAATAGTATTTAATAAATAACCATACATGGTAAATAAGTTTGTTACTATTTTTTTGAAAATAAATTCTTCACTTTTATCAGTATTATACCAATTAAAATCTAAATTATATAATACATTCAATTTATAAGCTAAAAGTTTTTCTTGATTAAATTTATTTTCATAACAAAATATATCAT